CAATATACATTTTTGATGATATGTATGTTCTGGACCTTCCATGTTTGTACACGTAATTAATTTTTCATTATCTAACATATCAATATAACAAATACTACATTCGCCAACTATTTCTGCTCCGCCCATCATCTTTTTTGCACGATGTTTTCGTGATTTTTTTGTTCTATTTTTTTTAGATTTTTTCGTATTTTTGTTATATTTTCTGTTTATTATTTTTTTAGATTTTGACATATATATATAAAGAATATAAAGAATTTTTTTTACTACTAATAGTAAAAAAATAAAAAATATTGATGAATACATTTTTTTCTAAATTTAAAATAAGTCACGTATATCGTATATCTGGATTTAAATCTATTACTATTCAAGTATTGGACAATATTACAAATGCAAAGAATAAACAAAAAATGATTATGGAAATATTTCGTCTGCATACTACATTTTATGAAAATGTAGACTTTGATGATTTATTTATGAATATATTAGACTCGCTTTTAACAATAGAAAATTCTGAAGAATTTGGAAGTTATTTGGAAATTTCGGCGCAAGTTGTTACTGATTATGGAATAACTGAAGAGATGTTGAGACAAGTATTAATAGACTGGATTTATAGCGAACCATTTTTTAGAAGACAAATTACAAATGAAATACCAAGTGCAGAAGCAAAATTATCATCACCTCCGATGGTCGTTGTGTCTTTTGTTTAAAATTGTATTTTATTCTACAGTAACTACTTTGGCTAGATTTCTAGGATAGTCTGGGTTATTTCCTTTTTCTAATGCAGTATGGTAACTAATTAACTGGATATACACATTTGCTAATAATCCACCAAAAGTTTTATTTCTTTCTATAACAAGTTCTCCTTCTACATCAGAAATTCTTACAACGTACGCATTTCTTGCTTTTATTTCTTCATAAGCATTTTTATTTTTATCACGGTGTTCATCATCAACATCAAAAATAATAATTGGTGTTTTATTTTCTATTAACGCAAATGGTCCGTGTTTCAATGCGGAAGACGAATACCCTTCTGCGTGAATGTATGCGACTTCTTTAATTTTTAACGCACCTTCTTTTGCAATGGCTTCTTCTTTTCCTTTTCCTAACAAAAACATTGTTTTTGAATACTTTATATTTTCTACTATATCCATAATAGAGTTGATGTTATTTGTAATATTTTGTATTTGAAGTGATAAATAATGTAAATCATTTATTATTTGCAAACGCATTTCCATATTTGTTCTACGATTTTGTGAAAACCATACTGCTATTAAGGTTAATACAATACACTGATTCGTAAATGATTTGGTTGATGCTACTGCAACTTCACGACCAGCATTCAAGTATACACCACAGTTACATTCACGAGCAATCAGAGAGTCTATAACATTTACAACACCAATTGTAATTAAATTATTATTTTTTGCAATTTGTATGCATCTATGTAAATCTTTAGTTTCTCCAGATTGAGATAATAATATAACTCCGGTTTCCCCATTTTTTGGAATATCTTTTATATTAAAATCTGCGCCATCATATACGCTTACAGTATCAAATATATTTAACGTTTTAAATATATCCGATGACCATAGACCAGAATGATAAGATGTTCCACAACCAAGTATGACTATATGATTTAACTTGAGTAATGTATCTTTATAACATTCTAAACCACCTAACTTTACACTACTATTACTTTCAACTCTTCCACCATTATTTATGGAACGAATAACAGCTTCTGGTTGTTCCATAATTTCTTTAAACATCCAATGAGAATAACCACTTGGTTTTAATTCTACACGAGTATCGTTTTTTATTTTTTGAATATTATATCTATTAATATTTTCAGTATATGTGATAGTATCTTTTTTTGTAATTTCAATCAGATCATGATTATCTAAAATAATATATTTTTTAATATAGTTATTAAATGCAATTTGTTCGGACACTACTATAATATACTCATCATCCATTCCTAATAAAAGAGGAGAACCATTACGAGTAATCCATAATTTATTTGGGTAGTCACGATGCATTACTACAAGAGCCCAAGTACCACGTAATTCTTCAACTGCATTTTTTATTGCTTGTTCGGTTGTTACATTATTATCTAAATGATAACCGATTAAAACTGAAATAACCTCTGTATCTGTTTGAGATTTAAAAAAATATCCTTTATTTATTAACTTTGACTTTATCTCTTGAAAATTTTCAATAATTCCATTGTGAACAATTGCTATACGTTCATTATTATCATAGTGTGGGTGTGCATTAATATCAGTTTTTCCACCGTGGGTTGCCCATCTAGTATGACCGATTGCACAAGTTGATGTATAATTTAAATTATTAATACTATTTTCTAATTTTTCTAATGAGTCATGAGTATTTGCAGAAGCATATTTTATAACTTGAAGACTGTTATTATAGTTACAACAAATACCTACTGAATCATATCCTCTATTTTGTAACAATTTTAGTCCAGATAATATATACTCTTTATAATGAAGACTACCTAAATAGCCTACAATTCCACACATTTTTATTTATTGTTATTATATTTTTAATCAAATTACGAAAAAAAATTGATTTAAATTTCCAACTTTTTTCTAATGCATAAAAAGTATTTCAATTTAAATCAATTTACGAAACAATGAATCTATTTATTCTATCACTTTGTTTTCAAGAATGTGTAGAATGTATGTTTGACAAACACGTTTCTAAAATTTTATTAGAAGCAGTTCAAATGCTTTGTACGACGATTCAGATTGTAGACCCAGAAAATCCAGTTAAGGATAAAATCAAAATATATAAAATAGCACACAAAAATCACCCCGTAACTATTTGGATGCGTTCATCATTAGACAATTATATTTGGACGCTTAACTTGGTTGAAGCAATGCACAACGAATGGAAATATCGTTATGACCATCCAGCTGAAAAAATGCACAAGTCATACATAGTTGCACAATATTTGAGAAAATACGCGCCATCTGCTGACAAGTTTCCCAATGTAGGATTAACACCTTTTGCATTAGCAATGCCAAAAGAATGTAAAAGTGACGACCCAGTAGAATCTTATCGCAAATATTATCAAACCCCAGATAAACAACGAATCGCATCGTGGAAAAAACGAGGAAAACCAAAATGGTATCATTTTACAAAAGCAGAAGACGAAGAATTTACAATTTATGTTACTATTTCAGTAAAAAAATCAAAAAAAAATAAAATTCAAAAAATATAAAGTTATATAAATTTATATTTTTTATATCAAATATTTTGACATTTGGACTCCGTGTTTTTCAAATCCATTTTTCTCGTAAAAGTCACATAAGTTCGCTTTACAGTCTAATATTATTTTGTAACAATTTTTATTATTTGCGAAAAAGATTAACTTATCTATTATTTTTTTAGAAATGCCCAACGACCTAAAACTCTTATCAACGACAATATCTTCAATATGTCCAACATATTTACCACTTCTAATAATCTTTGGTTCAAAAATTATTGTTCCAGAACCAATAATACATATTTTGTTTTCTGTATTTGTATAATAACAAACAAATATATATCCCATACTTTTTATTTCAAGTAAGTTATTCATAAATTCGCCTTTGGATAGCATTGGTGCTTCTGTGAGGTGTGACAAAAGTTTTATATACTGTTCTATTATTTCTTCAAGTTGACTAGTGTTATTTTCAATTAGTTGCCATAGTGTGTTATATTCAAAATTTAACATTTATTATTTTATTTAACAAGTATTTTTTATTATATATTTTATAATAAAACAAATTATAAAATAAATTATCTTCTCTTCGTGACGCGATGTTTTCTCTTTTTATTACTTCGTTTGTGTCGGTGTCGTTTTGTGACACCTTTGGCGGTTCCTTCAAGTGCCGCTTTTTTTTCTAGACGTCTTTGTTTTAAGAATGCTTTTCGTTTTTCACCTACCTCATCATAGAGAGACATTCCAGTATAGTTTTCTCCATATCCGGGTTTGCCTTCAAATATAGTTCCTTTAAAATTTGCACGATCTAAACCGTGCACCCCTTCAAATGTAACACCTTCAAGATCAGCACCTTCAAAGTTAGCTCCATCAACAGTTCCCCATTTAATCGTAGAATTTTTTAAGTTTGCACCCTTTAAATTGGTTGTTAACAAGTCAGCATTAAAAAATTGAGAGTCTTCTAAGTTAGATTTTTCAAAGTTAACTTGGTGTAAATTTGTGGTATGGAAAATGGAATGGTCTAAATCTTTTCTGTTTTTGAATGCTTTTTTATTTTTTTTAAAATTAGTAAAAGCAAAATTGTTTCTTTTTTTTTTATCCATACTATCATCTTTCTTTTCTGGGTTTAGGTAGTCATATATATCGGTATGAATTATTCTCTCCGACATATATTAATAAACGAAAATAATTAAAAAACAACTATTTTTATTTGAGTGTTTTTCTTGATTTTCTACGTCGTGTTCTTCGTTGTTTTCTCCGCTTGTTTGTTTTACCGCCTTTTTTAGTTGGTTTCTCTATTGGAAGAGAAGGAGGTGTCAGTCCAAACGACACTTTTCCATATAAATCCGAAGACCTTTCGTCTGGAATACCCGTTTCTCTCATTTTTCCCATAAATGTATCATACTCTCCGCGTTTTACGTATCCCCGCATTTCTGTTGCAGACATGGCACCTTTTGGTCTATCCAAAGGTTCAACTTGGTACGACGATATTTTATCACCCAAACTTTTTTGAATCCATCCATAATCAACGGCACGATCTTGTCCAACAATCAAATAAGCGTTGGGTTTTTCATAACCAAATTGACTAAATAGGGCATTAAATGACTTTAAAATTGGGTTTTTTCCAAATTCTTCTGGTGTGGGGTCGTCCATACAAACAATAATGACTTGAATCTCATCTATTTTATCGGGAGGGAATTGACCTTCTCTCTTCATTTGATTTTTTAGAGAGTCAATTAACCCAGATAATATGAATTCTCTTTTTTCTTTACATTCTAATGGATTCTTTTTAAAGTCAACAGTGTGTGACAAAATAATTCCCACTTTATTTTCTCCAAATTGCAATGCTCTTTCAACCAACGTTTTGATTAGTCCCATATGACCCGGAGTGGGTGGGTTCATACGACCGATGGTAAATATTATTGTATTGCTCATAAAATAAAATAATATTATAATTTTAAGACTGTGTATTTTTTTCAGTTTCTGGGTCTATTTTGATTTTCTTCATTAAATTTTGAACAATGTTTTCAGAAAACAATGTCAACAAAATTAACAAGGTAATTAATGTGACACCCACTGCAACGTGTGCTAATGGCGTGTGTAATTTTAACATATCCATTATTTTGTGTGTTGTAAATCCTAAAAACATATTTGGTAGAATAATGGAATAAAATATAAGGAGAAGACCAGTAACTACGCCGGTAGCATATCCATAAGTGATGGTATTTTTTCCAATGTTTAGTATAATTCCTAAATAGGCAAGTAAATCTACTAAAATTTTATGAATATAGTCTTTTTTTGTGCAAATTTTATCTTTTAACTTGTTCTGTAATTTAGACGAATTTTTACCGAGCAACGACTTATCAAAACAGACTTTGTAAAAATCTTTGAACTGACTATATCCAGACTCAGTTAATACAATTGCAGTTTCGTTTGAAAACGGCAGTATAATTGATAAAATATGAATAATATTTGATATATTTGACGACATTTTTACTTTATTTCTTATATTAAAGAGAGAAAATAATATATAAATATATAAATGAGTGAAAGTGAACAAAAAGAAACCAAAGTAATAGTTGCGCGTAAATATGAAACCGCAGATGAATTTTTAGCTAGGAGAAAAAAAGAAGATGCCGAGAGAAAAAAACAAGAAGCGATAGAAAGACGTAAACAAACACGTAAGCTTCGATTACCAGAGTATACACCATATTCTAATTCTTCTTCCAAAGCCAAGTCAAAGTCATTATCAAAAGAACAAGAATTGGCACTGTCTGGAATAAATGAAATGAATAATAGAAAAGAAATTGCAGTTGTTAAAAAGATATTAGACATTACACCAAGTAAAAAAGTTCCAGAAGGAGTCAACCCATTTCTTCCTACTCCGATGGAGCTAGGGTTAATCAGAAGCGAGGAGAAAGAAGATGTTACGCCTAGTACCAATCCAGTTGCATTAGATTTTGATGTTGGAGAAGAACTAGAGTTTGATGAGTTAGATAAAAACGAACAACTACCACCAAATATAAAAAGGATTGGAGGTATAAAGAGAAGAAAATTAATGAAGTTAAGAAAGTCTTCTAAAAAGTCGCGCAAGTCAAAACGAAAAACAACACGTAAAGTGCGTCGTCATCGTCGTCATTAAAACTTGTATATTTTACGCATTATAAGTGTAGTAAGGGTGAATAAAATACCGCCCCACAAAGTGTCTAGCAAAACAATTTTATAAGTCCATTTTTTAAAAGTTGCTTTATTTGTGGTTTCATAGACCGCATAAATGACGACGCCCAATAAAAACGCGTCAAGTAATGATTTCTTTTCTCTCAAAATGAAATAATTAACACCAAAAGCCAAAGCAATATAACACAAAAATGCTGGGAACAAATTCAAAGATATTGGTGTTCCTTGGACGTCTAAAACTTGTTGGGAAAGAAAGTCCTTGTTCACATAAAAGTAAATTGAATCAAGCAAAATTAAAATAAAAATGGTAGTAAGTATTTTTACCAACATATAATTATTATATATTATATTTTGATAATTTTATTAGTTTAGAAGATTTTTATATAGTTGATATATATATGCCAGGAACTCAAGCGTCTTTCAATACAAATCATACATTTACATCAAGTTCTTTAACTAATTTTGTAAATATATATCCCGGAAGTAAATTAGGTGGAGGTTTACCCGGATTTATTCCCCAAGCACTTATTACCACAAACAATAATAACGAGTTTGCCGAAACCCGTTTTACTTTAAAGAATGCGTGGAACACTAATAACGCCAGAAAAGTAAATAACCAACAATCAGTTACAAGTCCTTTTCGTGCAATCAATAACGCTGGTGACTTGTTAGGTCGTCAGTATTATTCTTGCGGTGGTCCTTGTCAAACATTTCAAAGTCGTCCTAACTTACACGGATTAAAAAAAGGTTTCGGACATATTCAAGATAACTGTGACGGTTCTGGAATTCCACCTTCTGCTTGCAACGTAAAGTATGTTTATGATAGTTCGGACTATACTAGATATGCTAAACAAAAAGCGGTTAATAAAAATTATAATGACGCATCGTACGGTGGTGACCAAAGCTCAGCATCGCAAAGTGCTTGGAGAGCAATTAGAAGATTTTAATTTTTATCTATATTTAGGTTAGTAAGTTGACTATAATTATTTTAAATATAAATGTTTATAATAATTATTTAATGTATATGAGTAATATATTATCTTTAGGTTTTGGTTGTGTAGTTAAGTATACTATTGATAGATTTATTGGAAAAAAAGAAACAAACTTTTTTGATTATTTAATAACTGATTTTCAGACGGTATTAACTATTTTAAAAGACATAGATAATAGGTGGTTTATTTCTAAGGATAATTTTTTTCAGAATGGGACATGGGGGAATAAGAAAAGTTATATAGTAGATAATACCAGTATTCACATGAGGTCAGTTCATGATTTTCCGATTATTTTTCAATATAATCAACAACTTTACAACTTTATCTTGAAATGTAACAGAAGATTGGATAGGATAAAAAACTATATAAATGAAAATAAAAACCTTCATATGATACACTGTTTGGCTTATCAATATACAGATAATCCATATATCCCAACTCAAGATGACGTGAATAATTTTTATAAGTACATAAATGACATAAATCCAAATAATAAATGTTTTTTACATATTGTACTTCCTCCACAGTTTAACACAATAAATTTAAATCATTTGAAATCAAATAGAACATTTATATATTATTTGAATTATAATGACCAACAGTCGTCGGAATGGTGGACAAATGAAAATTATAACTGGAATATAATATTTGACAATATAAGAAAAATAGATAATTTTACCCAAAGAGTCAGACATCAAAATTTCATAAGAAATATGTTAAATAGAAATATGTCATATAGAAATATCTTTAATAGAAATATGTTAAATAGACATACATTAGATAGACATATGTTAAATAGAGGTAATATATTGAATAGAAATCTATTAGATAGAAATATAAATATAATTAATACCAATAGAAGTATAGTTAGAAAAATAAATAATTCTAATTTAAAAAATAGAAAGTTTACAAATTTTGTATATACATAAATTACAAATTAATATATAGTTTAAAAATAATAATATTTTCACATTATATTGTATAAATGACAACGATCGCATACAAACAATATACGAATATTCCTTATATGAGTGGTGGATATGCGAGTGCGCCAGTAGTAGGACCATTAAGCACAAATCAAACACCGTTAATGATGCCACGTCATAATTACGGTGCATTACCCGGAAAACATCCAAACCCTCCACAATTTTATCCATCAGATGGTGCAAGTGAATTTTCAAATGCACGTCGTCAGTATTTAAGAACACGCACTACTGAAAATAATATGGGTACGGGTACTCAAATGTATTCACCCCTTCCACCTACCAGTGTATATTCTGCAAATTTACAGAAAAGTTTCTTGGTATCACAATCAACCAAATATAATGCACCAAAATGTTCATCTATGTATACTTCTGCTCGTAAAAGTGCAGCAGTTGGTAAAAGTTCATTCAAGCAAGGGTTACCAAACGATGCTCTACTCACATATAAAAATTATAATCGTAATGATGTCAAAACTGCATTGAAATTTTCTAGAGCCGGTGGTTGTGTTGCTCCGGCAAAAAAAGGCTCAATTTATAATACCAGTTTATGTAACGGTAGAGTATGTGCTTGGGGTTCTTTAGTAAGTCAAAATTACTAATAGTGTAAATATAGACAATAAAAAAGTAAAAACAAAAATAAAAAATTTTATAAAGTAAATATATAAATGAACAAGTACGTGATTGAATTTTTAGGAACTATGTTCCTTGTTTTTGTTATTTTAGCAACTGGAAATTATTTAGCAATAGGTGCTGCTTTAGCAATTGCCGTATTGCTTGGAGGAGCTATTTCTGGTGGCGCGTTCAACCCAGCAGTAGCAATTGTTTTACTTGTTTCTGGTAAGATTCCATCAAAGGATATTATTCCTTATATTGTTGCTGAAATTGCTGGTGCTTTAGCAGCTTTCCAATTAGTAAGACTTGTTCTTAAGAAATAAATTTAAAATAGTAGTTTAAAAAGTGAATTAATTGTATTGTCAATATATATTAAATTTTCTTTTAATATAATATATATGCCAAAAAAACACCATAGTAAAAAAAGACATCATCGCAGAAGTCAAAGAGGAGGGGACTGGTTTGGTAGTAGTAGTTCACAACCCCCATCATCTTCTGGTTCTGGATGGTTTAGTGGTATAACAAATAAAGTAAAAGGTTTAACAAGTAGTATATCAAATTGGTTTGGGTCTTCTTCGTCTCCTAGTACTCCAAGTGCTTCGGGATATCAATCTCCACCACCACAACAACCTCAGTATGGACAACAAGGTCAATATGCGGGTAGAAGAAGACACACTAGAAAATTAGGACGTCGCAACAAGAGTAAAAGAAGATAAGCTGTTTAAGTTTTTCAATAAAATAACAAACAAATATATGACATTTTGATTTGAAAAATGTTATGTATTGAATTATTTTTTACTTTTTGTCATAATACGATATAAAATATAAATTCCAAGAATACCCAAACAAGCAAAGTAAATTTGGACAATTGGGTCTTTAGGTAAGCTTAAAAAAGAATTATCATTATCTTCTTTTTCACTTTCACTATCATCACTATCATCATCACTATCACTGTCATAATATTCTTCGTCATGAGTATAGTACTCATCATCATTATAATATTCATTTGAATAGTAGTTATTCATATTTCCGAATGCTTGCTTACATTTTTTTTTTGTAATAGGATTTTTACCATCCATAAAATTACAAGGGTCCATTGACTGAAGGTCAAGTGTTGTCATATAATGTGTTTCTTTAGATGCTTTATTATCAGTGTTTATTGTTTGTAATGTTACTTTTTGACAAGGTGGCGTCCCTCCCGCACTAAAACCTTGCATAATTTCAAATGGGTTTAATGCATTTAAATTACTCATAGTACCGGGTAATAAACCTCGCATTTGTTTGAAATTTGTTCCCATTCCAGATGAAATAAACGGTACATTTCCTAAAGGAACATTGTTAACGTAAATGTATCTGTCTTGGAGATTTTTTTTATCATCCATACATTTTGCACCAGTTTTCAAAAAAAATTTATTTCCTAAAGGTTTTCCAGTTTTACTAGCTTTACCGCTACCAGTAACAAGTACTTCAACATAGTTAACTAATCCGGCAACGTCCTTGGTCATAGCTGATATTGTTCCTTTGTCAGACATTCCTAACTCAGATGGATTTCTAATATTTTTCCAATAAGGATATGTTGGACCCATTACACTCTCTTCAAGACACTTTGCATTTGCAAGTGAATCTTTAAAAATATTTCCAGAAGGTTTATATCCCGCACATTCACTTGAAACAGAAGCACCACCAATAGGAACAATCACTCCACCACTACCTCCAGATTTCCCACCTCCGGATTTTCCACCTTTGGATTTACTAACTCCAAGTTTTGAACCTATAGATTTCCCAACTTTTTTAATTGTGTTCCCAACTTTTTTAATTGTGTTTTTTAGCGGTTTGATATCAATTTTTTTTGGCGGTTTTGGTTTTGCTGGTTTTGGAATTTTTATTTTGCCCATCTTAATATACAAATAGAAATTTTAATTGTTAATTTACTTGATTAATTATTTTATTTTTTAATCAAGTAAATATTCAAACCTATATCATTTAACTAACTGCACTTGTTACAGTTAAAGGAGGCCCTTTTGTCGCATTTATAACATCTTCACTGTTTTTACTATTCATTGCTTTTACTTGATTATTTAGAACAACAACATTATCTTTTAAATCTCCAATATCTTTTTTCATAGAACTTATATCAGTATTAATATCTTTAATTTGAGAATTAAGTATCATCACACTATCACTAGAACCTTGAAAAGTTTCAAAAATTCTAGAGTTATTTAAATATATTTGGTAAAATATCAATACTATAAAAAATAAAATTAAACTATTAATTAACATTTTATACATATTTTATATATATTGTTATAAGAAAATTTTATATAATTATATATAAATAATGACAACTTTAACATCTCCTCTCCCACAAGGAATGGGTTCTTATAATAATAGATCAAATGTAGGCGGATATGTAACATGGAAAGGTTCCGGAATGTATAGCAACCCCGCAGCAATTACTTCTGGTAATATTCGTCCTTTAACTAATAAGGACCCAACAAATGTATATCCAACCGGATTTGGACTACCTAGACCTTTGAAATGGCAGTATCGCAAAGGTACAACTACTAATGTTCCAATTATTGTTACTAACCCAGAAAATCCACTTGACTATGTTGAAATTAATACGAATCGTCAAGTAAAATCTTCAACTTCAACTTCCTTAATTAGACAAACAATGGATTATCCCGGACAATTCTCTGTAAAACAAAATTCAACAAATCAAATAAGTGAAACAACAAAACTTGACAAGGACTGTATTAACTGCAAAGGTATTGGTCTGGTAACAAACTATTATCCAGAATATTATCTAACAAACAACCCTTTACCAGTATGCGAGACGCCTCAAAATTGTTGTAATGAACAACGAAAAGCATTGTTAAGAGTAAGACCCGCCAGTACAAATTTAAAGAAAAATTACTATACTACTCTTGAACAGTACAGACAAAATAGATGCCAGACATATGACCAAAAAGTATTTAATTTTTATTCTGGAACCGAAACAATTAATGGTAATTCTACTGTTGAAACTTTAAGTAAATTTGCAAAACCCGGAAGTCCATATAGTACCACAAATTTATATGTAGGTAACTGTTACCCAAATACTGGTTTAAATGATTTTACTGAAGCAGACTTTCTTATATTTGCATATGAGATAATGAAAAGTAACGGAACACTTTCTGACGCAGATGTTTCATACTTTAATACACTATCAATAAAAACAATTGCTGGTTATGTAAATTATTTAAATACATTACCGTCTGGAAACAGTGTTCAAGCAAACCAAGTTTTCAAAAATATTATATTAAACCCTTATCTAGGTATGTCGTTAAACGGTCCAAGTAACCCTAGAGGATGTAAATTAGTTGTATATAAACCAAGTAACCCTCAATTTGCAGTGCAAGGTGGTGTTTCTAGTAGCACTCGTACATTAAAATTAGGATTAACTACTATTGAGAAAAATGTTTATCAAAATAATATATTAAAAGGTTCTGGTTTTGCAAGTGTTTATGCTAACGGTGGTGGACAACCATTCACTCCTCTTATTTATAAAACAAAAACTCCGGCTTGCACACCTAATCCATACTATCCATTCATGTACAAACAACAAGATAATCCTAAGACTTGTTTTAAAAATTCAAATGACTATTTGTACAAAACTGTCAGTGATACTGGTAATCTTAGTGCCGGACCAACTGTTGCTAATAATGGTATAAGTACAAACTGGAGTTAAGAATCAGTTATATCAACATCACTTGAAAAAATAACTTCATTGTTTTCATAAAAATTATTTTCAATAGATGGTAAAAATATATTAATCTTATCAACAAATTTATTATGTGGTATTTTAAATTTTTCACACCACTGAATACATTTTATAATGTTACTTTTTTTTAATGTCTCTATTTTATCCTCTCTATTTTTATTTTTTATAATGTGGAGTAACAAATCCAAGTGTTCTATTTGTTGATGACCAATATTAATGTTTGAATCTTCAATTTTATTCATAAAATATGCAGACAAATTATCATTTATTAGGGACTCAACTATAATATTACTATTATTTAATGTTTTTATTAATGATTCCAATTTATGTGTTAGCGGTTCATTTTTTTTAACGATGAAATGCTTACATACCAAATACCTCTCGTTTGTAATAATATTTGTTGTATTGGGTTTTACAATATATATTTTATCATACAAAGAAGTTAATATGTACAATGCATCAATTATTGGTTTGTAGAAAATGTTATCAATTTTTATAATAGTTACCCCATTTTCTTTTTGGTAAGTAAGTATTAATTGTAAAAAAAGTATTAAACCATAGATGTATGTATTGGTATTTAAATAAATTTTATTGTTTAACTCAAAGTATAAAAAATCTATACTCTGTTTTTGTATATTTAATGATTTCATTTCATTATATTTTTTGAATAAATCGTTTATGTTACTTGACTCATTCAACTCAAAAAAAATATGATTGTCATTATAATCCTCCCGCATAATATTCATACATTCAATAATTGAATGAGAATTTTTTCCCAAATGAATTGTATTTATATTCTCATTCATACCATCAAAAATATTGAAGTTATACATAATTTCCATAATAATAAAAAAAATATTATTTTGTGGTTTCAGTTTACTCACCGAATATTTTAAACCCGGTACTTTTGAAAAAATAAACTCATATGGATTTATTATTTTACAAATCAACTCATAGTTAACAGCATTCATCGCATCATTATTATCAAAGTAACTTTTTATTTGTTGTGTAACTATATTCAAATAATGAACCAATGAATGTGAAACTACTGGTTTCAGTACATTCACATCATTTTCTTTATTATTCTCAACTAATTTGGGATTTATGTCTATCGTGTTATGTTTTTTTGGTAATATATAATAACTCATTTTAATTTGATTATTGTTATTATATATTAGATTATTTTTAAGTCAAATTGTTTCATTATTCTTCAATTATAAAATCTACATTTTTACTTTTTGTTTTTTTTGCTTTTTTTGATTGTGGTTGTTCTTCTATGTTTTCAACGTCTTTTATCTCTGTATCCTTACCAATAACTAATTTTTTTGTATAAGGTTTTCTTGGTTTTTTTACTGGAATGATTTGTTCTGTTTCTATTTGTACTTGAGGTTGAGGTACTTCTTCTGCAACAACTTCTACTGCTGGGGGGTCATTTTCAACTTCATTGGCTTCACTCTCTTCTAATACCAACATTTGAGATAACTTTTTCACTTTTGGTTTCGTTACACCTTTTAGTGGTTTTTTAGATTTTTTTTCGGTAGTTTTTCCTTTTTTCTCATTCTTTTCTTTGCCTTCACTCATAGTTTCCTCCATTAACTCAATAGAAACTTTTTCTGCATTTACATGTGCTATTTTCTTATACACAAAATATCTATTCAAGAACGAAATCTTTTTTTCATATGCTGTCATTTTTAATGCATTTTCGTACTCACTTCTTTTATAACGGTCTCGTTTAACTTCTTCTTCCATCAAACTATACAAGTCTTGAAACATTCCAGTTCCATTTGGTAATCCCATTTCTTTTGCTTCATCTCTGGTAACTAACTTGAATCCATAATTTTCTAATATACGGTCCAAATAATCAAAATTAATTAAATATTCTGGAAACATTTTGTTGATGGACTCTTGGTAAACATTTATTTTATATCCTAAACTAGTGACATCATCTTCAAACTCAGACTCTGAATATTCTTTTTGAATTTCCCATACTTTTACATCGTCATCATATATATACTCACTTTCACCTTCTTTTTTATTTTTCAATAAATTAAATATCTTTTTACCATCATAACTCGTGCCAATAAAGTATCCATTCAATTTAGTACATTCTGCTAAATTTCTCATATAATTTTGAAATGTTTGTATATTTTCAAAGAAATAATGCAAAGCAAACTGACACGATGATATGTCAAAACCACTTTCACCAACGCCATACTGACGGTACACGCCTTTTCCTAGTTTTTCTTCATTCTTCGGACCTTCACCAAATACTGCACGAGTTATTTGCATTGCTTTATCATTCAACATTGCTGCACCAGAACGAATATTTGCACTACTATTTCCATTTACAAATAACGCATATGGCATTGACCTTGTAGATTTTTTATATTTCAAAAATCTTGCACAAGCACCATCTATCCGATTTTCCAAATTATCTTTGGAAATATCAATGCCAAATACAAAGGATAGTTGAGCCTTTATCCATTTTGGAAAATCACCTCCCTTACCACAAGCATAGTCAACTAGTGTGTTTCCTTTTTTTGATACTTGTGATATTAATGATTTTTTTACAAATAAATTGTGAAAATCACGAAGTCCTCTGGTTTTTGTGGATGACACACCTCTATTGTAATAAACATCTTCATCTACAATTTCTTCTGGAATATTTTTACCAGTACATATCATTTGTTCGGTAATTGGATTATGAATAGAATGCCAATTACTATTTGCAACGTGATATGCATTTCCAAAATTCTTTAATCCTTGTCTTAACTCGTTTGTTTTATCAAAACGAACACGTAAAGGAATCCAACACCATTCTTTTTTATTATTCAACTCATAACGAAATTCTACTATGGTGTTATCACCAAATACTTCCCTTTCTTCTGTAAACATCTGATTCACGCCAGTATCATCTTTTTCTAGCATAATATTTGTTATTCCAGCTGTTGGGTCATATGGGTCTGTTGGGAAGAACTGAACTGGTTTATAACCATCTTCATTATCAATATCATTTACACTTGGTAACTTGTCTTCAATAACGTCTTGGCAAGGATTTAAAAATCCGTGTTTCTTTTCATCAAATCCACAACGCAGAATTATTGTTTTGTATTCGTTCAATTGTATTGTAGTATTTACTGCAACTCCCTCTTGAAATATTGGTGTGACTAAATCTGCTCCAGTATCGCCTTTTTTAGTAGTTACTAAAAAGTCAATGGTATTGAACTGTGGCGGTTTCCATTTAAACGAATAATCCCATGTTGATTTTGATAAGGGACCGGCTTTTCCAACACGATCTGCACCAACTCCCATATTTTCTGGAGTAAATATTAAACCATCAGTGTTATATTCAAATAATCCTTGGCGTTCTTTTTCTAGAATTGCATTACAAAGAGTAAATATTGTATATTTTGTATTTATATTTTCTGTTTGATTCATTGTAACCCAATAAAATTTTTTACACTCAATACGTATAGGTGACAACATAACCTCTTTATGTTTATCATCTTTCGCCTTCACTACAGACGCTGGTTTTAAATTTTTAACTAATTCTTTCAATAATGTAAGACGAAATTTTACCTTTACATCATCTACGTTTTTAGGTGTAAAACCGTGCTTCCTAACATCAACACCCTCCTTAAAGTATATATCAAACGCAGCATACAAGTTTATAAACTTTCCGTGTTTATCGTGTAAAATAATTTCACCGTCTATAATGGAACTAAACAATTCAAAGTTTTCCGTTTCTGCTCCAGTAAATAATACTTTCATGTTGGTGTTCAATAAGTAGATTTTTCCTTTCTTTGAAATAAACATCAAGTGTCTCTCACCATCTGCTTTTTCAGTCACTGAATAATCTTTGCGAATGTTTGGCACGTTATTGTTATCATTCAACGGAACTATATTCTGCAATTGTAAAGTATAAGATGATGGACCAATAAAGTCGCTTGGATAAATCCGTTTGTCCGGATTATAGTTACCACTTTCAGTATGAATTAATTTCATATATTCTTGTAAAACTTCCGCTTGTTCTGGATATGAAATAGGATAATTTGTTCCTTGTAGTCCCATCATAACGTATTTGATTGATTTTCTTAATGCAACTAGTAAGTTATCTGGTTGGTTATACAATGTTCCGGGGCCAATCATAGAATTATTGACTTCTAACTCAATCTCATATACTTCGGCGTTTTCAAATACTCCCGACTCACTAGTTGTATATACTGGAACGACTCTTCTGTCTTTGGTAGTTGAATTTTTTACAATACTAATATCTACTTTGATTGGAATTTCTGGGTGTGTAAAAGTGACCCGATTTATGTATCTGAATATTTTCTTTGATTTTTCCCAACTTTCAATCATACTTTTCACAATTCCGGAGTTTGATTTTAACTGTTCTTCTGTTTGATAAGATACTCTAAAATTAAAATCATCAAAATTTACTGGAAATACATTTTCAGAACTTCCAGTTTTTCTGTAAAGCATCTTTTTATGAAAATCAATATTATTTCCCGAATATATACTTGAAGACATTAGTTTTTTCAAATCATTATGCTTACAATAATCTTGAATTGTTTGAAAACCGCGAATTTCTGTTCTAATGTTAGACATTTTAAAACGACCCGTTGATGAATCTAAAAACTCGTTCTGAACACGCAACATATAGGAACCTTCTTCATTTACACAAGTAAAACCAAGTGATTTAATTTTTTGAATGACATTGTTATAGTCTATTTTATTCAATGGTTTAATACCACGGGTACCAAAACGTACTTCTAACTCGTGATTCAATAGTAAATTTTTTTCGTATGGTTTATTAGTCATAAATAAACTGACCATATCCTCTAATTGTTCTTGTGGCGTCTTATTTGATTTTTTATATTCTCGTTTTCCCTCCTTTGACTGATGAGTTCCTTTATCTCCACTCATGTTGTCATTTTTTTTTAGTGTTTCTTGTTCTAAAATTTCTTCTTTTTGAATTATACTTGTCATATTATATTATATTAACACATATTTTTTATATTATAATCAATTTTTATAAAAAATATCAATACACCAAATAACAAAAATAAATAAACAAAAACTACTATATGTTTAATACAATTTGTTCATATAATTCATTCTTGGTTTTCTTTTTATTCTCACCATTTTTCATTGTTTCTAATCCCAGTTGTTTAGATAGTTCAACTAGTTCATGTGAAGTATACGAACCAACAGCTTTTAATGGTTTTTCAATACTTTCCCATTTGAACATTGTCTTGCGATAATGTTCTATTTGTTCTTTAGATGCTTCTGCTTCATAACAGTATTTATCATTCAACATATCATGAACCACGTGAATTGGCGAGTCTTCATCAAAAATCATTTCAAAACACTTGCGTTTTTGAATATACAACACATTTATATTGGCTACAATGCAAAGTGCTATAAATGTTTTCATTGTTATTGTTGAACAATTCACTAGTTCATTTTCTACGTGTTCCTTAATATTTTTTATTTTTTTACCTTTCAACTGTTGTTTATTCTCACGTAACATAGTGACGCATTTTATTTTATCATTCTTTTCATTTACAAAGGTTGAAACATCTGGATATTCGTATGCAGTAAAACCATTTTTCATTATAAAAAAACACCAGTATAGTTGATCTTTTTGTGATGGATAAAAAAATCTTTCTTTTTCTTTTTTCATTAATTTTTCTTTTTCCTTTTCTTGTTCAGTACTATTTTCATTTACGGTCATTATTTTATGTTTCGCATTCATTTTTAAGCGTGTTTTCAATGATTGAACTAGCAACTTACCATATAACATATAATCTTGTAAATCATTAATTACATGATTATAATTTGCAGTTGGTTGACGCGTTACTTGATTTCTATATTGATTATTATTTTGATTATATTTATGATGACGATGCATATTTACTATTCTTATTATTTTTTCCATTATTATCTTTATTATCTTTTACAAAATATATATTTTTAAAATTTTCTTTTTGCACTTCTACTTCATTTAAATTAGACTCTTGTGTATTTACATAACTAATATAATTTTTTAATTTTTCTATTACTTCGTCTTCAAAATCCGTCATATTTACCAGAACACCATACTTGTTTTCGTTAAGAGTAATTTTATTGTATTTACTCAAAATTCGCAAAACTTCTATTTGATTGAATTTCGGCATAGACTCTATTTTTTCACGTATACTATTCAACTCTTCTACATTTATTTTTCTGTCTTGCTCTTCTTCCTCTTCAAAACATTCATTTACATATGTTTCATTATTCACTTCTTGGACACTGTATAACTCAGTTGCCATAATAATTTATTTTACTATATTGTCAAATATTTAAACCCTTTTTACAAATGAGGTTATTATCATTACTTGCTAATTAAATCCCAATATTTTTAATGGTTTTTAATGCCGAATCTGGAGTCACCGAAATACTATCAATTTGTTCATTAATCAAAAAATTACAAAATTCGGAACTATCTGATGGTTGTTGACCACAAAAACCAATTTTAATTCCATTCTTCTTGTATGTTTTAATTGCCATACTTATCATCCTACGATAACTCAAATTTTCATCATTAGATAAATATGTGATTTTATCACTATCACGATCCACACCCAAAGTTAACTGTAACAAATCGTTTCCACCAATAGAAACGCCATCTATCATTGGACTAAACTCTTCTGCCTCAATTACGTTGGAAGGTATCTCGCACATCAAATAAACTTGAAGACCATTCTCTCCTCGCTTCAAACCATAAGACTCCATTTTTTCAAGAACTAATTTACATTCAACTGGTGTACGACAAAATGGAATCATCACTATAATATTTGTCATTTTCATTTCTTCCCTCGCATATTTGATTGCCTCACATTCTAATTCAAAACCTTTTTCATACTCACTTGAATAATACCTAGATGCGCCTCTCCAACCAATCATTGGGTTTTCTTCATTGGGTTCATACAAGTCCCCACCAATCAAGTTTCTATATTCGTTTGATTTAAAATCAGACAAACGAACAATCACATCATTTGGATAAAATGCGGAAGCAATCTTAGATATGCCACGGGCTAAACGTGTGATAAAATACCATTTTCCACTATCGTGACTACCGATGATTTGATATATTTTTTCTTTAATATCACTACGAATTTTTGGGTAGTTACACAATGCGATTGGATGTATTTTAATATAGTTACTAATAATAAATTCAAGTCTGGCTAATCCTACACCGCTATTTGGTATAATAGAACTATTAAAACTATTTTCTGGGTTACCCACATTCAACATCAACTTGACGGGTAGTTTTAAATTTTTATCAACTCTCATTTTGTCAATTGTAAAATCTAACTTACCTTCATAAACAAATCCTTGTTCTCCTTCAGCACAAGACATCGTAACTTCTGGTACATCTTTTAAAATTTCAGTTCCGTTACTTGTTCCAACAATTGCATTCAAACATAACTCTCTTGCAACAATAGCAGCGTGACAAGTTCTACCGCCTTTATTCGTAATAATTCCAGATGATATTTTCATAATAGGTTCCCAATCCGGAGTGGTCATATCCGTAACCAAAATATCTCCCTTTTCAAATTTTTCAAAATCATTAATGCTTTCAAGTATTTTGATTTTTCCAGTACTAATTTTATCGCCAACGGAAACTCCAGAAACTAAAATTTTACTTTTCTCAGTTAAAATATATTTTGAAATTTCTAAACTATCGTTATTGCTGTGAATCGTTTCTGGTCTGGTTTGAATAATATATATATTCTGGTCTAAACCATCAATAGCCCATTCTACATCAACTCCAATCTGTTTATCAAACATTTTTGAATAAGACTCTTCTAGTCTCAAGACAAAACGACCCAAAGTAGTTGCTTGGTTATTGGTTAAACTAAAATTTAACTTTTCAATCAAATTTGTTTCAACTTCCGTCACTCCACCTTCCTCACTGTAAATAATCTTCGTATTTTTGTCTCCTTTCTTCTTCATAATAATTGGGTCTGCCTCAATATCTTTCAATACTCTTTTGTCAAGAATAATTTCATCTGGCTTCACACCACCAGAAACAACTAGTTCGCCTAAACCAAAAGAAGAATTAATCACAATTGCTTTGTTGTATCCAGTTTCGGGGTCAATTGAAAAGGCTACACCAGCAGATCCTATATCAGACCTTACCATTTTTTGAACCGCTACGGAAATTTTTACTTCCGATAATTGAATATTGTGAGTATTACGATATGATACTGCTCTACTATTGAACAATGATGCAAAACATCTTTTTACAGATAGTAAGACATCATTTTCACCTTTGATATTTAAATAGGTATCTTGTTGTCCGGCAAAAGATGCGTTAGGTAAATCCTCTGCAATAGCACTGGAACGAATTGCGACTTCTAAATTCTCTCTACGATACAAGTTACAAAGTTCCTTGTAATTAAAAAGAATTAACTGTTTATGTTCTTCACTAAACTCTCCTTGAATAATAAGTTCCCTTAATTTTTTTGATTCGCATTCCAAATTTCTAATATTTTCACTGTCAATTGCATTCAACTCTTGAACGATTCTTTCATTTAAGTTATTGTATTCAATAAACTTATCATACAATAAAGTTGTAATGGCAAAACCATCCGAAACAGAAAACATCATTTTTTTTGATAAATTGTACAATTCTCCTAAAGAACAACATTTACCTCCAACTAACTCTTTGTTCTTATAAGAACAATCTTTAAACCAAATAATTTCGCTTACTTCGGTCATTTTAAACACCCAGTAATTATATTTGGTAATTTAATTTTAACTATTTTACTAAATTATCATTTTATACAAATATTTCTAGACCAACTAAATTTGAATTATACAATATTTTATTTTGTAAATGTTCTAACAAAGCACCACCACCAGTAGATACATAAATATGTGGATTTTTATTTTTATCTTCCACCAATGATGCAGTTTCACCACCTCCAATAATAATTGTCTTATCCACTAGCAGTTTAAGTGTATTCAATAAACTGATACTACCCGCTGCATATCTATTATCTTCAATGACACCTAATGAACCATTCCAAAAAATAATATCAAAATCGGATAATAAATTTTTCAAGTATAAAAAACCTTCTATACTTATGTCATAAACATTCATGTCACTTGAGTAAATATCTTCAATAAGTGTTAATTCATCTGTTAGAGTTTTATTTCCATATCCGGACAATGGTACAAACTCTCTAGTTTTGTCTTCAATAGTATATTGTTTTGCTAAAGCACCTCCAATAAAAACACTAGAGTTTGGTATTTTTTTTAATGATTGAATAATAGGTAATTTGTCTTTTATTTTTGCCCCACCTATAATCCCTAATACTTTCTTGTCTTTATTATTGATTAATGAATTAATCGCATCTAATTCTTTCTTTATCAATATACCATAACCATACGGTTTACCAAAATCTCTCATTGCACATATGCTTAAATGTTTTCTATGCAAACAGCCAAAAGCATCACTTATAAAAACATCTCCCAACGACTTGTATATATTGAAAACAACATTATCAGATGATACTAACCCTTTTTCATAGTCAGTTTCTTCTTTATGAAAACGAATATTTTCTAATAAATATATACCTTCTGGTCTTTTTTCAATTGTTTCAACTGTTTCACTTGATAATCCATTCTTTAAAAATGTAACAGATTTATTTAAATACTTTTCTAATATTGGAACAATAAACTCAAGCGAATATTTACTTTCTATCCCATTAGGTCTTCCAAAATGCGATGTCAATACAATATATTTTGGGTTTTTGGAAAGTATTAGCTTAATTGTTTCTATGCTTGAAGAAATTCTAAAATCATCTGTAACATTTCCAGAGTGATCTGTTGGCACATTGAAATCAAAACGACAAACAACACCTTTATTTGTCAAATCCATATTTCCCACAAAATATTTTTCTTTTATTGTGTTTTTATTAAAATCAACCATCTTTTCAACTAAACGAATCAACTGACTAGAATACGACCATTCATTGTCATACCATACCATTAATTTTAATCTTCCATTACCCATATCAATTGATGCATTTATGTCTAATATTGTTGGAGTGGTAGTTGTTACAAAGTCTCCGCTAACCAACTTTTTATCGGATACATCATATACTATTTTATGAAGTGCTTCATTTTTAATCAACTGACTAATATCTTTTAACGTTACGTTTTTATTGGACAACTCAACATTCAAATCAACTAATGAACAATTTACAACTGGAACCCGAACACTTGTTCCATTTATTTTTCCTTCTAGTACTGGAAGAACCGCAGTAACCGATGAAGATGCACCGGTCGTGTGTGGAATAATATTATTAAAAATAGAACGATTTGTTCTTGACGATTTTTTCAAAACATCAACCACATACTGTGATGCAGTTGCAGCATGTATTGTAGTAAAAACACAGTCGTCTATTCCATAGTTATCATTCAATAGTCTTAAGATAGGTGCTATACAGTTTGTAGTACAAGATGACCCGGATACTATTTTTTCTCCGTTATATAGATGTTGATTTGCTCCAACAATAAATGTTGGTGTATTGTCTTTCGGAGGTGAACTCATGATTACATAATCTGCATTATGGTCTAAACATTTTTCAGTTGTTAAGTAACTACCAGTAGCATCTATAATGTATTCGCAATCCATTTTTTTCCAGTCTATTTTTTTAGCGTCTCTCTCTGATATTAAGTGTATTACGTGGTTATTAATTTTAAATAATTGATTGCTTAATATTTCTACTTTTATTTTTATATTATGTTTATGGGTTGTATCAAAATTTAAATAGTCTTCAATTTCACTTACTTTTATTTCAGTTGCATTCAAACATTTTATAGAAAAATTTACATTGTTTAAGAGTTGTAAAAACACACACTTTCCGATTCTTCCGAATCCATTAATTCCAATATTTATCATATTGTGGAGTATATAAATATATTAAGTAACTTATTTTTAATTTAAATCTTTATTAATTAATAATAATTACCGATGAATAAAAAAAATAATAAAATTCAATGTCCAACTTGTTTGGGAGTAGGTTTAGTAAAAACTCAATACAAAATATGTTCATACTGTGATGGTATTAAATGTATAATGTGTAACTCAACTGGTTTAACTGTTATGCCATGGAGTGAATGTGCAAAATGTGATAGTTTAGGAGAAGTTGAAGTAAAAACAAACAATTAACACATCTGCAAGTAGTAACAAAGGAAGTTAAACTTTTTATTTGGAACTGTCATATTCCAATTTATTATAAAAATAATATAAAGTAAAAATGTTATAATATACTATACAATGGAAGAATATACTAAAGCCTACGAATATGAGTCAAATGTCAATCCCAACTTGAAACCCGTTCCAATTATTACAAAAAATGTTAAAGATTGTGATATTGGTATGAATTTTATTGATAATGGAACTGTCTATAGTGTTGATTACAAAGCAACGTCGCCGAATTTATTAGCCGGGTTTATCGTATTAGATGAAAATAAGGGAAATGATAATGAAGGACATATCATACGATTTCAAGGAGAAGATGATGCTCACGAAAAAGAAATCAATGCATCTTCTCATTTATTTTATGTATTGAATGGTAAATGTTGTTTTACATGGTCAGAAGAAGTGTATGTTCGTGGTGAAGAATATGGTGAAATATATATTAATAAAAAACACACTGAATTTATTGTAGAAGGTGGTGAAATATTTATTTGTCCCGTATTTCTAGCTCTAAAAATCACAAATATGTTGGAAAATGAAAAAACCGAAATTTATTATGTCAATGATAGTCCATTACTGAATTATTTGGGTGCCGAAGCACAAAAAACACTTTTTCAACCGTGTGTTTATGATAAAAAATTTATACAAGAAAATTTACAAAATTTATCCAACCCCCATAAAAACCGTAAAGGAATATTATTGAGTAATGCGGATACTGAAAAAATAGGTGTAAATACAATTACTCCAACCTTATGGGCACTATATAATGAATTACCACCAAATACAAAACAACGCCCACATAGACATAATTCGGTTGCATTGGATTTATGTATTCATTGTAGTGATAGTGAAAATATATATACATTAGTAGGTGATGAATTAGACGACGAAGGAAATATAATAAATCCAAAAAAAGTTAATTGGAAACAAGGTGAAATGTTTATTACACCACCTAGTCTATGGCATTCACATCATAATGATGGTGATACGTATGCTCATATTTTGCCAATACAAGACGCCGGACTCCTTTTGTACCAAAGAATACTTGGAATTCAGCTCAAGAAAACATCCTTTAAATAAAGACCTTTGCACTTTCTGAAATTTAGAAAAAATAGAAATATTATATTTATATATATTATATTATTATATGAAAACATTTAAGAACCGAAAAAGTAGAAAAAGTAGAAGAGTTAGAAAAACTAACAAAAATCGTTCTCACAGAAAGCGCGTTGGCGGTGGACGATGGATATTTGTTAATTGGCTTGATAGTCCAGACGAATACTATAAACACGATGCTATGACTTAGTATCAAGTAAGAGGGCCACATAGGAGTGGTAAGTGGATGTTATTCCAGAAGGTTGACTATTAAACAATAAGTTGGATTAAAATAGTATAATATAAAAAAGAGTTGAATGTTTTACACTTTTATTCAATAACTAACTTGGGTTTGTTATTGGAGATTTTTTTTACCCCAGTTTTTCGGGGACCACTTTGAAAATCTTTTTTCGGATCAACCGCTTCACCTATAATAGAAACATACTTATCATTCAGTTCAAAACGCTGCCCAATTACCCGAACCATTATTTTATCATTTTCATTTATACTTGAAAAGTATTTGCTCATATAGTGGTGATCTCTCATAATAAACACTACAATTGGTGAAGGTAATTCTTCATCACTTTCAGCACGAATACCCGCTTTGGTAATATTTTTTGCAATACAAGGAATTAACATTCCTTCAACTGGACAACATATTTGACATTCAAATACTACTTCAAATTTAATATTAGTTCCTTGAACAACACCACTAGAATAAGTAATAATTTTAGAAGAATTTGGTTTTACAAATCCTTCTACAATACATTTTCCTTCAAAATTAACTGCAATACATTTTTCTATAGTTTCTTTGATATTTTTTCCAATGGTAACAATTGGTAACACAACACTACGAGTAATTAACGAACGACTATAAATTCCACTATATTTTATTTCTTTTTTCTTGTATAATTTTTGTTGTGGTAGCGACGTTTTTGTCTCCATAATTTCCGGTTGTGCAACTGATTCCATGAATATATTATATAGTAACACTATTTTTTTAATTCAGTTTCAATTTTTATTATAATAAAAATGAATAAAATAAATATTTAAAGATTTAGTACAATATTATTATAACTATGCCGACACCAGAAAACACTCCAGAAAAAAAAGAAGACGCGTTGAATGAACTGATGAAAAAACTTGAAAAAGAGGGTATGGAAAAAGTTCAAAACTTACACAATACGAATACTTGTAATATGGATACATTAACGCAAATTATGAAAGAGGGCGAAGAAGAATTTAAACAAAAGACGGGTCGTAATATGACATACTCTGAAATGAGAAGAATGTATGGTTAAATTTACTAAATCTTAAAAAAAATATAACATATATATATGAACTATACATATGTTACGTTATTTGAATCACTGTATTTAATTTACATGTATTTCTTTTTCAAAACCAAATACAATATAAACACCGCGTTACTAGACAAAAAAATTCAAAAAATAGGTCCATTTTTTGTTCATAATACTGGAGCAAATGAAAACAAAATTTGTAAATTCGGAAAACTTATGGCGATCGTTGCAGTGATACTTGCGTGGATTCGCTTACGTTATTTAGAGAACCCAAATGTAGTTATATACACTATTTTGTTCAACACTACTTGTGTAATTTTAGCATTTTTAATGAATTTAAATGCGTTAATATACATCATACCACTTATATTTACAGAACTGTATGTGTTATATACACTAATGAAAACCAATAAATATTCAATTACTTCAGAAAAAGAAGACTCGTTGAAATGAACTGATGAAATAATTTGAAAAAGAGAGGGTGTACAAAGTTCAAACCAAATACAATATTAATACTGCGTTACTAGACAAACAACTTTTTAGTAAAATAGTTCAATAATTTCTATTGTTTTTTCGGTTGGGTTCTCTATCCAGTAGTGGATTTGTTGCTTCAAACTATTAATTCGTTCTTCCCATTCTTTTTGTTTTGTTTTCATTATTTGCATCACACCTAACTTATTTAACTTCCAACAAGATTTTACTAAAACACCATCTTGAGTTGTATAAGCATCTGGATTAAAACGAATAAATACAATAGGTCTATGTTGTAGGTCTTTTGATATTTCCATTAGTCTTTTATCTTCACAACTACAATCATAACCTATATGTTTATTTTCGTCAACTTCTAGTATGATAATATGCGAACCCATATCTAATAATAAATCTGGACGACGACGAGAACAACCACCTTGAATTTTTTTATCGGCACTCCAAGTAAAATTAGTAAATGTATGGATAATACGGTCAACTACATCTTTTTCTTTAGTTTTATAGTTTCGTGTGTTGGGTTTGTCTGGAAACAAGTGGATAAAACACCTTAAACAGTAACCTTCATATTTGTTATTTCCCGTTGTTTCGCAAAGTTCAGATCTACATAATGCAGAACCTCCGCAATCTATACAATATGGTTTTTTTTTTCCGTGTTTGCAAATTTGAGAACCTCCACACTCTCTGCACGTTGTTCTTCTCCGTCCATGTTCGCAAAAAGCACTGCCACCACATTCTCTACATTGTGGTTTAAATTTTCCGTGTTTGCATGTAGTCATTTCACTTCCACCACAATCTTTGCACGTGTTTTTTCGTTTTCCGTGACTACATAATAGAGAACCTCCGCAATCTATACAATATGATTTTTGTTTTCCGTGACTACAAATCTGAGAACCTCCACATTTTTTGCATCTTGACTTTTGTTTTCCGTGCTCGCAAATCTGCGATCCCCCACATTGTTTACAAAATGATTTATGTATTTCGTGCTCGCATATTTCACTTCCACCACACTCTTTGCACGTGTTTTTTCGTTTACTGTGTTTGCAAATTTGAGAACCTCCACACTCTCTGCACGTTGTTCTTCTCCGTCCATGTTCGCAAAAAGCACTGCCACCACATTCTCTACATTGTGGTTTAAATTTTCCGTGTTCGCATTTAGTCATTTTTTAACTATAGTATAGAAGTATTTCAATATAACTCCAAAATTGTTTAAAAAGTATTTTCAATTTTTTTTATAATAAAAAACGCATTTTTACTTCTCAAACCACTTATACATCTCCATTGGTAAAAACCACGCGTTTCCGTTTTTGCGGTCTTTATTGTATTTTCTCAATAAAAACTCTTGTAACGAACACAACTCCGATTCGTTAATACGGTTTGTATTTTCCTCATTGTATATGGGTTGTCCAACAATATCATTCAACGTTTGAATTTTTACTTTTTTGTTTGCATTATCACATCTGGCGCCAGTATTTCTTTCTTTATCGGTGTACTTATATTTAAATACTAAAAATTGACCCTTCTTTTCATAGTCTATGAATCCAATGATATTATTGTACAAAGGTTTTACAAACATTTCTTTTGCCCTTTCGGTTACAATGACTTCATCTTCTCCTTCGGCATCTTGCCACTTTTGTTTTTCTGCATTAAATATCATTATGTTTTGTCTTTTATTTGAATACAATATAATTGCTTTGAATCTTCTGGTTTCTACTACCATCTTATCCAAGTATTGTTTGATTTTTCTCTCAAATTCACTTAACACCTCGTTAGATTTTGAATACAAAATATTCAACACCGCAACTTTTTCTTCAAAGGATAACATATCTACAATATGTTCAATTAAAAATTCTTCACCCTCTGCATTTGATATTACACCTTGACTAACCAACTTGTTTATGGTAACACCACAATGTTTATACCAGTTATTATCTCCTCTTTCAATTTTAACATCACCCGCTGAATATTTCACAGTTAAATCATAATTTGATTTCATTTCGTCAATTATTTTATACTTTTCACCTTGTCTTTTATCTTCAGATGCTACATTGATATCACCAACTATTTCTTGAATTTGCTTCTCAGCTTCAATATTTGGTCTAACATCAATATGTATCATAGAATGTTTATAGTCAATCGGAACAGCACGTTCAAAAATAGATATGTGTTTATTATTCAACTCACTTGGTTGGAATAAATAGTACTCTCCAATATTTACCAAATGACCAGTTCTACCGTATTTATCAACAATGACTTCATTTGTATCTTCTATGATTTGAGACAACGCCGAATAAATTTGGACCAAAGGATAAGGTTTTGGAATATTAACTCGTTTTATTAAATCTTTCTTTTTATAAAAGTAACGCTCTTTCATCAACATTTTAATTTTTTGAATTATTTTATCAGAATTCATTACAATAAATGTTTCATTATAAGTATCAGTATTAATTTCGTTTGCCGTAATTTCTTTATTTGGATAACACTTGTACTGACAGTCCTCCATATAGTCACAATCTGCCGAATAAGGAACATCGCCTATTTTAAAATGTTCAAGCACTTTTCCATCTGGTAAAATTTGTTTTATTTCGTAATTTTCTGGAATACTAGCAAAGTTCTCTTGAGTAAAATTTGTTTGGTCGTGATGAACTATACAATCCACTGCAGTTTCTTTTAATACACGACTTACTCTTCCCATTTGAATTGCTTTATACTCAGCAACACGGTATACATACAAATCTGCCGACTCTTCCTCTATATCTTCCAATATTGTTCCATACATATATATTTCAACATTTCTTTTTTCAAACTCTAATTCTTTATGACTTGAATTACGAACTGCGCGACCAATAATTTGTTCGATACGATTCATATTGTACCAAGGCTCCATAATATGTACTTGACGAATACATTTAAAGTCTATCCCTTCTGAACCGGCACGAGATATTAACACTACTTTTATTCTATGACCATCTTTATTTATTTCATTCGTAATTCCTTTTACTTCAAAATCATTATCTGGAGATAGTCGCGGGTCTCCGGTAATCATAGAATAACGCGCTGGTTGAAAATCCTCATTATTTTTTGAACGAGGTTTCATTGTTCTCGCATCTATCAATGGAGACGGTGGTTCCTTGAACAATGATTTTGTATTTTTACCATATCTAGAAAATCCCATTTCTTCAAGTGCTAACGCAACTGGTATCAATCCACCATCTATCATACCCGAATATACTAGTACAATACCTTCACACTTCATTATATTATCACAAATGCTCTTGATTTTTGAACTATATTTACCAATTTGTTCAACTGAAAAAACGGCACCATACTTTTCTAATGTTTGCTGTTTATATTCAAATGAACCTTTTTCTGGAGGTTTCTTAGAGTCAGAAAATTTCATCATTCTCTTTAACCCTTTAATTCCAGTAATATCATCCGCGTTTATATAAACTATATTTTCTTCTGTCTGGGTTGATGTTTTACCACCTCTTTTTTCTACAACTTGAGATTCATAATCAAAACTAGAAATTGATGGTTCACTTGATGGTTGTTGCACTAGTTCTACTTCTTTGGCTTCTACTTGTACGTCTGGTTCTTCTTCAACAACTAATTTTGCGGTTGAACGTTTTGGTGTAGATTTTTCACCTTGTTCTATTCTTTTGTATTCTTTCAAAGAAGGAGCATGACTTGATTTGTTACTCTTGATAGAAAACTCGCGAATTGTCATTATATCCGTTTCTTCTAACCCGTCCATTGGATAAACTATATTCAACGCTTGCAAAGGTAACATCAACAACGTATAACCAAACGTATCCATTTCCTCAAAGTTTGGCATATTTCTTATAATCCCTTTTTTTGTAGTAATTGATATTTTTTTATTACGCAACTGGTCTATAATGTACTTATAACCGAATGATTGATACTCACCTATCTTTGTTAGATAAACATCTAATATTTTCATAACATACTCATCTTCTATGGGCTTTCCGTTCATTTGATATTTCGGATAATAAAAACTGTCAAATTTCATACCACTCGTATTTTTAAACGTATTTTTTGGTGAAAATGTTGTTGGATAAATTCTGTATGGAAATGTATATGGATTATTACCACGAACAAAAGATACGTATCCAGTTGCTTTTCGTATTAATAATTCCTTTCCTATTTCCTCTCCCTTATCATTCTTTTTAAAGTTACCGTCAGCATCAAATATATCACTAACCTCTACTGCACCACGCCGGTCATTTATATTCATTAAATTCAACAACCAAACAATTTCTTTGTAATTATTATACATTGGTGTTGCAGACAATAACAATAACCTCAAATTATCTGCAGACTTCACTAAAGTCAATAGTTTTTCAGCAACTCTTCTGTTGTCACTGTCTGCAGATACACGTATATTGTGTATTTCATCTATAACTACAAGTCTCTCATCAAACTCATATTTCAAATTACGTATTGATTTTTTTTGTTTGTCTTTTTCATTTTTATACTCGCCTTCTTTTATGTTTTGTATTTTTTCAATATAGTTTGCAAACTCAATATATCCCAAAAATAAATAAGAATTTTTAATTAGTGTATTTATCTGACTAATAATTTTATCTTTACTTAATCCTTTCATATTCATCGGATTTATTTCTTTAAGCAACTTATTACCAGTACAAGAACGTATATTCCACAAACCATCTACCAATTTCAGCTTTCTCTCATCAAATAACTGTAACCGAAAATTATCTTGTACGTTCGGAGATGCAACTATAATTATTCTCTTTGATATTCCCATTTGCTTTAAATAGTCACGCATCTCTTCTGCTACACCAATAGCACTGCACGTTTTTCCGGTTCCTAAATTATGGTACAACAATAAACTATTATAAGGAGTCTGAAAAGACATGAAATTTTTTACAAATACTTGATGAGGTGCAAGTTCAAACTCTGCATTATTCAATGTTTCAGAATATTTTTTAACATCGTGTATTTCACCATCATACTTGTTATCATTGAACTCTTGTTTTTCTGCTATTTTTATTATAAAATTCGGATCATTCAAATTAGGATATAACTCTTTGTGGGCATCTGGTTCCTCCGCGAGTTCTTCTCTCTCCAATAATTCTTTTTTTAATAAAAACTTGTTACATTTTTTATGAAACTGATTATCATCGCATTTTATATCATATTCATTTTTTAAATTTATATTATCCCTTGTTTCTTCCATTCTTATATATTATGAATATAATCTATATTCTTGTAATACTTTATTTATATTGACAATTAATTGTTTTTTTTCTAAATTATAAGGTCTGATTGATTCTAAACATTCATCTACTGTCTTCCACTCTAACTTACTTACTTCTGACCTTTGAAAATTTTCTAATGAATGGTCACGTTCTCCTACATCATTCATATACGCCAAATAATATTTATGTTTATAACATTTGTGATTTGAACCAATAAAAGTTTCTTCAAAGGGTAATAAATTTTCAATAACACTTAAACTTTTACTTGAATATCCAGTCTCTTCTTCAAATTCTCTTAATGCACATTCAATATCTTTTTCTTGAAAATTTCTCCTTCCTTTAGGAAATTCCCATTCAGTTTCTTCCCAATTTGTACCACTATTTTTTATTACTTCCTCTAAAGTTATTTTTGTATCATTTACAACTATACCATTTTTTATCAAGTCAAATTTTTTTGATGATGCTAGTTCCTCTCCTTTATATTGCATTTTACAATCACCCCATAGTATTTTCCAGAGTTTTTCAAAGGGTTCGTGTAATAAACGATTTTTTTCACTAATAGACATTTCATCTATTATTTGTTGTATTTGTTCAACATTATAACAAACGTATTTTCCCCTTATAAAATCAATATATCCAAAACTATCTTTTCTACGAATCATCAAAAACTGTAGTCCTTGATCACTATGTCTAAATACAATTATGCCATAACTTGTAATTGGTAATTTACACTGATGAAACAAATGTCCTTGCTTTCCACAATTATTACAAATATTATTATTCATATGTTTAATTATAACTATTACAAACTATATGTTTAAACAATTATCTTTTAATATTAATTTATTGTAATTATAAAAATGGGTTTAGATCCTACAGTTTGGGGACCACACTATTGGTTTTTTCTTCATACAATTTCTATTTGCTATCCTCTCAGACCAAATAGTATTACCAAAAAAAAATATTATGAATTTATTCAAAATATTCCTATGTTTATTCCAATTGAATCCATTGCAACTTATTTTAGTAAATTATTAGACGAATATCCAATTACTCCTTATCTAGATACGAGAGACTCTTTTATTAGGTGGATGTGGTTTATACACAACAAAATAAATCAAAAGTTAGAAAAACCGAAAATTTCATTAAGTAAATTTTACGAACTATACTATGAACACTATAAACCTAAGGATGTAAAATATAAGGAATTCAGTAAATTAAAAAATAAACTAATTTATCTTTTTGTTCTAGTTATTTTTATATTCGCAATTATTTATTTCTATAATAAATAAAAATATTTCAATATAATAGGAAATTATCCATATTAAATGACTTTTAAAATTAACTACAAAGAGAGAAAAAGTTATAAAAAATTAGGGGATTTGTCAAAAAATCATACTAGAAAAAAACGCAGCACAAACAAGAGAGAAATGTTCGGAGGAAGCGTTATTGCATCCGGAGGTTTTGGTTGTATTTTTAAACCATCTATCAAATGTGGCAATAATTCTCCAAACGATAATACTATTAGTAAGCTGATGTTGAAAAAATATGCCAAACACGAATACAATGAAATTCAAAGATATAAAAAAATGTTGCGTAACATTCCCAACTATTCAGATTATTTTTTAGTGGAAGGATTTAGTTTGTGCAAACCCAAAGAATTAAATAAACAAGACTTGATAGACTTTGATAAAAAATGTAGTGCATTAACAAAAAAAAATTATAGTGAGTCAACTGTAAATAACCAAATTGACGAATTAATGAGTTTAAATATGCCTTATGGAGGTGTTGACATTGACGATTTTATTGAAAAAACTGATTTTAGTATTTCAAAAATGAAATTATTAAACCAAACATTAATTCAACTTTTAAAAAAGGGTATTCTTCCTATGAATGAACAACACGTTTACCATTGTGACTTGAAAGACTCCAATATTTTAGTGAGTGACAAAGAAGAGCAACTTAAAACTAGAATTATTGATTGGGGATTATCTACCACGTATCACAAAGAAAAGAGAATCCCAAATGTTTTGACACACCGTCCGTTTCAATACAACGTTCCATATTCAAACATATTATTTAACTCCGAATTTACCAAACTATGCACTAAATTTTTGAAAAATAATCCTAAACCGAGTTACTTAGATATACGTTCATTTGTTATTAACTACGTGTTGTTTTGGATAAATGAGAGAGGAATTGGTCATTTAAAAAAAATGAATACGATATTTACTGTTTTATTTGAAAATGATCTTATTAATATTGATGCGACTTATAAAAATGAACTTATTGAATTCAACTACACACTTCATTATATTTTTGAGTACATCTCTCAAATTTTATATAAATATATTGAAAACGGAAAACTTCATTTACACGATTATTTTGAAAATGTCTTTCTCAAGAATGTTGATGTTTGGGGATTTACTACTTGTTACTTCTCTCTTGTTGACTTTATTATTGATAAAAATAAAGGTCAAATTAAACCTAGCCAGTTAAAATTAATGAATAAAGTGAAAGAAGCTTATCTTTTGTTGATTGAGTCAAGCGATAAACCAATTGATACCGACAGATTAGTTTCTATACTAGAAGATATAAATCCTTTGTTGAATAATAGTTTGAAAAAAGAATTTAACAATAAAAAATCAAGTAGTCAAGTAAATAGTTTTTCATTCAACTCTGATGACTTTGGTTCAAGCACCATATCAAGGACCAACATTAAAAAGAAAAAAAGCGAAAAAAAGACAATAAGTGAAAAGAAAAAAACAACGAGTAAAAGCAAAACGAAAAAGTCAAATAGTAAAATTTCAAGCATTTAGAAAGCAAACTATAAAATAAAAATAATATTCGTATATTATAAATATAAAAATGAAACTAGAATTATTAATTATTGGACTAACTGTATTTTTCATATTTAATACATATCATAACGGAAAATATACCAAACTATTAATGTCTTATAAAAAATATTACACTATGGGATTCATTGCTTTTCTTGGTATTTCTTTTTATTTGTTAATTAAACGTAATCCGGTAAGGTGTAAAAATATACTTTTACACGCAAACAATATGATAAAGTATATGCCAATTGATAAATCTTCAATGGATATGATATCACCTATAATTGACTTTACCCAACAGTCAGAAGAAGGTGACTTTTCTTCTACCTTTATGGGAAATTTAAACCAACAAATGAATCCTCAACAGAGTATGTATGAAAGAAAAATTTTAGGGTCTGGAGGTGCTGGTGCTATGATGGGTATGGCGGGAGGTGCCGTAAAGGCAACCAAGCGTTCGGTAAGCGAAACTAAGAAAAAATATGTAGCATCTATGCAAGATTGGAAATGTGGAAAATGTAGACAAAAATTATCGGCTTGGTTTGAAGTTGACCATGTTGTTCGTCTTGAACACGGAGGAGGAAACAATGTAGAAAATTTGATTGCATTATGTCGCGAATGCCACGGACAAAAAACCGCAATGGAAAATATGAATTAAGTTTTGATTTTTAAAAATGGTGAAATAATTATAAATATTTTGTGTTATAATTATTTATTTTAATATTTATATAGTATAAGTATCTTTATTTATTATGATTTCGTTTAGTCCTTCACCAACAACGACACCTTCCCCTTTAGGTTCAAGTGGTATTAACTATGCATTAATTGTCAAAGGAATCATTTATTTAATTATCATTATATCTTTGGGTGCCAGTACCATACAAGGTAATAATAAAAAACATATGACTATGTCCATTGTTACATTTTTATTTACAATTTTTTTACTAGGTTTATTTTTTTCATTTTTGAAGGTTGGAAAAGCAATGTTTTTTAACCCTATACAGTTTGCGTTAATATTATTTATTATTATTTTAATAGTTGTATTTAGTTACGTGAGTAAAGATTTTATGACTAAATATGCATATTACATATTTCCATTCATTTTTATTATAGGAGGGTATTTATTTTACAAAGGGGTACATAACGCAACTGATTTTGAACACAAATTTATTAGTAAAGACACTTTTCAAGTAAATGTTATTATTTTGTATATTTGTCTTGTGACATTTATTGTTTTATTGAATAATGAACTAAGTAAATATATTAACTATTCAACTGGTTCGGTATTAACTTTCTTTATGTTGCTTATCAGTATTGGTTTTTTATTTGTGTGTTTTACTATTTTCAATGACGCTCCATTAAGTGTTATTAAACAACAAATAGACTCAATATCTCCGGGATTATTTACTTCAATTGGGGCATTTTTTATAATTACTTTTATAATATTACTAATCGTTTGGTTTTCTATTAGTATAACTAATGCTTATAACACTTCCAATGCGATGTCGTTTATTGTAAATTTGATAATGTTAATGGCAATGTTTGGATTAATATATAAATTTTTATCAATTTCTAAAGTCTATAAAAAAAGTCCATTGTTACGTTTGTTATTTGGTGTTATTTTTTATATTCCTTGTTTAGTTTATGCTATATTAGAAAAAGTATATGATGTCATACCAAAAATTCCGAGAATGTCTGGATTTTTCAAAAAAAGTTCCGCAACTGCTGCGACTGCTGCGACTGCTGCCACAACAGCAGCAGAGGAATCCTCTAAACATATTGGAATGTTGTTTTTTATTATTTTCCTATACTTGTTTTATTTCATTATATACCCATATCTAAGTGTGAAAGCCTCAAAACAAGGAGGTCTTTTGTTGCTTAATGACCCAGTTAGTATTCATAATGAAAAAATATTGGCTTCATATCAAAACCTTAACCAAACCGACCATTTTGACTATAAGTTTGGAGTGTCATTTTGGGTTTATTTAGATTCTTATAAACCACATACGAATAAAGGAAGCGACCATTATACTTCTATTTTGAATTACGGTGACAAACCAAATATTTTATACAATCCAGTAAAAAATACTCTAAGAGTCACAATGAAAATTGATGTTGATAAAACAGATGATGCGACTAATTACTTATCTCAAAAATCAAAATATGACGATAACGGTAATGTGATTCTTTATGAACGAACTAATATACTTTTACAAAAATGGAACAATATTATTATTAATTATAATGGAGGAACCTTTGATATATTTTATAATGCCGAACTGGTAAAAACTCATATTGAAGTTGTTCCATATATGAAATATGACAACTTGGTTATTGGTACAGATAATGGTTTGTATGGAAGTATTTGTAATGTGAATTATTTCAAAAATCCACTGTCCATAATGCAAATTTACTATTTATATAATTTAGTGAAAAATAGCACCCCTCCGATAGTGGGTGGAAAAGTCACAGTTTTTGATGCTAAAAATGATTATGTGAAAATTCCAACTACTTCGTTCGAAGCATCTACAATTGAAACTGCTATTGATACTGCAAGTGACGCGTCTACTGCAAAAACAAGTGAAGCAGTAAAAAAATTGACCGAATTAAATCCATATCAACAAAACTATTTATCTTTAAAATGGTACTTTATGGGAAACAATGATAATCAAACTATATAATTTTAGGGATCTAAATAATTTATTTTATATTCTCCAAATTATGTTGAATATAAAATAAAATATCTTTAATTAATATATATATTATGGACTTTAAAGTAATTTTCTTTATAATAATTGTAATTATTTTGTTGTACATTATTGTTAGATATATGAGTTCATCTAGTACAATAGCAACTGGGTTGGTTTCTGGAACTACAATGCAAACTATTAGTGCAAGTAACTTGTCTAGTACATCAAGTGGTGTTAAATCTAGTAACTTTACTTACTCTGTGTGGTTTTACATAGATGATTGGAATTATAATTATGGTCAAACTAAAGTATTATTTGGAAGAGTGTCTACTCCTAGTGCATCCACAAGCAGCAGTAACTCAAGTAATACTGCAAGTAGTCTTGGTTTAGGAACTTACTCATTGAGTCAATATGGTTCCAATCCTTGTCCTTTAGTAACTTTTGGTGCTGTTGAAAATAATTTGTCTATTGCATTAACCGTTTATTCTGAATCAAGTACTGCTTATACTAGCGATGACTCTGTTGACCCATCATCTGCCGCGATTATTCATACATGTAGCGTTCCAAATGTTCCTATCCAAGCTTGGTGCAATTTATTAATTAGTGTATATGGTCGTACTTTAGACATATATTTGGATGGTAAATTAGTAAACACTTGTGTTTTACCCGGAACAGCAAAAATAACATCTGACGCAAATGTTTATGTTACTCCAGTCGGCGGATTTGCTGGTTGGACTTCAAAGTTCAAATATTATCCTAACGCAACCGACCCCCAAACTGCTTGGAATATTTACCAAGAAGGTTATGGTGCAAGTTTCTTGAATAATTTGTTCGGTTCTTCATTTAAAGTTACTTTCTCTACTACTGACAGTGCCGGTAATGAAACTGCAAGTTACAGTATTTAATTTAGTAATAATTAAAATTATAAATTGAATAAATAAAATTTTATTCAATTTAGTATTTTTGCTTTTTCTTATGTATAATATATATATAATACAATAATGTTTAATGGACAAAATAATTCTTCAACTGGAAGAGGAAGTGGTATAAAAGACTTTATGAATTCCAACAGTTTAGTTGCCAAATTTTCTTTTATCCTCTTAGTCTTATTCATATTTATTATTCTTTTAAAACTCAGTATTGGATTACTAAGTTATTTTTTTAGTAATGTTAACAACAACCCATTACTAATTGATGGTATGGTTGATGCCAAACAACTTATCGTTATTCCACAAGACCCAACAGTTAGTGATTCTAGTACAGTTCCTCGCTCGGTGAATGGTCCGAACGGTATTGAATTTTCTTGGTCTGTTTGGATTTATATTAATGATTTGAAGTACTTATCTGGACAATATCGTCATATTTTCCATAAAGGAAATGATGGAATCAACTCCACCAGTGGATTAAACTTCCCAAACAATGCACCAGGAGTGTACATATCACCTAATTCAAATGAATTAACTATTATAATGAATACATATGACACCATCAATGAAGAAATACTTGTTCCTGGTATTCCTATTAACAAATGGGTAAATTTAATTCTTCGTTGTAAAAACACTTTACTTGATGTATATGTTAACGGAACTATTACCAAAAGTGTAAAACTAGCTGGTGTTCCTAAACAAAACTATGGTGATGTATATGTTGCAATGAATGGTGGCTTTGATGGCTATATTTCTGACTTACGTTACTTTAGTTACGCATTAGGAACAAACGAAGTTAGTCATTTGTCAAAGAAAGGTGCTAATATTAAAATGAGTTCTAAGAATAAATCTATGACATTGAAATATCCAGACTATTTATCATTAAGATGGTACTTTTATGGTGCCGGCGACCAGTTTAATCCTTAAATGTAATATTTATATTTACTAATCCTTTGTAGTAAATATAATACTATTCTATAGTAAATATAATAATGTCATGTTTAGGCAATCAATATAACCCTCAACCAACTAAAGAATGGTATCGTTTTGAAAACAGTTGTGTGTATGATACCACTACTGCAAATGGAACAGTTGTATATGTACCTCTTTTGAAACAATATATTTCATCTGATGCATTAGCATATGAACTTTCTGTATTAAAAAAAGGCAATATTCTTCAGTACAAAAAAAACAGTGCCAACATTACTAAAAGTCAGCGTTACGCTGAAATTGCCAAAGGAGCTTGGACAAATCGTACTACTACTTGGGGAACACAAAGTGTTAGTTATACAAACCCCAACATCAATAGTTTAAAACGTATTAACTATTTAAATATTCCAATAAATCCATCAAACGAAGTTACATCTTCCTCAACTACATACAATGTAACTAGTGCGGATGGTGTTTTATGTGCACCATCAACTGCTGCAAGCCAAAATGGTTTTGTTCCAACAAATAATAGCAGCGGAGACAGTAATCAACCAACTATGCCTCCGGAAAAAGGAGTAACCCCCGCATCAAACAATCCCATTATTCCTTCTATTGTAAGTCCAGCACCGATTACTCAAGTACAAATAGCAGATGGTGGTAACTTGATTTGTAATATTTCTGAAAATATTTGCACCGGACAAGTATATAAAACAACAACTTCATTAAACTGTAATCCACTTTCTGCATCAGATGTACCCGGACCAACCCTAAGTAGTTTTTGTTATAATAGCGCACTACCTACATATTATCCAAAAACAAAACTTACTTATGGTACTTCTGGCAATAAATGGCCAACTGGTGCAAAATTAATTTTACCAGCTTAACTTCTCAACTTGGGATTTACACAAATTTCTTGACTAGGGAAAATATCACCAGACATACATCTATCATTATCACCTACTTTAATACAACTACGAAATCCTCTGTCTTCTCCAATAAAACACCAACCAGATTTACTAGATGACTTACTCATTTGTATTGAACTATATGAGTCATCTGCACTATATCCCGGCTCGTTTTTATGTGTTAAGTTAGGTTTTGCACTATTTAATGCTTTGTTTAAATTATCTTCACGTGTTGTATCTTTTGATGGTTCATTAGGAGTTGCTTGCACTGTATTTTGCGTAGTTGTAGGGTTTTTCGGAACTCCGTGGTCATCTTGCATATGTTTTTCAATATTTGTTGTATTTGTAGATGTTGAAGTACTACCATCTGTAGAATCAGAAGAACTAGATTCCGTTGTAGTAGTATCTTCTTTTGAAAAATCTACACTATCATTTCCAAATAAATGCATTATTTTTTGGATAACTGTTATAAATATTTTGATTATAAAATCAATCGCACTTTCGGTTCCTTTTGCTAAATAAACAAAAATACCAAAGCCAAAAAAGAAGAAAAATAAAATCAACAAAATAATTGTTGTCCAGCTCATGTTACTAAAAAAAGAACCAGTTGTCGTTGTTGATGTAGTAGAACCAACTATTGACGATGCAGATTTTGTTGTAGTTGAACCTAAAACACTCGAAATCGGATTTGTTATAGTTGGTTTTACAGAAGAAGAACTGTTCATTATAATAAAAATAAATATATTAAATTTTTATTATACAACATAATAGTCGTTTTTATTTGAATGTAAGTAAATACAAAAATTGATTTACGTTTGCTAATAACTCATCACGAATATTATACAAGTCACTATTAGACATTAACTGTAATCCTTTGTTTGAGTTCAATCCTATCAAATAAGATTTGAAATTTTCCATTTCTCTCTTGAACTCTTCTACGTGATTGAAATCTTTTAATGAAATATGTTTCACGTGTCCTAAATGAATACGATTTCCACATTTACCCAATAGAACTTCTACAAATGTATCAACGTTATCATTTATTTTTGAGTATAGCTCGTCTGTTGCTTTATGTGTTGCGTAACTGTGAGTCTTCCAGTGAAACAATTTAATTGTATTTAATGTTTCTAAAAACTTTACTACTATTTCTTGTTCAAAACTTGCTAAATGTTGTGAGTTACATAATGTTCTTTTTAGAGAACGAGGACGACGAAACTTTTTCGTAAATCTTTTTATCGTTTTTGGCATTTTATATTATATCTTAAGATGATTATTTCTATAAACGAGGTGTAAAGGACTCTCCAAAAGTATTCATCTTTTCCAATTTTTCTATGGTCTTGTCTAAGTTAGATTTATTTACATTTTGGAATAAGTAATCAGTTTTTGGGGCAATTTCGTTTTTCTTAATTTGTTTGTAAATATTATCAATTTTTGAGACAACAATATTCACGCGTTCTTTATCCTTTACTATTTCTTCTTGTAAGTTAACATTTTCAGTTAATAATGCAATAGCGTAATAAATAAGGTACTTGCGTTTTCTTTGGCAAGCGTGATTATATCTCAACGTAAATAAATTCAACAAACAGTTAATTATCTTTTGAATTATTTTGTTATGATTTTCCATTTCTTTCAATATAACATCCCATATGATCCAGACAATATCTAGCTGGTACTTAGAATCAACTGGCATCTTGTCTCTCCTTTCACATTTACACTTTTCTTTTTTTTGAACGCAAATAGATTCAAACTCAACTATCCATTCAAACCAGTAACACGCTTGAAGTGCATTTTTACTGTCACTAGATAAATTATATGCCAACTCATTAATTGCAATGTATAGTTCTTTGGGGTCGTCCTTTTTTATAACAGATTGAGCATAGTTTATATTTGGTGCCTTAAAACGGTCTGTCATTTGAGTCATATCAAAATCTTCTTTTTTGATTTTAATTTCATCAAAACTATGTTTTCTTTTAGCATCACATAGTATGCATATCATTTCACTAAATAATTTTCTAATTTTATCACTGTTTCGCATCTTTATTTCATTTCCATTATATCCATTTGAAATGATTTCTTTAAAATTTTGAATTCGCATTTCTAAATAAATAGAAAGTTTAGGATTTCCTAAATGTATATGTTTGCTGTAAAAATGCAAAATAATATCCCACAAGTCACTAAAATGACCACCACAAATAAATTCAGCGCTCCAATAACAAGCCGGTTCTATTTTTGAACTAATAAGATTCTTTAGTAATTCTTTTTTAGCATCTGATTTTTTAAATCCAGAAAAAGTAATTCCCTTGAATTCTTTCTGTTCTCTCAAATCATTAATTTCGGAATTTAATATTGACATATTTTTTGTTTTATAATGTATGCTAAAACAAAAAAAATCACAACAATACATATAGAAGAATGAATTTGATAAAAAGTATCTCAAACACTTATAAAAAAATGTCAAACTGGGGTAAAGTATTAATATTTGTTGTTCTTTTTTTAATTGTTTATATGCTTTTTAAAAATGAGATTGAGAGAAAAGAAGGATTCTCAATGGACACAAAGGAATTTACTTTCAAAGATGGAAAGTCTCAAGTTTATGATGACTTTTATGTGAATATTTATGACCAACTCCTTTATAATGATGTTAAAAATGATTATGAAATTAAAGAAATTGTAAATAATACCAAACCCGACGAGAGAAGTGTTATTTTAGACATTGGCTCTGGAACTGGTCACCATGTGGCTGATTTAGCTGACAAAAATTTTAAAGTAATGGGAGTTGATAAATCACAAGATATGGTGAATAAAGCAAAAGAAATGTATCCTAAATTAGATTTTATGCAAGGAGACGTTATGAATGCAATGAGTTTTCAACCACAGTCCTTTACCCACATATTGTGTTTATACTTTACCATCTACTATATGCCAGATAAACTACAGTTCTTTAGAAACTGTATGAACTGGTTAATGGGTGGAGGTTATTTAGTAATCCACTTGGTAGATAAATATATGTTTGATACAATCATTCCACCAGCAAATCCATTATTGTTACTAACACCACAACGTTATGCTGAAGATAGAATTACAAAAAGCAAAGTTACCTTTGAAGATTTTCAATACATATCCAATTTTGAAGTCAACGAAAATGATAACTCTGCAAAGTTTGTAGAAAGTTTCAAAAATAAAAAGTCTGGAAAAGTGTTTAGAAAACAAGAGCACGACTTGTATATGGAACCATACAAGGAAATTTTGGCAATGGCAAAAGATGCGGGGTTTATTGTTCAAGGAAAAATTGATTTACTACAATCCGGCTACGAATACCAATACTTGTTTGTTTTAGTAAAACCTAACTAGGTATTTTTTCGTTTTATGTTACTATTTATTTTACAAATAAATAATAACTTTATTGTATTGTAATGTCATACTTGATTTATGGTTTTAATTATTTATTTTACATTTTTCTCTCACTTATTATTATTTTGTTGATTATTGCTGGATATATTAAAATAAAATTTCGGTTTTGGTCTATACAACCAGTATTTCATGTATATGACTTTCATTATTATTTTTATTCAAATGGTCAAATTATTATGCCAGAACTACCCCAAGAAAATAAATACTGTAATTTCAAAAATATACAAACAATAGATTTTTCAAAAATGGAAGATTTTCGTTCCAAACAGTTCGTAAATTTTATACAAGAAAATTATTTACAAAATGGCGAAAACCGTTTTATGCCACAAAGAGAGAATATTCATCCTTACTTCATTGGGCATAATGGTCCTTGTTATTTTACTTACTATGAAGAAGAACAACCCATATATAATACCAAACACGCAGAAACCATCACACATTCCAAAGTTATTTCAGTTATGACTTCTCGCCCGCTTCAGACTACTTTTTATGAAAATAAAAAACCATTACTAAAACAATTGAACGTCTATTATATAGACTACTTATGTGTTGACCAAATGAAAAGAAAAAAAGGAATCGCCCCTCAAATGATACAAACACACGAATATAATCAAAGACACCAAAATAAATCTATTTCTGTTTCATTATTCAAGAGAGAAAATGAACTCACTGGAATCGTACCAATATGCGTTTATAATACGTATGGATTTCCTACGAATAAATGGATGAAACCAAATGACCTACCCGAAGGTAATATTGCTCTAGTTGAATGCGGTCCAACAAATATACACCACTTGGTTGATTTTCTTCGTTTAAACACAAATAAATTTGATATTACTATTGTACCAGAAATTGCAAATGTTTTGGAGTTGATAAAAACAAAAAATTTGCGTATCTATATGATAGTACAAGAACATAATGTGCTTTGCTGTTATTATTTTCGCAATTCTTGTACAAACTTAAAAAAAGGCACTAGTGCTCTATCTTGTTTTGCTTCAATAAACTGTTGTAAAGATATTGATTTATTCATACACGGTTACAAAGTTGCTTTTGCTAATATATGTGAAACTTCTAAAGAATATGGATTTGGATATGCGGTGGTTGAAGATATTTCAGATAATGATGTCATTATCAAAAATTTACAATTAAAAACTGTTGCTGAATTTACTTTCCCTACTGCGTATTTTTTTTACAATTATATTTATTCTACATTATCTTCTAAAAAGGCATTCATTGTGAATTAGAATAGAATAGTATCTCAACGATTATACTAAATATTTAAAAATAAAATGAAGTTCATTTTTAATAATATTTACATCTTCATGTTCTATAATTTCATTTTCTCTAATCATCATATGAATAAAATTTCTAATTTCTCCATAGTTATAGTCATCAAAAATAACAGTACCATTATCTAGAATTAATTTTTTACTATTCATATAGTCTTGGGAGAAAATGTCATAAGTGTGACCACCGTCTAAATGAATCAAGTCATACGTTTTTATTTCATTTGGGTTATCTAAAATATATTTACTCATAGTTTCAACAGAGTTACCAAAAATAATATTTATTTTAGTATTAGGAAATTGTGACTTTATGTAATTAATCGCGGGTTCAGTATATTTATGATAGTTTAAATCAAATAATAAATATTCAGCGTGTGGATTTATAAGCAACATTACTAATAAACTATGACACGCATTTACACCGATTTCAATTATTTTTTGTTTATTTTTACATAAGTATTGTAAATTTTTTATTTTTTCTATATTTTGGTTAATCGTCCAGTTTGTCGGTGTAATATCACACACTAAATTTCCTTCTACTCTTTCACCTACGTTGTTAAGTATTTCTGTTAGTCCTTGGATGTATTTGTTTTCTACTAAATCCATATACTGTCTAACTTGAATATTATAATTTTAAATAAACGAATATATAAATTTATTTAAAATAACTTCATAATAATAATATAATAACATATATTTTAAATGCTCTAACGTGTATATATTATTATCTAACATATTTACCAACACGAGCAAAAGAATCAACTATAAATATAATAAATATTCCTAAAAAAGAATACAGTATCACTTCTTCAGTAACATTACTCGTTCTATCGTCTTGCTGTTGCTCTAAAAGGGTAATCATATAATTTAATTTTTCTAACAACACGTCATTCTGACTTTTAGGCGTGGAAGCAACAAAACTTTCTGTTTTTCCTAAACCATACATTTTAGAATAGTCTGGAATGAACCTTCCATAATCGGTCGTATTTGAAAAACTAGGGGTTGAACTTGCATTTACATTTGAATATATTGACTTATAATTTGAATTATTATCCACTGCAGATGAATTTGCTGAATTATAAAAGTCATTTGGTGGGTTTAAATATGAAGACATATCATTCTGATTTTTTTCATTTTCTTTTGACTTTGTTTGTTCTACACCGGCTGAAATAGGTGGAGGTAATAGTGTATTAAAATCTGCTAGTTCATCTTCTTGTGGTGGTAAATTATGAATTGTTTGAAGAACTGTATTTACTCTATCTGAATTTGTGTCTTTAGGATACCTTTTTTGAGTTTTATTATTTGCATTCCTTTTCTTAGCAATTGGATTATCGTCATTATTTATTTTATCCATATAATCATTATTATTAAATGGTGCTGCATACATTGCTAAAGACATTCTTAATAAAAATTAAGATAATAATTTGCAAAACAATCTTAAATTATAAAAAAAATAATTATATATATAAATAAATGTTTTCAAAAACTATGAAAATTTTAATACCATCTATTGTTGCTATAATCGTTATTTATTTATATGTGAATTATGTTACTTCATTTGATTTAGCAATTAAATACTCTATATTTCCTCTAATACTCGCATTTTTATTTTACTATGACTTTACTCTTGCAGTAGTTGCAACTGTTTTATTTAGTGCAATCTTTATTTATAACTTGAAATATTCTAAAAAGGTAAACTATCGTAAAAAAACTAGTAAATTCAAAATTGATGATAATATTGATAGTGAATATGACTATGTTAATATTGAACAATTTAATAATGATGATCTTAATAATGATGATATGAATATTGATTCAACTGTTGAAGCTATGTCAAATAAAAGATTCAACCGAGGCATTGACAGAATTTCTGCTGAACAAAATATTCGTTCTAAAGAATCAAATACATTATTAATTAGTAAGGACTTTGCAAGTAAGGAAAAAACAGAACCTATATCAGTAGGTAAAGACGGTACTATGTCTGGATACACAATGATGGACTATTACTAAATATTTTCAAAGTGTAATATATAAGATGGTAAAAAAAACTTATATATTATTTCTATGTCTAATTTTGTTTTTACTTGTTTTAGCATTATTTTATATTAGCAAAAAACAACAAATAGAACCATTTACTCCAGAGGTTCGTAAATTAGTTCGTCCTCATTTAAGAAGTATGCGACTAACTACAGATGAATACAAAAATGCATTAAAAGACCAAGCGGGTAAATTATTCAATATGTTTGGATTACAATTTGCATAAAAAATTTTTTGTTGGTAAAATATATGACTAACAAAAAATCAAATAAAAAAATACCAAAATTACCAAAAGTACAGACCCCACCTTCTGTTCCGGCTGCAGTTACGTCTGTTCCCGGTGTTCCGGGTATGCCACCCCAGTCGGCGGGTGCCCCACCACCTTTAGCAAAAAATGCTACTTTATTCCAAAAAATTATGCACTACTTGCACAGTAACATTATGGTTGTCAATAGTAGTCAAGTATTTTCGGGTATTATGATTATTATGATGAATCTTGGTTCTAAATATGTAACTATTGAATTAAGTAAATCTTCTGCTGAATATTTGAAACTTTCTGTTACTAGACAGATTATGATTTTTGTCTTGGCTTGGATGGGTAGTCGTAACATTTATATTGCTCTTGGTCTAACTGCTGCGTTGATTATTTTAACTGACCATTTATTTAATGAAGAAAGCAGTTTTTGTATTGTTCCGCACGAATATCGTATTATGAAAGATGTTCTAGATACTAATAAAGATGGTATTGTAACTAAAAAAGAACTTGATGATGCTATGGCTATATTAGCAAAAGCAAGTAAAGAAAAACAAATGCAACAACAAAAAGACGCATTAACTGCATTTCAAAACGCATCAACAAGCTAATTAGAGTGTTCATTTATTTTATTGTCATCGTTATCTGGTTCATTTAGTGAAAATACTCTATGTATTATATAAAATCCAATAAAAATTAACAGATAAAGCATAATACTATAAATTTCTGGGTCTTTTTCACGAGTATTCATTATATTAAACTGTGTAAATAAATATGAAATAAAGTTTTTAACTCTATTTCATATTATATTTTATTTCATCCCTTTTTATTTTTATACGTTTTACTTTTTCCTCCTCTTTTTAAATTCTGATTACTATCTGGTGACCTATTTTTTCTTGTTTGACTTTTAATTGACCTATTTATTTCTTTTGGACCATAACCTTCGTAATAGTTTAACGGAATTTTTCTATATTGTAATCCTCTTAACTGTGCCCACGCTAAACGTACATTTTCAAGGTTACGACTACAGCCAAGAGATGCTCTTTTATCAAGTGGAATTTCTGTTCCCGGATAAAGTTCCAAGTCTACATATATAATAAAAGTTGATTTTGAATCAGCACTTAATGGACTTGTATTTATTCCAACACCCGATGCAACTGACGATGTAACCGCACCCGTTGCACCACTTGGACCAGTTGCACCAGTTGCACCAGTTGCACCACTTGCACTAGTTGTACTAGTTGCACCACTTGGGCCAGTTGCACCCATTGCACCAGTTGGAACATAAGAAGGCATACGTAATTTTTTGGTGGGTGGTCTTGGCCTAAAAAATATTTCATTAAAATTTTTATTGAAAACAGTAATATTTTTCAAATTAGGTATTGGATTACTCGTTACCACTTTTGACAATTCAATTTTTGTTTGAATTTTTTTATATGTCTGGTCTAATATTACAAAATATGGATTCAAAATTGAATTTTCTATTACTGGTCGTGGGTTTAATACCATATAATAAAAACCATACAAAAATAAAACCATATATATTGGTGGTACTAAGTTATACTCATCTGCAAATTCAAATATTTGTAGTAGATTTAGTCCAATAATTCTACTTTCTCTTGGAACTAGAAGTTGATACAAATTGAATGGGTCCTTTAAAAAAATTACGTTTCCATCTTTTGGTCCTTTGCTAGATTTTCGTTTATTAAATTTTATTAAGTCGTAATGGTTCTTGGAGGTGTAATATAAAAATAAATACTTATCCCATCCTTTGTCTGTTAACGATGCAAAAGGACAAGATATATATCCGCTTGTGTTATCTACTACTATTGTTTTAAGACCAATGACACTTTGTATTATTTCCATAGTTGAATCGTCACCCCAGTACTGTGGATTTTCTGTGTTAAGTATATAGTCTTTTATTTGTTGTTGTCCATTACTCACCACACTAAAACCGTCACCTTCATATCTTGGCTTCATAACAAAAGGAACATATTTATCATCATATATTTGATTTATTATTATTTGTCTTTCCTGTTCCCTCATTATTGAATTATATTCTGGTGGTATATTTTTTAACTCTTCCCGTAGTTCATTATTCATGTTTCTAGAAACATTACGTGCTTCGTGTAGGAATACGTCGTTCAATATTTGGTTGTTTGCTACAAAATAGTCATATACCATTTCACGTATATTGACTGACTTAAATTTTTGTCCAAACTGAACACTTCCATATGTTATTTGAATAGCCGGATAATTTAAATTAAAATTATTTAATGCTTCAGATATACAAGTAAAATAACAGTTACCATCACCTTTTATATCGTCAACTTTCAACTGTGTAAGTAACTCATTATAACGTTCCGAGGAAAATGTAGTTAATGGTCTAGATGTATTTTTTGGAGGAAGTATAACCATTTTTTCTTCATCACCTAACTCCGTATACATTGTTTCTATCACTGTTCTATATTTTTTATAATAACCCTTTAAAAATTTTGTATTAGTACCACCACTTGGTTTTTTTTTACCACTTTTTTTATCACCTATTGTTTCATCTTCATCTTCATCTAAAGTAGCACCTCCTTTCTTGAAATTTAATTTTGGCATTTTAAACCAACTTGACCCAGTTGAACCAGTAACACCTACAGCGCCAGTAACACCTACCGCACCAGTAACACCTTTAAATATTTTTGGCATTTTAAACCAACTTGACCCAGTTGAACCAGTTGCTCCGAGTGGTGGTGGTGGTGGTGGTGGTAATAATTTCATACCAGTTGCTCCAGATGGTGGTGGTGGTGGTAATGATTTCATACCAGTTGCTCCCGGTGGTGGTGGTAATGATTTCATACCAGTTGCTCTGACTGGCGATGATGATGATGATGATGCATATATTGGTGTTGCAATAGCAAGTTGTGGCGCACTAGGTAATGGGGTTGGTGTTGCTTTACTTTTATAAGAACCACTCGCAATTTCTTTTTCAACCATATCAAAAGTTGAAATATCTGGGTTCCATTCTAGTCTATGTAATGATGGAAGTTCACTAAATTTTTCCTCGTCATATTCATCGCCAGCAATAAGTTCTCGGGGAATTTTTTTAAATTCTTTTTCAGCTTCTCTCCTCGCAATATCATAATTTGATGTCTGATTTCCAACATTTATAACAATTGGAGTTGTTTGTCGTCCATATCTATTGTAAGGACCACCGAATACATAATTTTGTGGAAAATATGAAAGAGTGGTCTTTGGTTCCATTTTCCAATTATCACTATTCCAATAATAATCATAAATAGTATAGGGTTTATTTCCAATATAAATAACAGTACCCGGTTTGAATAAAGTATCTAACGTTAAACGTATATTTTGGGAAAATGTACCATTTTCTTTTGAAAACTTTAATTGAACTAATGGGTGCTCTTTACTTACTTTCTGTGATCCCATAAAAGACGACAACACTCTGTTTTCTAAAGTATAAAATAAATTTTTATCAAAAAACTGATTTTTTTGTATATAAGGAGGAACACTATCTATGGCACTTTTTGTTAGTTTAACCAATGGGTCAAAATAAACCTTGTCCATATTTGGATTTATTTTGGGATTCGTCATTAATGGTTTGTATTCTATTTTTTCATATCCAGGAATTCTTGTTTCTAAAATAATAGATAAACTATTTGGAACTGACATACTTATTATAAGTTGATATTTTTAATATTGAAATACTATTTTTATTTTTACAATTTGTAACACAATTCCAATAATTAATATTTCAAACGTATATAAATATAATTATCAACTATAATATAATTGTTATTTTTTATCCAAAAATGAGTACGACGTTGAAATTACTTTTAAATAAAGACATTATATATAATATTGAATGTGTTGCTAATTTATTATTATCCACTATTGTGTCAGTGAATTTGTACTACTATTACTATGTTGATAAAAGTACTCTATATTTTTCAATACCATTTATTGCGTTACATTTTTTATTAGATATTTTTGTTTGTACAAATGATATAAAATTACATCACCTTTGTGGGTTACTAGTTATTTTTACAAAATACTATTATAATACTCAACCATTAGACGATTCTTCTATTATCATTTTAATATACAATTTTGAAATTACTACTTTTTTTTACTTATTCAAAATATGGTTAAAACCATTTGAAAAAACCAAAAACCAAATTTTAAAATGGACTATCATATCAAATGATATTATTTTCTTCGTGTTGTTTTTCAAAATTAGAATTGTTGATTATTATCTTTATGCTATAAATAATCCGATAATGTATCAAAATTTATACAACTATGTCGGAGATAGAATTTTTGATAATGTAGTAATGTATTCTGGTATTTATGGTTTTTTCATACTAAATATGTACTGGTTTTTAATTATGTGTAAAATTTGTTGTAAAACATTTTTTGGTGATAAAGTACTGTCTCTTGAAGCGCAAATAAATTGTCATCGTATAACATCACGAACACTTTTATTTAATCCACATATAGCGGGATATGCATATTATCATTCTTCGCCAAACAGTGCATATTTTTTTGACTTAGTTGGTATTCTTAATCTTGGCATATTTAATTTCAAATATCACGATAGCATTAAAAAATACATAACACAAAATAAACAAATTCAATATACATCTGATGAGTTGTTCACATATTACATTATGGATAATTTGTCAATACATTTGCGTTCATTTTTATGTGTAGTGACTAGTTTATGTGAAACATTACCTAGTACAATTCATATTGTTAGTTTTGCTGCGTGTGTTCATTTTTATTTTTACCATCTTTTTGTAAAAAAAATAAACAACTGTATAAAAAACAAAGAAGAAGTGATTTACAATAGTTGCAAGGAAAAAAATGAATTTTTAAGAGAGATAAATAGTTTAATAAGTGTTCCTATAGCAGTAGATACGCTAGTTATTGTGCTTTTTTCGTCCAGTTATATAAACGCAGTAAATTTATGTTTTGTAACAATTTATATGGCTTTTACCATATTTATACAACCATTTTACGAATATAGTCACGTAGCTTTTCACTTCGGACTTTTATTAGAAACATATTTCTTGGCTTCTTGTAATCTACGACAAATTCAATAAATTTACGAACAGTATTTTTTGTTATTTCAATTACGAAAAAACTAAATAAAATACGAACAAAACATTCAAAAAAGTTACAAATACTACAAAATACTATAAGTATTAACATAAAAAACTCACACTGTTTTACCCTATTTTTTTAAATTTATTAATTGTATTATTAAGACATTTTATTTATTTGTAGTGACTCTAAAAACAATTCAACCACATTTTCTAATAAATGATGGTCGGTTATGTCATAAGTGTTAATATATTTCATTGGTATTTCAAAGTTTCCATAGGCGTTTCTAAAGTATTTATTTATTTCTACAAAAGTAAAGTTATTAATTTTACATTTATCCTTTAATTCAGAGTTAAATAAGTCATACAATAAAACACGTTCACTATAAGGAATTACCCTAGAAAAATTATGATATACATGACTATCGTTTTCTGATAAATGCATATTTATATTACTTAAATGTCCTTCTATGTTGAGGGTACTCAACATAGTCGGGTCATCCATGTGTGTAATTGGTAATTCGCATATATACACATTTTTATTTAAAGTGTTTAATTTTACAAATTCAATATATGAGTTAGCAATAGATAATATATATTCTTTGAAATTTATAATTTCTGTTGTATTATATTTATAATTAATGATAAAATCTAGATCAACCTTTCCAAAAAACATTATAATGTTTGAATTTTCTGGCAACGATGATATTTTTTCTATGACTTGTTTGTTTATACCAGTTTTAGAATTTGGATTACTTAGACCTTTCGCAGAAGAAGCACGATAACTATAAACATTATTTGGAAATACATGTCTAAAACAGTTACAATGAGAGTCACCAAATACAAAATAGGACATATTTTATATAAACACTAAATAAATTAATAATACACAAATAAATAAATATACAAAAAATATATTTTATGTAAATATCTGAAACAACAACTCAAATAAATATATTTCTTGTCTTCGCCCAACCTACGAATAATTCAATAAATTTACAAACTTTTTTTTGAAATATTAGCTACGATAAAAAATCAATAAATTACGAACAAATTATTATTTTTAATCAAAAAGTGTTAAAAATGATAAAACTACCGAAGGTGAAATGGCAAATTTTTTGCACAAAAGTGCCAGGGGTTTGAAAAAATGGACAAAAATAAATGTCCAATTTTCAAAACCCAAGGTATTTTGGTGAACTTTGATTTTCAAAACGTGTTTTAGAGCTTAATGCTCTAATTTTCATTTTTTCGTATTTTGGTGGACAGCATAATTTTGTGAGCATAAAAATTGATTTGCAAAAAAAAGTATTTAGGGATTTTTTTGTTAAAAGAATATATAACATGGATTTAACAATTTATCCCAATTTATCCCAAATATCCCAAGATGATAACGGGAATTATACTTGTATATATTGTAACCTCATAACAAGTAACAAAAAAGATTTTAATAAACACATACAAACAAAAAAACATTTAAAAAATGTAAATAGTTACGAAAAAAATGTAAAAAATACGGACGTTTTAACATCTTTTAACAAAAATTTAACACAAAAATCCCCAAAATCTTCTGACAATATATGCTGTAAGTGTAATAAAAACTACAAGTCAAGAGTTGGTCTATGGTACCACAACAAAAAATGTAATTTTTCCGAAGAAAACACCACAAAAAATAATGAAGACAATATTTCATTAACTACCGAAGAAATTGAAGAAAAGTCCGAAGAAGAAAATCCAATAAGTAGTGCTATGATTCTTGAGTTATTGAAGCAAAATAACGAATTTAAAGAATTACTTATTGAACAAAATAAAAAAATTATTGAACTAGTTGGTAGTAGTAGTATTACAAACAATAATAATATAACAAATAACAACAACACTACAAATAATAAATTTAATTTGAATATTTTCTTGAACGAAAAATGCAAAGATGCATTTAATATAACAGATTTTATAAATGGAATTGATATTGGATTCAAAGATTTTGAGAATTTTGGAAGACTCGGTTATGTTGGAAGCATTAACAATATTCTTATCCGAGAACTTAAAGGGTTAGATGTATATAAAAGACCGATTCATTGTAGTGACTTGAAACGAGAAGTGATTCACGTAAAATATAATGACGCTTGGGTAAAAGATGAAGATAAAAAACATATGAAACGCGCGATTAAATTAATAGAGCATAAGAATATTAAGTTAGTCCCGGACTGGTTGAAGGCAAACCCAAAAGCCGACGATATTACTACGAAAAAACACGAAGAATATATGAAGATTTTAGATAATTCTATGGGAGAAATGAAAGATGAAGACAATGAGAGAAACTACGACAAAATTATTAGAAACGTTGCGAAAGAAATTCTCATAGACAAAGAAAAATAGTTAATAATTTTGACCATCCCCATGATCACAGTCATAATAAAAACAAATATCTTTAACATACACACTATTGGTATGTTCAAGTACATTCAACCAACAATTATAGTCTTCTTTCCCATTTACTACGCATTCCATATTATTGATTTTAGATAGTATTTCTTTTTCAACTACAACAGAACTACATACAACACAGTTATGAATTTTTAGAAAATCTAAGTTCCATATACGAGGAAAACCATTATCTAATAGATTGGAACCTTTACTTCTATAAATATTTTGCAATTTATACAAATTTTCTGCATTATATACTTGATATCTACTATTTACATTATACACTCCAAACCCGAGTAATCCATCAGTAGATGACATTTTACAACCACTTTCTATCATTGCGTTCACTTGTAATTCAATTTTTTTAGGAAACCATATATCATCATCATCGCAAAAAGCAACATATTTACCAGTTGATTTATCAATTCCTTTATTTCTAACATATCCTGCACACGCAAATCCAATTTTTTTTTTTGAGTTTTCTTCCAAATGCAAAATGACTATTCCATTTTCTTCCCAGTTGTATTCATAATATTCTTTTTCAGTAGAACAGTCATTTACTACAATAATTTCTATATTGGGATATGTTTGTTCTTTTATGGATTTTATAGTATTCATTAAATATTTAAAACGGTTGAATGTTGGAATAATAGCAGTTACTTTTTCCATTATAGTTATTATACCAATATATTACTTTAAATATTTAATTTTAAAATATTATTATTTACGAGTCTTATTCAAAAAATATATCATTGTGAAACATTTCATTAGAAACTTGATTTGCAATTTCAATGTAGTTGTTTTTACATAAACACAAACACACTCCTTGTGCCATTGCTAGTCCCATTTGCATTTTAATAAAATCGTCATTAAAATATAGTCCATATTTTTTTAAATCATTGTTACTTAAATAATCGTTGAAATGAATAATAAATTCAAATAATTTGCTTTGATTCGCACTTTTTGAACCGTGTATAACATTTTCTATTATTTTCTCTGTCATTTGAATAAATGAATCCTTGTGTTCCTTTGGTAAATTTTGAAATACTTCTTTGGGTTCAACAAAACAAGATAAAAAGTCATTAGAAATTTCAAGTGGGGGTTTATTAAAAAAATCATAAAAAATACCCATAAATTTGTCTCTTACATCTTCGTGAATTTTTAGTACAATACCAAAGTCAATTAATCCAAGTTTATAATTTTCGCCATTTTTGATAAATAATATATTTCCAGCGTGCAAGTCACCGTGTCCAAAACCATTTATAAAAGAACTTACTACCCCATATTTAACAACCAATTTGGCAAAGGATTCATAGTCGGATTCTTCTAGTTTTGATATATGTACTCCGGAAATATACTCCATAACAATTACGTTGGGGAAAAGTTTTGTAACGGATTCATACACTTTCGGTATTTTAATATATTTTAAATTTTTACAATCATTTTTCATTTTAATTGTATTTTGCACTTCTTGTTCAAAATCCAATTGATTTTTTAATATGAGAATATTTTTATCAAATGAATCTAAAAGATTGAAATGGTTCAACTGTGGTATAAAACTCAACAAATAAATCATAAATTTCATTTTATCAATTGCATCATTTAATTTATCTTCAATACCCACTCTTTTTATTTTTACAACTACTTCTTGGTTTTCAATACCATCATTCATTTTATAAACGAGAGAAATCATACCCGCATTTATAGGCGTAGTATTACATAAAAAATCAATACCATAAAAAACTTTTAAATTCATGATAACTTCCCAGTCAATGTCATCACTGCAATATGGCACAGTGTCAGTATATTTTATTAATTCTTGATTTATTGCACCATCAATCAAGTTATTATTTAATGAAATAGCTTGAAAAAATTTGACATACAATATATTTTTACTTGCAAGACGGTGAGTTATATTTTGAATGAATAAAGGATAATTCTTATCATACAAAAGATGAAGATAAGTAACAGATATTATCCATAACATTTCAACTATAAAATATATATTTGAGAGAAACCTCCAAAGGCAGTTTATAAACATAACTTGTTCTTTATTGAATTATCTATACATTTCTATAAATAGTTTTGTTCTAATAAATATTTTATAAACAAGGGAACAGATTATCTTTTCTAGTATCGGAGAGAGAATAAATGAATTCGGATAATAAATATAATATTCCACATTTATTTTATGTTCATTTACGTATTTACAATATATAATTACATTTTTCAGTTTAAAGAGTTCATAATTATTACCTTCAAATTCATTCAATTTTTCAATTTCTGGTAGTACACCCATATTTTTTATATGAAACGATGTTAGTGACTGGTCGGAGTGTTTTTTCATAACAACATTTGTATTTATATATTTTTGTGGTAGTCCTAAATCTGCGAATAAGTGTTTCAAAGTAATAACCACATTACCCTCAGTTTTATTTTCATTTTCTTCAGTTATATCAACCGAATAATTATCAATAATGTCTTTATTTACCTCAAAAACAATATCTAAAAATTTAAAATTAACTAATTTTTCAATATAAATATGGGGGTTTTCAATATCAAAAGTGACTAGGTAGGAATTTCTCTCTTGTTTAACAATTTTAAACCCATTTTTATTGAATATTATTGGATTATTTTCTAAATTTTCATTACTACTCATAGTTGAATATTATAAGTATATATTATATTATAATTATAATAACGACAGTAATATTTTCTCTCATTTTTATTTATTATTTTGACTCTTTTGAGAGAATAAACCAGTCAACAGTTTTTTTTATACCTTGTTCGATGGGTGTAAATTCAAAATCGTTTCTCAAAAAGTCTAGTAACTTTGCGTTAGATACTGTTTTTTTAAACTGGCCATCGGCGTAACTTGTGTCAAATACCATACGGTCTTCATAATCAAACGCTTTTGCAATTAGTCTAGCAATTTCTCCAATACTCACTTCTTCTTTTTCTGAAACAGATAATATAATATTATCATCTTCAAATTTTTTCAATACATACATTATAAGAATTCCAATGTCATCTGAATAGATAAATTGTCTTAGAGGTCTTCCACTTCCTCTAACCACAAAGTCAACATCATTTTGTTTTGCCAGATAACACTTGTGGATTAACGCTGGCAACACGTGTCCATTTTCAAGGTCAAAGTTATCGTGGTGTCCATATATATTGGTAGGAATAATACAAAAAAATTTATCTCCATAGTTCTCTCTATAAGCACGACAATGTACTTCCAACATTCTTTTTGCATATGCGTATGCATCATTTGAAAAATGTGGTGGTCCGTTGTGTAAAACGGACTCGTCAATCGGATACTCCACTTTATCTGGAAAAATACAAGTTGATAAGCACGCAATAAGTTTTTCAACATTGAAATCGTGTGCGCATTTCACAACGTTAAAATTAATCATTAAATTGACTTCAAGCATATCCACTTTTTGGTTCATATTTTTGTATAACCCTCCCACATTTGCGGCTAAATGAATTACATAGTGTGGTTTTATCTTGTCAAACATTTCTTGAGTTGTTCTTAAGTTGTACAAATTATACTCTTTAGAGGATACGTATACAAATTCATACTCACTAGAAAAAAAACGTTCTACACTTTTAATTCCATTTCCTACTAATCCAGAACCACCCGTCACTAATATTTTTTTCATAATGAATATATAATTATTATTATGAAAAAAATAAATTATTTACGAATTATTTACAATCTTGTTCAACCATTTCAGAAACCAAGTCGTCAAAACTATATTCTGGTTTCCAGCCTAACTCAGTTCTTGCCCGAGTAGAATCTCCTAATAGTTCTTCTACTTCAGCTGGTCTGAAATATTTTTCAGAAATAAAAATCAATTCTCTACCAGTTACAGTATCATAACCTACCTCATTGATTCCTTCACCTTTCCACGAAATATGAAAACCTTTCAAAGCAAATGACTTTTCAACAAATTCTTTCACACTATGAAATTCATTGGTAGATAAAACATAATCGTCTGGTTTATCTTGTTGTAAAAGAAGCCACATTCCTCTAACATAATCTTTGGCGTGACCCCAGTCTCTCTTTGAATATATGTTTCCTAGGACTAATTTTGTTTCTTCACCTTTTAAAATTTTATTCAACCCAATAGTGATTTTGCGCGTGACAAAATTATAACCTCTACGTGGAGACTCGTGATTAAAGAGAATTCCAGAACAAGCATACATATTATATGCTTCACGATAATTTTTGGTAATCCAGTGTCCATACATTTTGGCAACTCCATAAGGAGACCTTGGATAAAAAGGAGTGGTTTCTTTTTGAGGAACTTCAACCACTTTACCATATAACTCAGAGGTTGATGCTTGGTAAAAACGGATTTTTTCTAATGGAATACCACAGTTGCGTAGTGTTTCTAGTAATCGCAACGTTCCTAAACCATCAACGTTTCCAGTATATTCTGGCATATCAAACGATATTTTAACATGACTCATCGCGGCCAAGTTATAAACTTCTAATACTTGAATGTGATCTTTATATGTGTTGTAGATTTCATTGAAAATATTCATCAAGTTAATACCATCTGATAAGTCACCATAACGAAGATTTAATTTTTTAAAAATATGGTCAATTCTATCCGTATTGATGGAAGAAGAACGACGTATCATTCCCCAAACGTGATAATTTTTTTCAAGCAATAATTCGGCCAAATAAGAACCATCTTGTCCGGTAATTCCAGTAATAAATGCGATTTTATTATAATTCGTCGTCATTGTAATAATTATAATAAAACGATAGGTTTTTAAATATTAATTTTCAATATAGTTTTATATATTTATATAAAATTTTCGGGAGATGATTCTTTAAAGTAGTCTGGGACATTATTTATATAAGAAAGCAACTGGTGACGTACAAAGTATTCACTTGTGTCTGTATTTATATATATATGGCCGTTATGGTCAATGACTGATATTAAGTTATCATTTTTATCATATAAATAAATATGTTTTTCCGTGTACGGCATTTCTTTTAGGTGTTCAAATAAATAAATTCTGTTTTGTTGATAGTAAGTGTCACAAGGTATATATATTAAATTTTTTTTCATACATTTACAAAAAACTATGTTAGTCACATCTATTTGATTATCTCCATTTCCATATTTAATTTTTAAATTAAAAGGTATTGGTTCATTATAGTTAGGAAATATATTTTTTATGTATTCTGGAATATCATTTGTATATATTACACTTGTATTCAAGTCAATAAAAATATATTGAGTATTCAAGTCATATTCTTGAGTGTAGTTATTAAGTTTATCAGTTATAAAAAATGATTTTGTTAAATTAATAAACTCTGGTGGTATATCTATTAAACTATTTTTGATAATGTAATACTGTGATGGGATATGTAATATATTGTTTTTTACAAACCTACTTAATAATATAGTTGTAATATCAATATTTACGTATCTCAAACCATATGTTATGTTATATTTAAAGTTATCAAAAGCCTCATTATATTTTGTTTCATATTTTTGCAAACTTTTTTCTAGTCCATCTAACTTAATGTTCATTTGATCTAGTTGAGACGAGTCACCACAATAATTATTTGTTAAACTTGGATTGATAATATCAATCATACTATTATTTTTTAATATCATTTTTGCTATATCAGACAACTTATATTTTTCTTTGTAAGAAAGATTAAAAGTTTTAACTAAGTTGTTTGTTGAATTACAGTTGTTAATATAATGTCTCATTATTTTTACAAAGTCATCTTCATACATAAAGTCAAAATACTTGTCTTGGAAAATTGTTACGGGACTATTACTTAATTTTGAAATAAAACAAGATTTAATAAATCTATCTGGTTCTTCGTTTGTGTGAAATATATTAAAAATTCTAAAATTAAATAAATTATCATATGACAATGAACGTTTATATATGATATATTTTGAAAATCCATAATAGTCTTTTGGAATTGTTAGCAAATCACTTTCGTCTCTGTTATAAATATCAGTTTCACGGTCGTAAATTGCTCCAGAGTCAAAATTGATGATTAATTTAAATAAATGTGCAAATTTAATCATATTTTCAAACATTGATAAATTCTTGTATACAACGTCATAGTTTTCTTGTTTTGTCCTACGACCACCTACAATTGCACTATGTATTAATATATCAAAGTTTGTATTTTTTGAAAAATAATCTTCAACTTCTTTGAAGTTGGAAATATCTATTTCATTTCTAGACAAAGAAATAATTTCGTGTTCATTTGATAAATGATTTTTAATTATTTTAGACAAGTTACCATTTCCTCCTGTAATTAAAATACGAACCATTTATTTATATACAGTTGGTTTTTTTATATAATAATTAAATATAAATATATAAAGTTGTTGTTTTACAGTGAGATAAATACTATTGAATATAATTTTAGTAAATAATATATGTATAAAATGATAATAAATAAAATTTGTTATTATTATAAAGGTATGAAAAATATACTAGTATATGCACATATGCCATATTTTCAGTATAACGATGGTGGAACAGTTGTTCAATTTTATTTGTCAAAAATATTAGAACAAGATTATGGTTTAAATGTTAGAATATATTCGTGGTCTAACACTAAAATAAAAAATTCAATTTTTAACAAATTTTATGAAAATGACTTTCCTATAGATGATAATTGTGTGGTAATATATAGTGAAGGCACAAAAGGCAATCCATTAAATGCAAAATACTGTGTAAGATGGATGTTAAGTAAATTAGGTCAAAATGTCCCATTTGACTATTTATTTACATGGGAAAAAAATGAACTAGTATATTATTTTAATTCAGAGGAAAAAATTAAAAATAACCCAGATAAAGTTGGAAACATTTATAAAATGATGAATCTTCTCTATGTTAGTCCATATATTAAAAATTATAATAATGAACAACGATCTGGAACGTGTTATACTATTAGGAAAGGTCGTGAGATACACAAAAGCCATATAGAAATAATTCATCCTCCTCCACCAAACTCTTTAGAATTAAATAGAATGGGAAAACTATTAGACTATGTAAATATATTTAACACATTTGAATATTTTTATTCATATGATCCTTGTACATTTTATAGTATAACTGCTGCCATGTGTGGTTGTATTTCTGTTGTTATAAAAGTAAATGGGTTAAGTAAAGAAGACTGGTTAAATACGATCGCGTGTACGGAATATTTAAAAGAAACTGGTGAAGATTTATATGGTGTGGCTTATGGTGAGGAAGAAATTGAATTTGCAAAAAGTACATTACATTTAGTTGAAAAACAGTGGATAAATATATTAAATTATAGTAAAAAAAAATATATTGAACCTTTTATATGTGACATAAACAATTTTGAAAAACAAATAAATACTATTGAAAATAATTTTTATTAATAAATATTAATTTATTGACTTATACAACTGAATCAATAAATTATCTTATACAATTTTTACAATCATTTCATTTTCAAATTCTTCTCTATCCATAAATGGGTCCATATCTTCAAATGGGCGACTTGTAAATGTGCCATCTTCGTTTTTAACCGAATTTAACTTTGGATATCTTCCTTGTACACAACAAAAAATTTCAAATATAACTGCTTCTTTGCAATTAATGAATTCTTCCAATATTTTTGTAATTTCTTCGTTTTTTCTAGCAGATAAATATTTAATTCCATAAGCATATGCAATTTTTTCAGTATTTGGAAAAGAAATACCACTTGTAGAATCTGAACCGTACCTATTTTTAAAGTATAAATTTTGAGTAATTACATTTGCACCGTAGGAATCATTATTAAATAGTAAAATTTTGATTGGAAGCTTATAATGGACGATCGTTTGTAGTTCTTGTATATTTAACTGTAACGAACCTTCGCCTAAAATAGGAATTACCATTTTATTTGGTTCTGCGATTTGTGCGCCAATAGCTGCAGTCAATTCAAAACCCATGTCTCCTTGACTACTAATAATAAATTTATCATCTTTTTTGATATTTACCATATGCCATATAATTGTTACAATTGAACCGGACGCCACTACTGAAATTTTATTTTTTGGTGCATATTGAAAAAATTCTTTTAAAGCAAAATAAGGATTTATCCCATTTTCATCGGATAAATCCGTAGGTGTTTCAAATATCCATTTATTTTTCCAATGGTTACATTTTTCAATCCACGAACTATAGTCATTTACTGAATAGTTATAATTATCAAAAAACGTATTCAAGTCCGTGTTCATTTTTAATTCATACTTTAAATTTTCTTTTTCAATTTCATTTGCATCATTATCAATATATACAATTTTTGCTTCACGTGCAAACATATCAGAATTATAACCCACAATGCTATGAGACATTCTACATCCAAGAGATAATAATAAATCGCAGTTTTGTAACGTAAAGTTACCGTGTCTGTCTCCAAGCAGTCCAATTTTACCACTATATAAGTAATTATTTGTTTCTATTATATCAGTTCCGTGCCAAGTTACAACAGTTGGAATTTTATATTTTTGAATAAAGTCGTTAAATTTACCAGTACAGTTACCTAACTTAATTCCATTCCCGGCAATAACAAGTGGTCTTTCTGATTTTTTTAATAGTTCTTCTAGTTTATCCAAATGTTCTATTTTTAGACTTTCATATGTTGGTAATTTTTTCTGAATAATCGGAATTTCATATTCATCATCTAGTTCCATAAACATACCTTGAATATCAATTGGTACTGATAGCCATATAGGACCTGGCCTTCCATTTATCAAATTTTTATATGCTTCAACTAATATTTCTTCAACTTCTTCAATACTTACTATTTCTTTACAATATTTAGTAATTGGTGTAACCATAGAGATAATATCACAATCTTGTCCGGCATAATGTCGCAGATTCATACTTTTTGTATTAATTACACGAGTTGTATCATTTGCTTTTACTTGTCCAGAAATAAATATAATAGGTAAACTATCTTGATGTGCAATAAGGCATGGAGTAATTGTATTTGTTGCAGCACAACCAGCAGTAGTACAAACAATACAAGGCTTCGCGTTTGTTTTACTATAACCATTAGCAGAGTAACCACATGCTTGTTCGTGATGTTGATAGTAAATATTATAGTTACCGTGTTTTCCAAAAGAATCATTTAAATGCATAGCGAAGCCTCCAGTAATTGTAAATACGGTATCTACTGAGTTTTTATAAAAAAACTCTATAATGTAATCACTAACTTTAACTTTCATTAAAATAAATAGTATAATAAATATATAATAGTTATTTTTAAATTATTTATAGTCAATGATATAAATAATTTTATAAATCTTTTGTAAATCAAATCTCACAAGTATTTTTACTCAATCTTTCTTCTATCATTTTAATTCTTGAAGTATCTTTATTGGCATATAACATATATTTACTACTAATATACTTAAGCCACTCAACTTCAAAAACATTCGCATAGTATATAAGTTTTTCTAATTCATTAATATTTATTTTAGTTGTGTCAAAAATAACATATCTTGTTTCAAATTTATCTAATAAATCACTATCTATTAAATTTTTAATAAAGTCTTTTGATTCAGTTGTAATAGCTCCACCTAAAAAACATTTAATATTATTCTCTCTTGCTTTTTTAAATACATTTGTAACAATATTGTAAATTTCCTCAGAATTTACGTAACTTCTATCCTTACCTAATGAACCAACAAAATCAACTCTACCAACCGTAACAAAATCAATATGTTTAAACTCTTTTGATAGTTCGTCTAAGTTGTTGTACGAAATGATTGTTTCTAAATTGAAACCTCTTTTACCTAAATAATTATACTGTTTTAATGAATTCAAAAACTTTTTTAATGAAAAACAACTTTCAATCATTGGTGCAACAATTGAATTACAATTTATATCAGTACAATCAACGATGTCTCTCTTTGATTCTGAACCACCAATTTTAACTGACAGTTCAACGTCTACAGTTGATGTTAAATATCTCATGCTTATTATTTCATTTAATAAAGCACCTTCATCTTCAAAAGATATTTTAATACCACTGCAACCAATTTCTTTTAATTTATATAAACACTTTACTAAATTATCCATAAATAATATAATCAATATTATTTATTATTAATAACGAAATAACTCAGAAATAATTTGTTTAAGTTTTGAATTTATATTTTCAATTTGAGTGTAAATTATATTGCTTTTACCAACTTCATCAAGTAAAATAAAACAGATATTACTTCCATTATTTTTTTTATCTGATAAAATATGACTTATAAATACATCATAATCAAATTTTAAATTAAAATATATTGGGTCAATTAATTTTAAAATAATATTGTTTATTTCTACGTGTTTTTCATCATAAAATAATTTGTTTTTTACATACATTCCAATTAGTACTCCAATTCCGTGTGGTATAAAATAATTAGTTGTACTTTCAATTGCGTGACCTATTGTATGACCATAGTTAAGAACTTTTCTTACATTGTTTTCAAACTCGTCATATTCAATTATTTGTTTTTTTATCAAAGATGATAATTTAATTATTGAAATATAGTCATTTTTTTCAAGTTTATCTTTAAATAATTCAAATGTATTATTTCCACCGATTAAAGATAATTTTAAAGACTCACCTAAACCAGATATTATATCATTTTTATCCAAACTTTTAAAAAAATAGTCAGATATAAATATTTTATTTGGAGCAACAAACATTCCCAATATATTTTTACTTTTTCTATTTATTGATACTTTACTTCCAATACAACTATCAGTCATAGATAAAAGAGTTGTTGGAATAAATGTCCATTTTATACCTCTTTTATAAATAGCTGCGGCAAATCCACCGACATCTTGAGTTATACCTCCTCCTATTACAACCAATTTATTTTTTTTTGTAAAGTTAATACTATATAACGCGTCTGTAATTTGTAAGACACTTTCTATATTTTTTTTTTCCTCTAATGCATCAAATATTATAATGTTGTTTTTATTTAAATTACTGAATGTATCAACACTTAAATTATAGACATTTATGTCAACAAAAATAAAATCGCCATTTTCATATGTATCTTTAAATAACTCATCTAATGTTTTGTTACTGTAGTGCACATCATAGTTTATTCTATTTGATTTTATTTCAACTGTATCAGAAAAATCTATTTCACCAATAAAGTTTACGTCGTCTATACTAAATTCCATTATAATACATATAATTGAATTATATTTATTATATTTTAAACCATTTATATTAAATATCCAAACTTAATGTATTTTTATCAGACTTTTGACGTCTCTTACTTTTCTTTGGCATATTTCCTCCAGACTGCAATTCTTTCAAGTCACTAATGGATATGGTACTACTATCATTTTGTGATGTTTGAGTTTGTTGCATACTAGGTGCTGAAGGCGTGGACTCTTGGATATTAATTGTTTTTGTTTTCAATCCGGACAAAATATCCGAAATATCACTTGGTCCCTTCATCTCTGGCCGAGAAGTTCTTGAACTCCTTTCAACTTCATTTGCACCACTAAATGTCTCTCGAATATTGATTCCATCATTGAAACTGCTTCTTCCCATACTCAAATCTGGACGACTTATGTAGGATGTGTTATTTCCACCACGGGAAACCGAGGGAGGAACTGCATTAGGACCTTGAGTTGCCATTGGTGGTGGTGGACCACCCATATCACTCGTATTCATCATTCCATTTACAAAACCAGAAAATCCGGGATTACTTTGTCCCATAGTATTTACCGCTGCAGTTTGGAATTGACGCATCAAGTCTGGATTTTGACGCAATATATCATCCATACCGGGCATTGCCGATTTGAACATTGTGTTTGTCATATGAATCATCATTGCACTACCGCCTAGTTGAAACAATAATTTTAATTCTGGAGCCATAGATGCCTTGGATTTATATTTTTCATATAGTTCACCGAAAATCTCATCATAGTCTGTCAAGTTTTCGTTGATTTGCTCACTCCAACCATCTAATTTAATATCAAAGGGATCAAAACGACTATTTAAAAATTCAATACCATTAATACAAGCCATCAACATATTACCTTGAAACTTGACGGAATTTTGTTTGGTTTTCTCCTCCATAATCATTTCGTATTCTCCTTGCATTTCAGCAAGAGGTGACTCCATAGTATATTTTTTTGTTAAATTTACACCTTTTGCCTCAAGTGCTTCTAACTTTCTTAAAAATTTAAATTTCTCTCTTAGTAACTCTTCTTTGGACATTTGAGGTTCATTTGGTACTGGTTTGTCTGGATTAATTGGAATGTTATTAAATTTAGCATATCCATCCCAAGTTGTTCCATCTGTATTTTGTTGAGCAGTTGATTTACCAATACTTGGTTGGTCTGAAGATGAACCAAAATTAGATGTTTCTTCAAACCTTACACCAGATGGTTTTTCAATTGAAGGAGTATCATAACTAACTGTTTTACCAAATAAACTTGATTTACTTTCATATGTAGTTCTAGAAGGTGCTTCTTCTTCCAATACCAAATCATTTAATTCATTTTCTAAATTGTCTAAATCGTCAATATGAATATCACTTGTTGGTTTTGAACCACCGTCTCTTACTTTTTCGTTCATCAATAACTCAATCCCTCCACCGAAATTCGTAGATTTCATTGGTCCATCGTTCAATTTTATACTGGAAATGTCAATAATGTCGTTGTCCATATTTATCTATGAATAAATAAGAACATATAATTTTAAGTCTTACGAATAATAAATATATTATTTTGAATTTGTAGATATAACTATAATTTATTTTTAATGTACCAGATACCTTGTAAAAATGAATCTGCTAAATCATCTTTTTTGGTATGTTTTGAAAAAAAATCCTCCCAAGATTTGTAGTTGTGTTCATTGGTTATTATTTCTAAACATTTTTTAATTCCTACTTTTTTTCTATCCCCATATTTCACTTTGTCTTCTTTTTCTTCTTTTTTGTTTTCACTGGAAGAATCTTTTAATTTATTGATTGAAGATACAAATTCAATGGATATATTATTGTTTTTCATTATAAAATACTGAGCAATCATACCTTGAATTGTCTTCATTCTATTCGCAATTGGACTAATTTGATTTTCTATAATCACTTTATCAATGGTTGATAAATGTTCAGCAAGAATTACGTCAAATTTAGACTGAAGGTTTCTACCAATCGTTACTAAATCAATCTTTGATGCATTTGTGTTTTCAACTGGGTCAAAACACGTATTGTAAGTGTAATCATTTATTAATGAAACCAACTCATTTTTTTTGATTGGTTTTTCATATTTAATTTTGTATTTATCAGCCATTTCGTATAAACTCTGAATTTTTTGTTTATTAATAAATCCACTTTTCAATTCTGATGTTGGAATTTGATATTCTTGTTTTTTTGAATGTTTCAAACAGTAACACTTTCCATTTTTGGTAAATTTAGCTGGTTTATTACAAGGTTGATTTTTTTCCAGTTCTAAACATTTCATTTCACTTGTTTGGGATAAATTTACTGAGTCCCATTTTTCAATATGAAAATAATGTTCTTCTTGTTCAACCGATTTGGAAAATAAACAAAACGCTAAATTTTTTATTCCAACGTCTATACTTAGTATTTTCATTTATACTATACTATTGAAATATTATCTCCTAAAAGTATTATAACAATATGTTTTTATAATACTTTTCCATTTATATTATATAAATTATTGGGTTGTTGTATGCATTTTTTCAATCTCACTCAAATCAATAGAAGGAGAAATTAATCGTCCTTGTAATTGTTCTCTTGTTAAATATGGATTTTTCAAGTTACTTGAGCAGTATCCAAATCCGGGATTATTAGTATCGTAACTTGATTTATACAAGTGTGGTACATTGGATGATGGTGTCTTTCCAGTTTGTATGTGTGAAGGTAATCCCATATCACTGCAAGCTTCCATTGTGTTGTATTTCATAATTTCTCTTCCGTTGTTAATAAGAAATTGTCTGTATTGCCAACTCGTTTGGATATTTTCTTGTTGTTGAATTCTTTTATTGACAACCGCTTCTGGTTGCCAACTTGAATAGTTTCTTCCATCAGCCATTATTGGTGGATAATTAAAATGAATATTATTTGAACCAGAATAACAAGTGCCCCACATATTTTTATATATAACAACAAAATATTATTTGTATTATTTTTATTTCTTTTTGTATAATTACTCTACACCTAATAATTTAAGTAACTCTGGTTTCTTTAATTTTGATGAATCAGATGATAAATTTTTTTCAGATACAATTTGCCTTAATTTATTCAACGACAACTTTTTATAGTCAATATTTTCACTGGTTGGAAATGTCATATGAATTGACTTCAACAATGTCGCGTCTATGTCTAAAACTGGTTCAAATTCTTGAGGTTCTTCCATAACTTCATTTAGTTTTACAATTTCTATTTTAGATTCATTTTCACTAGAAACACTACTTTTGTCATCTTCTAAATCTTCGTCTTCTGAAGAGTCGTCCATATCATCATTGTCATTGTTTTCACTTGGGATTTCTTCAACGTCTACATTTTCTTCTACAGAATGTAATAAGGAGTCACTAATGTTAATTACTCTAACAGTTTCTTCTTCTACCTCTTCATCAGAGTCCGTGTCCGATGATTCATCATCATCATCATCATCACTTTCTTCGTCACTTTCATCATGTTCTTCTTCTTCTTCATCTTCCGAGTCATTATCCTCGTCATCAGAAACGTTAATTAGGTCGGCCGACTTTACTGGTGGAGAGTTGAATAAAGGTATTTGTGTGGGTGCGTTTGTTCCGCCACTAGGTAAAGTATTTACTGCACCTCCAGATTGAACACGACTTCGTATGTAGTTCAATTCTTCTGCCATTGTAGAAATTAAATCAACCATACTACTTATTTTGTGATTTTGTTCAGTTATTTTTTGATAAAAAAATACTCCTACGAAACCAATTAAAATTAGACTTATTCCTAAAGACAATAAGAACGGAATGCTTAGTATTGGAGTTAAAGATGACATTATTAAAAAATATTTATATATTTATATTTTTTAATAAACGAATTATAATTTGGTTTTTGATTTGAATATTCATTTTATTTATTGAAATTTTCGCTAATATACTGTTTGGTAATATCTGTCGCCAAACCTTGCTTATAACTCTTCCAGTTAGCATTAAATATCTTTGAATTGAAAAAAGAATTTAATATATTTTTTAAGGTAGCTTCGGATTGTTCAATTCTTTCAGTTTTTTCCGAAAATTTATTTCCATAAACGTAATATGAATATATGATATTACTTACTCTAGACAAAATTATAAAAGTATATTGAGTCTCTAAATTTTTATTACGGTCTTCTTCTTTATATTCACTTATATTATAGAATAATTCGTCGTAATAATAGTTCATTTCGGGGTGGTCTATGAAAAATTTGAGGGTGTCATCAAGTAGTTGTTGGAAATTATTATCAAAACTATTTAACTGATTAAAATTAGCAGTTTCTCTAAAAGTCACTTGTTGTAAATATACTGAGTAAACTGTCATTATAATTGTAGCTGCCATTAATACTTGTATATATGTTTGAAACTTTGCATTTTCTCCTAATCTTGATTTCCAATATGTAACACTTAATAATATGATTGCAATAAAATATAAAAAATATGAAAAGTAGTACAAGTAGTTTGAAAAAATAATCAAATCTCTATTTTTAAAAACGTCTAACATATCTTTTGTAATTTTTTTATCATTTTTTTTATCATTTGTATTTTCTTCTGCCATTTATAAATATATATTATACAGTTATAATTTTTTAGATTCTTCAATAATTTCAGTTGGATAATTCATATCACATAGCACTTTGATTCCTCCTCTCACATTAGAAATTCCTTTCTTCAACAAGTATTTGTATTTAAAATTGGTAATGTCATTATTTCCATCTTCATCAAATACATTTTCAGTTTGCATATAAAAATTAGAAATTTTTGCATTTTTGTCTAAATGTTTACACACTTCTATAAAATGTGTAGTTAAAATACAAAATACTCCGTCATTCTTTATTAAATATTTCATAAATGCTAAAGCACTTAACACCGCTTCATCTGGATTCGTACCAGAGTACAACTCGTCAAATACACAAAAATGGTTTTCCTTAGGGTGTTGCTTAATAATATCCAAAATGTCCTTGCATCTACGCGCTTCTGCTTGAAATAAACTATCTCTTCCAGAAGTATCTGGAATATTCAAGTAGCAATGAATATATTTGAAAGGACACATTGTAGCACTTTCGTAAAATCCGCAACCCATTTGTTGTGTTATGATGGTGTTGATTAAAACGGATTTTAGAATCGTGGTTTTTCCAGATGCATTTGGCCCAGTGATAATGAGATTCTTCTTGAATTTAACGGTGTTTTTCACGTGTTGAGTATTCATTAACGCCGGATAGTAAAGCTTCTTCATTTTTCCACTTGATTTTTTGGTATTTAGTTTGGCAGCGTTTATCTTTTTGCTATTTATATTTTCAATAAAACCTTCTATATTATCAAGATAACCGTGAAATCCAAAAGAAAACATAAGCGATTCATAGTAGGTCTTGTTGTCGTACAAGGTATAAAATGATTTGAGGACGTTTCCCAGTTCGCCCACTTTTTTCATAGAAAGTTTATATTCTGTTACGGTATTAAGTAGTTCTTTTAATTTGCTTAACTCCGTCAACCGTTGTTTTATTTTTTCGTTGAATATGGCATATGTTTTTAGATTTTCAGTGTATAATAAAATATTGTACATTTTGACTTCACTGTACTCAATATATTCTCTCACTTTTATCAGATGAGAATGGATTTTTTTCATATTATTATGAAATCGGTAACAAGTTAGTATGTTTTGGTAAATAGAAAAAATATAAAATGCTGCCGAAATTAGGAGGTAAAATTTTTCGCTTAACTCAACGTTATTAAATTCAGTAAAAAGTCGTCCGACTGCGTGATTTGCGGCAATTATTTTTAATACTTCCACATATTCTCCGATAGTAATAGTAAGTCCTTTCATTTTTATAATGAAAAAAGGAATAATTAGAATAATAAATGGAACAAAGAGAGAAATGACTGGAGACGCTAAGTTATAAATACTCATCACTTGTAAAAATGATTCCGAATGGTTGAGGAATTCCCACATTGGCCAATCAATAAACTGGTATTTTTCTTTAAACCCAGTGTCATTCTTAATATCGTCCCAGACTTCCATAACTTCACTAAGCAACTGGTTCTTGCTTTCATCGCATTTTAAATCTATCTTCTTGTAATTTTTTAAAAGTGATTGTGTATCTTTTAAAAATTCAGTGTCCGTGGTATAATAGTGTGGAAACTGTTCCAACACTTTTTTACCAAGACTGGTGCCGGGTTGAAAGGCAAAGGAATAAATAGAATTGCACGAAGGGTCAACCGTCTTAATGAGTTCTAAATCATCTATTACATTTTTACTCAGTTCCATTTTATTTTCGTTGAAACAAATCGGAATTTGAAAATATTCATTTATCTTTTCTATATTTGATATCATTACATCAAATGTAGATTACTTTTCTTATCGTTTTACGAATTTATTATGATTTTGGTTGCATACATTTTTTTTGCGCTGCATCCCAAGTACAAGTGAGGTGGTCATTTACACTTTGTACATTACAAGATTTTAAGTCAGAATAGTCGCTACATTTTTTAATTTCTCCGGTTGTTTTATCCACTATATAAAACCCTTCCCTTCTACCTACACCACCATAAACGAAATATAAAACTACTAAAGCAATTAAAATCCAAAGAAACACCGATAAACCAAACAGTTTTTTTGCCATTTATATTTTACCTAAAGATAATTTTTATTTCATCAAGTTATTAAAATTCGCGGGTAACTCGTTAATTTGACAAGAATAATGTTCCTCAATTTGTTTCATCAACGACACGTCACGACGCGTGATTAAATTAATGCCAACACCTTTACGTCCCCAACGACCACTACGACCGATTCTGTGTAAATAATTATGTACGCATTTGGGAACATCAAAGTTAATCACTACGCTCACTTGTTGAATATCAATTCCACGCGCAGTCACATTAGACGAAATCAACACTCTATATTTACCGCATCTGAATTCATTGAATGCATTATCTCTATCCACTTTTTCCATACTACTGTGAATTCTACATACTGGAAAACCATCTTCTACCATTGCATCATATAAGTCAGATACACGTTTCACACTGTTACAATAAATAATACACTGAGACATTGAAATAAATGCATATAAGTCCTTCAATGTAGAATATTTCTGGCGGTCATCATCTATGGCTACGTAATATTGAGAAATACCTTCCAATGTTAATTGTTCAGTCTTTACATAAATTCGTACTGGGTCACGCATAAACTTACTTGTTATACTATGAATATAGTCTGGCAAAGTGGCGCTAAATAATGCGACTTGAATATCTTTACTAAAATTTTGAAATATATCGTAAACTTGTTCCTTAAATCCAGAAGACAACATTTCATCAGCTTCATCTAAAATAACTAATTTAATATTTTTAGCATTAATACAGTTACGACGAATCATATCATAAACGCGTCCGGGACAACCAGTAATGACGTGTGGAACATTGTTTCTCAACGTAGCAGAGTCTTCATCAATAGATGTACCACCTACTAGTGTTTGTACTCTTAACCCAGACATCATAGAACCAATCCCGTTCATCACATTTGCGGTTTGTTTGCTTAACTCTCTGGTTGGCGATAACACTAAAATTTGAGTTGTATCATCCTTTATATCAACCAATGAAAGAGCACCAATTGTAAATGTAGCGGTTTTACCAGTACCAGACTGTGCTTGGGCAATTACATCTTTTCTATCAATAATAGGTTTAATGGCTTTTCTTTGAATAGGACTAGGTTTCTCAAAACCATATGAATATATTCCTCGCAATAAGTTGCTGTCAATATCTAATTCGTCCCAGTTGTTTATTTCTTCTGTATTATATAAATATTCTAATTCATCTGACTTTTCTATTTCTAATGACATTGGTAATAAATAATCAAGGTATATATTTAAGTGTATTTATTATAAATTAATTATTATTATAAAAAATTGATATAAATGATTGTCAAATATATACTTATATCAGATGCAAACAATGACTAGATATAATTTAACAGATTTCCATAATATTACGTTTAATGGTTTTGAAATAAAATTACCCGAAGACACGTTGAGTATTATAAGTGAAATTGCCCAACAAGTGGGGTCACCAACGTACATAAGAACGCCAACTTTTGCAAAAAAAGAAAATACTGTTTCATCATTATCATCCACTAAATATGGTTCAACTGGTGCTGGTTCGGATTCTGGATTTAAAAGAAGAAAACGTAATAAAAATGTAGAAAGTGTAAGTGATGAAGACTGGGAGACAATACGAACATTTCAAGCAACAAAAATAGAACAGAAAACCGGTATAGATTCAAAGATAGATACATTGAGAACGTGTCTGAATAAATTAACAGATAAAAATTATAATGAGTTACTTGAAAAAATAGTGGAAATTTTTGAAGAGTTAATAAAAAATGATACAAGTGATGAAGATATGTTAAAAGTCGGAAATTCTATATTTGATATTGCATCAAACAATCGTTTCTTTTCAAAAATATACGCTGACTTATATGCATTACTGATTAAAAAATTTGAAATAATGAAAGTTATATTTGAAAATAGTTTGGATACATTTTTAGAGTTGTTTAAAACCATTGAATATGTAGAATCGGAAGAGGACTATGACCGTTTTTGTAAGATAAACAAAGACAATGAAAAAAGAAAAGCATTAAGTTTATTCTTTGTAAATTTATCTACAAACAAAATTATAAGTGAAGAAAAAATAGTAATGATAACTTGTGATTTAATGAAGCAAGTTGTAAATTTAATAAAAGAAAACAATAAAAAGAACGAAGTAGATGAAATTACTGAAAACATCGCAATATTATACAACAAGTCAGTTTTTGAGAACTGTTCATCAGATGTTTCTCAAAAAATAAATGATGAGTTATTTATCGACGTTGTTCATAGATTGTCATTATGTAAAGTAAAAACATTTCCAAGTTTATCAAACAAGTCAATTTTCAAGTATATGGATATGATTGATATGTAATTTTTGTGGTAAATGAAATATTTTAAAATCATAAAATAATATAAATATTACAAATTATTAATATTAGTAATTTATAATATAAATATTGAAATGGAAAATACCAAAGAAAATATTACTTATGAATTTAACGATGAAACTTTTTCAAATGAAAATTTGTGTGAAATAGAAAAACTATTAAGCGACTTTGAACAAATTAGTAGTATTAACGAATATGTAGATTCTGCAACAAATAATAGAATATGTATTGAAGATGATGATATGTATACTGAAATGGTAAATTATGATATGAATTTTACAGTGAAACAGTTACTATTAATTTGTGACTACTATGGATTGATGAAAGACGTAAGGACGAACAAAATGAAAAAACAAGATGTTATTGAACAAATATTGTTGTTTGAAAATAATATGGAGAATTATGAAGTGGTTGTTAGGAGAAAAGAATTGTGGTATTATATAAATGAATTGAAAAGTGATAAAATGATGAAGAAATTTGTAATTTGGAATTAAATTTTATATTTTTTATAGAATAAAAATATAAAATATTGTTATGTTAATTTATATATGGTATTATCAAAACTAGATAAAAGTATAAGTTATCAAGAATTAAAAAGCGTTGACTCTGATGATTTGAAAAAAAAGGCGACTTTATATGAAATTGAAGTAAAAGGGATAAATATAATCATTGCAGTTGGTAATGCTAAAAATACGTATGAAGGTAAAAATGTTACTTTTTTTCCAGTTTATTTAGTAAAATCAAATAATAAAGTGATGCAGATTGGCGTGTATGAAATTAAATCAACCGACGTATCAAGTAATATGGATGAGGACCAAAATTTGATTATTGAAAATTTAAATGGACCTTTGATATACGTTTTTGTAACTAAAAAAATGTTAGAAAACTTACGAATGGTTCCCGAAGAAGATATAGAAACAGTTGAAAAAGAAAACGAATCAGAAGAAGAGGAAGAGGAGTCAAGCAATGTTGATTCGGATGAAGAAAATGATAAAAAGGAAAAAATAAAAAACTCAAAAAAGAAAAAAGAAAAGAGTGATGAGAAAAATGAAGAATTAACTATACCAGCGATTCGCAAAGATATTTTTACACAAACAACCGAATCCATAAAAATTCCACCAGTATTACCAGAAGAAACTAAAGAACAAGATGAAAAAGAACAAGGTAAATATTTGAAAAATGCAAAAACTTCTAAAAAAGAAGAAACGTGGATTGAAACATTTATGGAAAATAATAATTATTCAATTAAAGATAATGAAGGTGGTGGAGATTGTTTGTTTGCCACGATACGGGATGCTTTTGCGCAAATTGGTCAAGTAACAACTGTTCAAAAAATAAGAGAGAAACTGGCCAAAGAAGCAACTGAACAAGTATTTTTAGGATACAAAGAACAATATGATAACATAAAAACTATTCTTTTGAAGGATACACAAGACATAAAAAATTTAGAAAATGAATACAATAATTTCAAAACGAAATATCAAAATACTTTGGATAGAAACGAAAAAAAACAACTAACAGAAAGTGCTAAAAAAATAAGTGATCAACGTGAAATGATTTTGAGAGAAAAAAAATTGTCAAGTCAATTAGCACAAGAATTTAAATTTATGAAAGACATTGATACTTTGGAAAAATTCAGAGAAAAAATTAAAACTTGTGAGTTTTGGGGAGAGACTTGGGCAATTTCCACTTTGGAAAGAGTGTTGAACGTAAAATTCATATTACTATCTCATGAAGCATACAAAGAGAAAGATTATGCAAATGTGTTGAACTGTGGCCAGTTGAATGATTCAATTCTTGAATCACGTGGTGAGTTTATTCCGGAATTCTACATAATGTTGGACTACAATGGCTATCATTATAAGTTGATTGAGTACAAGAAAAAAGCAACTTTGACATTTAAAGAAATTCCTTATGGAATTAAAAAAAAGATTATTACCAAATGTATGGAAAAAAATTCTGGGTTGTACGCTTTAATACCCAACTTTATTAAATTAAAAGGTTCTGATTTTGATTTAAATAAAGTAAGTACTCCAAAATTTGAAGAGTTGTCTGAAGCAAAGATAAGAGGATTATATGATGAAAATATCGTATTTGCTTTTTACGACAAGTCAAGTAGTAAATCTTTACCCGGTAAAGGTTCTGGAGAAAAAATTCCAAAAGAAATGGTTCGGGATTTTTCCGAATTAGCATCTATCGTGGATTGGCGTAAAAAATTAGATAATTCTTGGGTCCAACCCTTTACGTTGGATGGTAAGAGATGGAATAGTGTTGAACATTATTACCAAGCGTCAAAATTTAAAGAAAATAATCCAGAGTTTTATTTATCTTTTTCGGTTGAGTCTGGTACTGAGTTATCAAAAAATCCAGAAATGGCAAAAGCTGCTGCGAGTAAAAATGGAAAATACAAGGGTGAATTGATACGTCCAAAAGAGGTGAAAATAGATGCGGAGTTTTATGGAAAAAGAAAAGATGTGGAAAAGAATAATGCTTTGGAAGCAAAATTTACCCAAAATCTAGACTTGAATAAGTTGTTGCGTGAAACGAAAAATGCAAAATTATTACAGTATAAAACTGGTGTTGAACCAATACTGAGAGAAGATTTAATCTTGATTAGAGACAAAATTACAAAACCAACATTGTAGATGCGGATTTTACAAATTTATAAAATTTATTTTTGAAAATTAAAATAAATTCTATTTCAAACATTTTAAAAAAAGTTAAATCTTTTCAAATGGTGGCCAACTGGTTTTAAAAATCTAGTGATATATGGTTGTCTTTGTTGTCGGAATTGGGGATATGCTGTAGGAGGTACTTGTTGAATTGCTACTGGTTCATTTTCAAAGTCAATTACAACTTGTTCCTCAGCAACAACTACTGGTTTTCCAGCAACGACCACTGGTTTTTCAGCAACGACTACTGGTTCTTCAGCAACGACCGCTGGTTCTTCTTCAACAATAACTGGTTTTTCAGCAACGACTACTGGTTCTTCTTGTACAACAACTGGTTCCTCTTCTACAACAACTTGTTCTTCTTCAACGACTACTGGTTCTTCTTCAACAACAACAACTGGTTCTTCAGAAACGTTTGTTTCTTCTTCACCGTCAGATTTTTCATCATCAGAGGAGTCAAAATATCTAGATAGTTCAGATTCACTTGAAATTTCTAGTTTAACTTCTTCATCATTACTTTCCATAATATTATATAAATAAAAAATATAATAAAAATAAGTAAATAATGTATAGTAATATATAAGAGTAGAGAGAATGAATAAGTTAACAAATACTAGCAAAAGACTAATGTCATTTTTTTTAGATAATAAATGTATAAATCACGTTGAACAAACACCTAAAACAAAAAAAACAATTACAAAACTTTTTAGTGAATTAAAACAAGCTGATAATGAAATTAAGCTAAAGAAACAAACTGAAGGTTCTAAATTCTATAAAATAAATATTGAAAAAATAGTCAATATATCACAAGTCCCTAAACCCAAAACATTCAACGCAATCAGTTTTCCTAAAGAAATTAGAGAACACATTGATACTGCAACTAACTATTCTTTATCATATACTTTTTCTCTCTTTGATAGAAATATTAATATCCTTTTTATAGTTGAAGAAACCAATCCTCAATTACAAATTGAGTATTATAACGAGTATGTTGAAAAAATATTAGTATGGTTATACATAATAAACGAATATTCCTCAAAAAAATGTTCAAAAAATATTACTTTATACATTTACTTTACAAGTTTGAAAAAAAAATTACCCATTAGTAATATTGATATTTTAGGTGAAAATAATGTAAATACCGCTTTTACTCATACTTGTCCAGTAAATTCAGAAATTGTTATTTTTAGAAAAGAAGAATGGTTTAAGGTACTGATGCATGAGACGTTTCATAATTTTGCACTTGATTTTTCTGATATGAACAGTCAATCAACTATATGTAAAGAGAGAGTATTATCTATTTTTCCAATAAATTCAAATGTAAATTTATATGAAGCTTATACGGAATTTTGGGCAGAATTAATGAACGCTGTATTTTGTAGTTATTATTTAACAACAAATAAAATAAACCAACAAAGTCAATTAGTATCTGAAAGTGAATTAATGAATGAACTTCTCTCAAATTTTGATTTTTTCATTAACTTTGAGAGAACTTATGGATTTTTTCAGTTAGTTAAAACGTTGGACTTCATGGGTCTAACTTATAAAGATTTATATTCAAAAAAACAAGAATCAGTTGCTTTACGAGAGACACTTTACAAGGAAAACTCAAATATATTATCTTACTACATTATACGTCCAATATTAATGAATAACTACCAAGGATTTTTATCTTGGTGCAGTAAAAACAATTTTTCTCTCTTACAGTTTAAAAAAACAAATAAAAATTTGGAAGAATTTTGTAATTTTATAAAAACAAACTATAAAACAAAATCAATGATTGAGTCGATTAACTGTATGCAAAAATTCATTGGAAAATTAAAAAAAATAAAACATAATAAAAAATCAAATGAAAGCGTTGACTTTGCCTTATCCAATATGCGTATGTCTCTCTGCGAGTTGGGATAAACTACCTACCACTCCATACTTTTATAATTTTACAAAATGACGTCTCTTTTGTTTTATTTTTATCTTGTAAATAGTCAGTGTAGGTATAATAAAATGGTTTGCCCAAATGTGGGTATTCCAATAATTCTCCAAAAATAGACAGTGAATTATTTAAAAAATAGTTATTATTTACGTAGCATATAACCGAAAAAATTCTTTCTAGAGAACATCTATCTTCACGTGTTTTAATAATATTCAATAACTTAAATATGTTATATTTTTCCACTAATATATTTAAAAAATCATAAGTTATCACAGACATTACTCCAAAACATCCTAACCATTTTTCTTTCTGTAAATATGTATGTGTTAAGTTTGTTGAACCCGCTTGATTGTCTCCGTACTTTAATTTACTAATGTAATACATTTCTTTAACTAAGTCATCGTCGTAATGGTTACTAAAATGCCATAAAAACTTAACGTTACTTACGTCGTTTATTTCTTGGGAAATATCTTGTTGTAGAAAAATGGAGTCGTGAATAATAACAGCTTTATCAAATAATTTGTATTTATAAAAATAATAATATGCTAATATCTCTCCTCGTTTTGGATATTCACTTTGTATGATGAAACAATTTTTTAAATCAACATTATCATTCGTAATATATTCATCCAAACTATCGTCATCAATTATCATTATAATATTATCTTTGTAGTGTTTTCTTATGCAACGAATACATTCTTTCCAATATTCATTTGTTTCTTTTGAATTAATATGTCTTGTAAAAATAAAACCAAACATTATTATAAGTACTTTAATATAATAATGTTTTAAATTAAAAAAATATTTTTTACGATTTTTACATTACATTTAAGTAAAAACTTTAACTCTATATAAAATTTTGTAAATGTTTTGAATGTATATGCAAGTTAAATATAGGTACGAGTTTATCGTTAATTATAAAATATATTCAAAACAATATATAGAAATAATATTAGATAGTTAAGCATATAGTACATAATATGAGTAATATTGTTACGGGTGAAAAGTTACAACAACTATGTGATATTTATATAGGTTTTAAAGACGATTTTATGTCTAATCCAATGATTAGTAACCATACTTCAAAACACGTATGTATACATGATATTAATACACAATACGATAACCCATATCGTGTATTTTGTTATGGTCATTGTATAGAGATACTTTCTACAAAAATACATTTATTTCAAAATAAGTTTATACTAATAACTCATAACTCAGACCAAGAAATAAGACAAACAAACGAAGTTTATATTATTTTAAATAATGAAAAAATGATAAAATGGTATGGCCAAAATATTTGTTTTGAACATCCAAAATTGTTATTTTTACCCATTGGAATCGCAAATAGTCACTGGGAACATGGAAACTTAATATTATTTAATGACATACATTTTATTCAAAGTATACAAAAAATTAGTAAAGTATATTTTAATTTTAATATAAATACAAACCCAAGTAAAAGAAAAATATGTTACGATAATCTTAAAAGTAAATTACAATGGTTAGAGAACACATCACCGATAAACAATTTGAAACGTTTAAGTACGTATGAATTTTGTATATGTCCAGAAGGCAACGGTGTTGACACTCATAGATTATGGGAGTGTTTGTATTTAAAAGTTGTACCAGTTGTTGTAGAAAGTGAATTTACTAAAATACTACAAATTAACGAGATACCAGTATTTATTTTAGATAAATGGGATAATTTTGACGTAACTAAATTAAACTATAATGATTTTAATTTCAGTAATGAAAAAATCAGTAAATTACTCAATTTTACTAGTGACTATATTATGTAAATACTTATCGTGTTTTGTATCTTTTACGAGTATTTTTGCTTTTCCGTTTTGATTTTATTGATTTTTTAGATTTTCTTTTATTTTTCCTTGTTTTTCTCCTATAGTTACGTTTTCCACCTTTAAAATCAACATACTGATTATAGTCTAAATTTTGAGTTTCATTCCATTCCATATAGTCACTAAGTACATCATTAATTACTTCATCAAGATTTTCTTTATTATACAAGTTTTTACTATTATAAATATGAAGCAGAATTCTAAGTAGTGGTAAGTATAATTTTACATCATTCTCATTTAATCCAAGTTTTGTTTTAATTAAATCATAATATCCGTCGGTTTTGTATTTTTCAACAACCTTGTTATAAAATTTCATTTTTTCATTATTGCTAACGTTCATTGATTCTGTTTGTCTGTCTAACAACATAATACCGTTCATTATTGCGTCATGGTCTCTTAATGCGGTTTTTAATTCATAATATTTTACATTTTTTGCACCGATATTTGGGTCAGTAGCTGAATAATTGTTTAATGTATCATCTTCTTTCGTGTGAAGTATTATATCGTCTAATTGATTTCTGTATAGGTATGTAAGGAATGTTTTGATATTTTCTATTTTTTGTTGTTGGTATGGACTGTATATCAAAGTTATTTGTATTGGTTTTTCTTTGGAATTCATTTTTATATATTAACTATAGAATAAATTTATTTTTTTCTATGGTAGTGACATTTATCGCAACTATCCTTAAGTTCTCTCATACATTTTTTTCCAGTTGTTAAAGATATGTTCCCGCAAACATATTTGTAACACCCATTCCCAGTGCTTTTTTTATTTGCTTTCCACGCTTCACTTGCATCGTCAAAATCAATATTGACTTCATACAACGCATTCTTTTCGTACAGTATGTTTTCTCTCAGTTGTTGACGGGTTTCCATTTTATCGGACTGTTGTTGTTAAGTATTTGATATTATTGTAATATTTGTTGAATTTTGTTTCAATTTTTTTTACAACACATACAATATACAATCATCATTTATAAAAAAAATGATTTATAATGTTATGTTAAAATTATAGTCAGTCAAAAAAAATAAATTAAAAATGGGAATCAAAAATTTAAATCGGTTTATAAGAGATCATTGCACTGTTGAATCTATAAAATGTGTTCCGGTCAGTCATTTATCCGGAAAAAAAATTGCGGTTGATATAAGTATATATATATATAAATTTGTAGGTGATGATTGTTTAATTGAAAATATGTATTTGATGTTATCTATTTTCAAACACTACAACGTAATACCTATATTTGTATTTGACGGTAAACCACCAACTGAAAAAAAAGAACTACTTATAAAAAGAAAAAATGATAAAAAATATGCGGAAAATGAGTACAACAAGTTAAAAGAAAATTTGAAAAGCGATGAGATAGATGATGATGAAAAACAAGAAATAATAACAACAATGGATTTGTTGAAAAAACAATTTGTATATATTCAAAAAGACCAAATTAATATGATAAAAGAAATGATTTCTTCATATGGAATGACATATTATGAAGCAAACGGAGAAGCAGATGAGTTTTGTGCATTACTAGTACTTAAAAAAATAGTATGGGCGTGTTTAAGTGAAGATATGGACATGTTTGTATATGGTTGTTCAAAAGTGTTGAGGTATTTTAGTTTATTGAATCATACGTTGGTGTTATATGATACCAAAAAGATTGTAGAAGAACTGGGTTTAACACAAAAAGATTTTCGGGAAATATGCGTACTATCTGGAACTGATTATAATATTCAGTCAACTTTAGATACGGAAAGTATGAACTTGTACAAAGTGTTAAAACTATACAAAAAATATCATAAAACAGACAAAAAATACACTTTTTATGACTGGTTGCGAGAAAGCGGAAATAGTCATTTAGACTATGAGTTATTGATGAATGTGTATAGTATTTTTGACTTACATTATGATGATGAATATTATAATAACTTGGATAATTTAAAAATTGTAAATAGTTATGTTGATAAGGAAAAATTACAAAGTATATTGAAAAAAGATGGATTTATATTTCCAAAATAACACAAGTAGTGCGTTTATTTTTATAAAACATAAATACCCAAAAAAGTTGATTTTATAATATTTTTTAATATTTTTTAATATATATGAATAACATATATTTACTTTATGGAACACAAAGTGGAAATGCACAAGCTATAACAAATCATATATATAGTTTATTACTTGATAAAAATTATAAATGTAATCATATGTCTTTAAACCAAACTATAGAAAGTGGAAAATTAAATTTTATTGAAATTAACGAACCAGCTGTTTTAATAGTAGTATGTTCAACATATGGTAACGGTGACGCTCCAGAAACAGCAAATCATTTTTGGAGAAAAATTAAAAACCGCAGCGTACCAACGGATTTATTTAAAAACATACGATATGCTGTTATGGGTTTAGGAGATACAAATTACGATAAATTTTGTAATATGGGTAAAAATATAGACAAAAGGTTTAAAGAACTTGGTGGAGAACGAGTCATAGAACTACATTGTGCAGATGAAGCAACAAATATGGAAAATACAGTTGATTCATTTGTAGAAAAAGTATTTAATTTTTTAGTTACATAAAATATTCTTCAATTTTTCGTGCGTAAAAATATAAAAAGAGTGATTTTTATATTTTTATTTGTTTTTATAGGTTTATTTATTTTTTATAAATATTTTGTTGTTTTTATTATTTTTTATAGATTTTTAAAATTATTTTTTTAAGCAGTTGCCTCTGGCTTAACACTCTTGGCGAAGTGATGGCACATAAACTTTTGAAGGTTGAAGTAAGTTAATTGGTCATCCTTCTTAAGCTTTAATAGAGATGATAACTTAGTATCTGGGTTGATCTTGCGACCGTTGGTAGTGTCTTGAAGACCATTTGCACGAATGTATGCGTTGATTTCCTTGGTGACTGAAGTGCGAGCCATTTCAGTACCCTTTTCCTTTCCTAAGAAAGAAGCAAGCTCATCACTGATACGGGTTGGCTTAACAAAGCCACTTGGCTTGCGGTTGCCAGACTTTCTCTTGTTCTTTGAACTTTGCTTTTGAACAGTCTTCATGTCTCTTGACCATTGCTTTTGAAGGGAACGGTATTCAGACTTTAATGATGAAATAAGTGAACCGATTTGTTGTAACTTTCCAAAGAATTCCTCGGACTTATCGGTTAAAGATGCATCAGTTGCTTCAACAGCTGGAGCAGCAACTTTAGGGGCTTCAACTGCAACTGGGGCAGCCTCTTTAACAGCCTTTACTTTCTTTGCCTTTGGGGCAGCAGCTTCAACTGCTGGGGTGGTTTGAACTGGAGCGGGAGCGTCGGTGGTAGTCTTTGCTTTACTAGCTTTTGCCATCTTATATACTATCTAAATAATAACTTTTTAAGTGTTTTAACGCATAATATATATTATTGTGATTATATATCATCACAATAATACTAAAGTATCTAAAAGTTATTAAATTTTAAAAATAAAAAATGAATTTTTAAAAAATTATAAAAATATTGAAAAACTTAAAAATAAGAAACCGATTGGAACAACCAAGGAAGAGCAATCGCCGCTTCTGGATTCACTAATGTAATTGCTCCTAAAATATAGTATGCACCCAATGCTTTATAGTCTTTATCTACACCATTTTTTACAAGTTTTTCTACAATGTCCAACACCATTTTTCTCACGTTATCCATATTTTGTTCTTGAGCAATTATTGAAAAATTAACACCACGAAATGGGTCTCCGTTTGGAGGACATATTAACCTTTTTACCTCACTTGATAACTGTGCCCTATAATTCCAAATATCTATAAGTTCCCGCAACATTTTTACTATTTGAGGCTTACTTAGTGAGAGAAACCACGATGCATTACTATAGTTTCCTAAAGCATCCATTAACTGAAATAAATCAAGAATTCGTAACTCTATACTTTTTTGTAAAGATATATCTTCAGTCACATCCTTAATATCAATTTCAATAGGAATTTTCAAAACCTTACTTATTCTCAATAAACTTCTAATATCATTAATAACATTATTTGGTATTACATTACGATTATAAGGATTTTTTAAGGTTTTTCCAGACTTTAAAATCAAGTTATAGAGAGAAATTATATCAAAGCCATAAACGAAACCATCAGTGTCCTTGTAACTGAAAAATTGTGAATACACTAAATCTTTCATATCCTCTATTGTTAAAAAGTCACTTTGATTTGTACAAATGTCACGATGGAAAAATGCCGGACCGTGTAACAAGTTATATTTTCGTTGAATATTTCCTCTAAATACCTTTTGTATCTTTATAATGACCGAGGATAGTTTTAAAAAAACGTACAACCGATTCACTAGCTCATTTTTATTTCCGGATATTTTCAGTTTGTAACTTTTTGCAAATCCTTTCAACTGGTGCACATTGTAGTTGTTGCGTAACAAAATATCGTATGACTTAATTGTTGGTACACATAAATTATCATCAGACATTTTTTCTGGATTTTTTTTTATGGACGGCATTGTTTTTTCACATTTTGAATAAATATGATTTGTATAGTCATCCATTGCAGACGATTTTAAATACAATTTATTTATTTTATGTTTTTCTTCTTGTAATAAATGAATGTTGTGATTCATAATGGTATATATACTATAGTAGGAAAATCTTTTTGAGTTATTTTTTAATTAATATTTGTAAAAATTTTATACGGAAAATGCTCCGAAAAAAATAACTAAAAAATGATTTTTTACTATTATAAAAAAAAATTGATTTAAAGATAAACCAATTATATAAATCATACACACAAGCAAAAATGGCAGATACAATCATTGACGGCACTATGTTTAATGTTGAGAATATCAGATACTCCGCTCCTAAGGCGGGTGGTTCTGGTGGTAAAAGCGTAAATATGTTAAATAAACAAACAAATACTGGTATTAGAGTTTCCACTCCATTAATGCTCACTTGGGGAGCTTCTGATTTCGTTGATCCAGCAACCGGCAAGGGTAATGGTAAGTATGAAATGTCACTTCAATTTCCAAATGATGAATATAAATCTGATGATGCTACTGCATTCTTACAAAATATGCAAGCATTAGAAAAAAAAGTAAAAGCCGATGCATTAACCTATTCTAAGGAATGGTTTGGCAAGGTTCATAAAAACGCAGAAGTAGTTGATGCATTATATAGTCCTATATTAAAATATAGCAAAGATAAAATGACTGGTGAGGCAGATTTGAGCAAAGCACCATTATTAAAAGTAAAAATTCCTTTCTGGGATGGAGTATGGAAAGCCGAGATTTATGATGAAGATGGCGAAGCATTGTTTCCAAATCCAAGCACACCAAACGTTACTCCATTAGATTTGATTCAAAAGGGTATTAATGTTGCAGTCATTATGCAGTGTGGAGGTTTATGGTTTGCAAATGGAAAGTTCGGTATTACTTGGAAGTTGATTCAAGCAGTCGTTCAAAGACCAAAGACATCATTAGTTGGTCACTGCTTTATCAAGTTGAAGCCAACTGAAAAGGAGAAATTAAAGACAGCTGCTCCTCCAGTTGAAGAGCCAAGCGATAATGACTTTCCAGTTGAAGCTACATCAACAGTTGTAGAAGAATCAGATGACGAAGAGGAAGAAGAAGCAGTCGTTGAAGCACCAAAACCAGCACCAGTAGTAGTTGAAGAACCAAAGAAAGTTGTGAAGAAAGTCGTGAAGAAGAAGGTAGAGGGATAAAAAATAAAAAGTAGATTGTAGTTAGAGTAGTTATTTATCTGTAATGTAAACACCCTTTTTTATTTCATATTTTATATAATTATTCAATTACTTATATAAAATTTTAATTAAATATTTTTTTTGTTTTTACGTGTTTTTCTGCGTTTTGATTTTTTGTTACGATATTTTTTCGTTCTTTTTTTTCCACCTTTGTCCAGAGATAACGACGATGTAAAAGAATTATTTCTACTTATATCTCTACTCCTACTTCTATTTCTACTTTCTACTCTAACAATTGGACTACTTGTACGTGATGTTTGTCTACGTAATGAACGAAAAAGTCTCTCATTTTTTGCATTTAAGTCAATTTTATTTTCATCCATATCTCTAAATGTAGAACACGATAAGTCAACAATAATAAATTCATTCATACCCTTTTTTTTCATGTAAGAAATTATTCCGCTTAACAATACAACATCGTCACTTGCTCCATAACTAATTTGATCTTCAATAACAAGGTCATATATATCTTGAATTTTTGGTCCCAAATACTGTGAGGCAAGTCTTGAAAATGAAGGTTCTATTAAATTAATTCTCATATCATAATAACTGTTATTGAAACTATATAAATCGCTAGTATTTACTTTCATATATTCTAAGATTTCTTCTTCTTCAAAATCTTCCTCTTCTAAACCATATTTTTCTAAAATGTCTTCTTTAGTTTTTTCTTTTATATTTCGTGAAAAAAGTTTTTGATAAAATATTGGTTTGTTATTTGGATATTCACTGTCTAAAGTATTTATTAGTTGATATGTATTCATTTGTCTACGATTAGCTGCCGTTGTAAATGCAGCAACTTCTTCATCTTCATCGTATGTTTTGAATGTATGTTCAGTATGTATATTTTCAACCCGAACAACTAAATCATCTATTAATTCATTTACTGTTCGTGTATCATGCATATATTTTTTTAAGTCAATACACACTTCATCAACATTTGAAGTCTCTTGTAAATTAACAACACCGAATGCAGCAGTTTCAAGTTTATATATTTTCATTCCGTCTGGGAGTTTTATTTCAATCATCGCATCTTCAACTCGTCCATCAATATTTTTTTTCTTAATTCTATAACTGCCATGTGTAGATATTAATATGACCGGCAAAATCTGTTTCTGATTAGTGCTTGGATTAAAATCTATTAATCTTTGAAATGACTGTAATAGGTCCATTAAATATCGTTTATATTATATAACAATAATAAAATTATACAAAAGTTATTTTCACATATATATCTCCCCTTCTCTCAACATTATACATATCATTTTCATTTATCACGGAAATTCCCGTCTTTTTAAAAACATAAGTTTGTTTTTCTTTTATGAAAAGACGTTCAATTTCAATATCAAACCTTCTTTTACCCAAATAAATGGGTATGGATTTTTCTTTTAAGAGAGAAGTTTGGAAAGGAATATTCACATTTACATACAAATTATTATTTTCATCTATATTCATATGTGGTGGTAAGTCCGGAATACACTTGACAATAATATCGTATTCGTTGTGCGAGAGAACTCCGCCATTTCTCTCTTCACCTTCTTTTTTATTTTCAGTTTGAGCGTCAAAATATAACTCCCCGTGCCATAGTGGAACAAAGTATAATGTCTTGTTGATTTCTAACTTATAAATGTTATTTTCAAACAAATCATCTATACTTGGATTCAATATATATATTTGAATATCCTTGAATTTTTCTAGAATAATTTCTCTCAAAAGTTCTATTATAGAATCACTTACGTGCAATATATTTTTGTATTTCAAAATAAAATCATATATAGCAAGGGATGTTTCTCTGTCCAGCTTGTCAAACATTTTAACTGAAATTTCTCTCACACCTAAGACAATATCTTTAATCGTTGAGAGAATAAATTCATTATACTTACCTTGTAAAATACTTTCTAAAAACATATTCAACATATAAGAATATCCAGAACCCGTTGATGGTTGTTGAGGCTGAGTTTTATCTTCGTCCAAAGGATTCAACAGAACAAGTTCTCTCTTTAATACTTCATAAGCTAGACCGATATTTTGAAATTTTTCTTTTGCTTCTACACTGTTACCGTTTTTATCCGGATGATTTAATAATGCTAATTTATGATATTTTTTTTTCAATGTGCTTAGTGTTAATTTAACTATTTCATCCGTTTCTATTTCCATAATTTCCATCGCTTGTATTAAATCCATATTTGCGTTTTATTGAAAATTTATTAGTTAATTAAACCACTAAATTTTTAAGTAGTAATATTCACTATACTTGATAAGAAAAGTATATAATTCTCCAAATGATAAATTGGACGATAATTATTATTATAATATTGAAAAAAAGTATATGTTTTAATCATCAACTTTGACATGTTTTTTTGAGAAATAGAACCATTCATTACAAGAGTATGTATAATATACCAAATACATTCATCAATATTTAAATTATATATAAACATATCATATAACATATCTCTCATTTTTAATAGTTGATAGTTTTCAGTGTTTATAATAACATCAATAATTTTATTACAAATTATTTTATAAGGTTGCATTAAATTTTCATTAATCATAGAGTTCACATTTTTTATGTTACTTATTTCTTCTAACTTGAAACTCGGATGTAATTTATTTTTCAAACACTTGTTATAATTAATTTTACTTGGTCGTTGGACTTGCATAATTTCACAACAATTTATAATACTATCTGGTATAAAACTCAAATGTTCCGTCATTAATATAAATTTCAAATCAATAGACAGTGAATTATTTTGTTGCATATAACTATAAAAGTTTTCCAACAACTCACTATGAATGTCTTGAAAATATTTACAAACGATTATTCCTATTTTATTTGTCTTGGCTGAAATAATATCCACAATTTGTAAGTAAATTTCGTGCCATAGTAATTTTGAGTTACATCCTAACATGGATAAGTCCACTTCATAATGAATATCACTTATTTTAAAAAAATACTGCTCCTTATTATATGTAACACTTATTTTTTTTTCATACTTTAATTCTGTTGGACTATACCTTTTTATTGACTTCAACATGAGAGAATATTTACCCACTCCACTTGGTCCATAAAAAATTAAGTTTTTAAAGTCTTGAATTTTATTCGGAAATTTTTTAAGTATTTTATCTATGGTCGGATGTAAATTCTGTTTTTGTGTTGATAATATATATTCTTCAAAATGACTTTCATGAAATTTCATTATATAACTATAGAATAATCTTTATTTATTTTAAATACTTATTTTGATTATATTTATAAAAACCAACTTTTATATAGATTTATAACTTAAAAACAAAATAATTAATCATTATAATACAATAATTATAATGAATATAGCGTTAAACATAAACCAATATGACATAAATAATATATATTACTGTGACTCCATTAAAAATAATGTAGTAAGTGACGGTACTTTTATTCGTCTGATTTATTCTACTGACTATTTTGTAACAAATGGTATAAATATATCAATCCCTTTCAGTGATGTTACGATTGAAAAATACTACAATAAGTATAAATGTGCTTTTAATGTGAATAACAACAAAAATAGCATTGAAAGTATATTTCAGATTGAAAAAGAAATTTTAGATAAAATTAATACAAAAAGTAAAATTATTCAAACAAAAATATCAGACCAGTTAAAAAATGGTAATTTTAAAATTTTTTCTGAAAATATTGATAAGCCAAGTAATGTTCAGTTGTTTATTTTAAAAATATCTGGTATTTGGGAAACGGATAACTATATTGGTTTAACATTCAAGTTTTGTAAAATTAATCAATGTTGATATTATCCGTCTGTACTAAAATATGCTAAATCAATAGAAATTATTTCAGCAACAATAAAGTTAATAACTCCGATAAAAATAGTCATCCAGTATAAAATGGTCGGTATAGTTGATGTACGTTTGAACTGAGAACTGTTTTTAGTATTATAGAATAGTATTACTTCAATTAGTGTCACTAACGTAAATATAAGTGAAAATGTTTTATAGTTATTTGAAACTCGGCCTTTGGATATCTTGTTGAAATATTTTCCAATGTTGTAAGTTAAAAACATTATTGTTCCAATAATTAGTATAAATGGTGCAATTATTTTTAATAGTTCAAGTAATGAAAACGTACTACTTTTTGTATTATTTATTACTGTTGAAAGTAATATTAAAAACCCAGAAACGATTACAGAATAACCAACCATTAAACCGGTTAACGTATTTTTATTTATATCTAGTAATGTAGTTATCATTGCAACCATAATACCAGCCCCAATTAGATAAAAGGAAAAATTGGAAGGATTTATAAAAGAATACGAGTTGGTTATATTTTTATTAATATTTGAACTAACGTCCATATTATTATATATTATTTATATAATAATTTATTTTACTTTGATTTCTTTAATTCATCCACTTGATTTTGAAGGTCTTGAATTTTTAACAATAATATTGGTATCATTTCAACATAATTAACCGATTTTATATTATTATTGGTTGACTCATCTGTATCTGTATCGCTTTTTATTGAATATACTAAATTTGGATACAGTTGTTCTACTTCTTGGGCAATCAAACCATAATGAATTTTATGTTCTGTGTCATCTTTATATGTATATTGTTTTGGATGTAAATCAAGTAACTTATTGAAATCCACTCCAAGAGATAAATCCCTAATATTTTCTTTGATTGAAATGTCTGACGGAGCTACTACAGTTCCGTAAATTGTTCCGGCAACATATAAATCTTTTGGAATATAAACGCTTAAAGTTGAAGGGGATGATGTAATAGAAGTTGTAGCAACTGAGTTATAAGTATTTGATTTGGTAACCCAATATTGCTGTTGAGGAGGAGTACTTGTAGTTAATTGTTTTATACCTAAACTGACGAACGACTGATTTTTTCCTCCACTTGTGTTTGGTCCGGATTGTTTTGTATATGATTGTTGAGATATATTAGCTGTTCCTAGTGGGTTTCCTGGCATTATTAGTATATAAATATATTATATATTGTTTAACTTTAAAAATAATTATAATTTATAATAATTAACTATTAAAAATAATAATTGTATTTATTATAAGTATGAGTAATTTTAGATATAATGTTTCAACGCCTCACCCTATTATGCCAACGCCGAGAGATACTGCGCAATATGAGGAAGAACACTTTTATGTTTCAATACATTCAGAAGACCGTAATGTATTAAAGTACCCGAATTCTGGAGATTTTGAGATTGAATTCCCAAGAGACTATTATAACGTAAGTAAGTTAAATGTTTCCGAAATGGCGTTACCAATTAATATTGACACATTTAGTACATTATATAATAATGTTTTTTTAACATTTCAAATTAACGAGCCGTATAATCCAGCAGACCCACCCACACCAACTGATCCATTTGAAATTACTGGACTACAAGCTATTATATTTGCTGGTTTAAATGCACATATTGGTAGTGACTTTCTAATTAAAATTGAAAATGGTTTTTATAGTGTGGACCAAATTGCTACGGAACTAACAAGAAAAATGAACTTTGCTGTTACACAGTATTTAGAACAATATATCGCTAAAAATGACCCACTTGGACGATTGTCTATAGAGTTTGAAGAGGCTGGGGGGTATAATGAATTTGTAGTTGTATATCATTACGTAGGACAACATTTATGGTTTGGAAATAAAAGCTCTAGTTTTATAATAACGAATGATTCTAGTTTTTATATTGAACAAGAGTTATACTTTAATGCACTTTGTGCTAACTCGGGACGTTTCCCCCAATATGTAAATTGGGGATTACCTAATAATTTAGGATTTACAAGAGTTCCAGTTACCTCTAAACCTTCACTGAATAATGGAAAAGATATTCGTTTTTATTATGGAGATGTTGTGTCTGGTGATGACGGTTATTGGCTCACAGCAAATACTGATCTACCCGGGTGTATTCCTTGGTATGTAGAAACACCTTTAAAAATAAATATTTTAGGCGAGTCTTATATTTATTTATTAATTGATGGTTGGAACAATATTGATGTAACTTATCCATTTAATAATGACGCTTATACTGAAAAAACAAATGAAACAAATGGTGTTGTTGAATATGCTTACGGTAAAATACCAGTAGGTAGTACTCCAGTATCACTGTCATACTGTGGTGGATTTTTCAACCCCAAGGTTTTTGAACCTCCTATTAATAAAATAAGAAAAGTAAAAGTCGCATTTTATTATCATAGTGGTCTTAAAGTTGATTTTAACAATATGCCATTTTCAATGACGTTTGATATTGTTTGTTCGCGTCTAAAAAGAAAATAAAATCACTATCGTACTTTTTATAATTATTGTTAAAATTATAAAAAATATTTTTTATTTTACGATGTATCCTGTTCCATTAAAATTTGGATTTGGTTTCTTACCTTTTTGACATCCAAGTACAGTACCGTTTTTATTTGCGTAAACAGTGGCCTTACACGCTTTTCCAGTAGTAAAGCGAGGACCATTTATTATTCCTTTTCTGGATTTAGACCAGTAACTATACATTGTTTCATAACCTTCCTTTGCTCCAAAAACTGAGATATAAATAAATAAAAATACTGCAAATGCAATTAATAATCTTGACCAATGACTTATTTTGTCCATTTATATATTAGTTATATATTTTCATTTTTAGTTACTTGTAATTTCACTAAATTATCTAGTTTTATTTTCTTTTTCTAGTAACTCTTCTTTTTCTAGATTTTTTTGTTTTTGTTTTTCTTAGTTTTCTTTTTATTTTTTGTGTTCGTCCACCTTGTCCTCTAAACATGCCAATCAATCCACTCGCTGCAGCTGTAAGATTTTGAATTCTACTACTATTACTAACAGCACCAAATGGAGTACTAGTTGTTTGTGTAAAAGGATTGTAGTTCCCACTTCGCCCAGGTATTTTATTGTACGCATATGAACTAACTCCTTTAATACCTCTTCCCATTGAACTCCCCATTGAATATGCTGCGTTTTTTGCTCTATCTGCTCTATCTTTCATTCTTCCATAAAAAGAAGGATTTTCTAAAACTACTCCTTCCCTTTGACCCACTTGTTGTGACGGAGGATAATTATTCATTATATATATAAATTATATATTATATTTTATATAGACTATTTTTTTTCAATCACTGGAGGATAACCTACAACACATTTAATAGGAACGCTACATTTATTATCACTATAAATGTTATTTACTAAACAGTCTCCTCTATATGGCTTACAACTTTGTGATTTACCGTTGTTACTTGGTACAAACGAGTAGTAACTATTTTCTTGAACGGGTGTTGTTGTTGCAAAACCCTCCATATTTTTTATTAATTCACGAATAAAATATAACGCAACTAAAACAAGTCCTCCATAAAACAAAAACATTTTTTGTTTTCTTTTCATATTCTTTAAACTTTTAAACATTGTTATATATTATCTTAATATTTTTTCATTTTCAAGATTTCTAAATACTCTAAAACTAATATATATGAAATGTATCATTTATCCAACTTGTTAACTCGCCTTTATCACAAGATTTGTAATCATTCGGAAATCCTTTTAACTTGAAAAATTCCGGCTTTGTCATCTTTTCCGTCTTATAAAAAATGTAATCCCCAAATTTACCTCTTCGGATACTTATGTTCTCACTTATATTTCTTACTATATTTGCGCTTGTTTGACCACCGTTTGTCTCCCCATCTTTTGGTATTTCGTCTAAAATTTTCACTACATCTTCATATGTTATATTTTCTTTGGGTCTATTCCCAAAACATTTGAGAGACTTACTTTTCTCTCCCCATTCAACATATAAACCATACTTTCCTTTTTTCAATACTAAATCATATCCTTCATATTTTCCTAAAGAATCTTTACTTTCTGGTTTGGTTTCGCCATCTACAATATCTTCTAACTTATAACCACCCCTTTCAAGAATAGTAATATCTATATTTGTTTTTACTGGTATAAATGTTATTTTTTTGGGGTTCAATGAACATTTTATTACTGGACCGTGCTTACCAATAATATAACTATGGTATTCATTTATTTTTACTTCATACTTACCTATCCCGACTCCTCCATCTTGTTCTTCGGTGGGTTGTTGTTGTAGTCGGTCAATAAGTGTTTTTATTTGTTCTAAACATTTTTCACAAGTTTCATACCATATTTCTTCTCCTTTACTTATTTTATCCAACATTGTTTCCATTTCACTCGTGTAGTTGTAGTTGAATAATTCATTGAAATACTTTTCTAAAAACTCAATAACTACTATACCCATTGGTTGAATCACTAATTTTCCTTTTTCGTTTCCAAATTCTCTCGCTGTTTCTGTTTCTGTTATTGTATCATTTTCTAGTTCAAAATCTTTACAAACAATACGGGTTCCTTGTATGTCTTGTTTTTTCACATATTCTTTTTCTTGAATCTTATCAACCAACATAGAAAAAGTAGAAGGACGCCCAATTCCATTATCTTCTAATAACTGAACCAGTTTGGCCTCGGTATAATGTTGCTTTAAATTTTTCAAAGTTAATTTAGATGTGATTTTTCTATAGTCAAAAACTCTGCCTTCTTGGGAGTGATACAAATAATGGTAATATTTGTTTTCCTTTTCTTCTTTTTCTATTTTTTTATCATTTGATACTGCTTTCCAACCAAGAAAAGAGAGAAGTTCGCTCGTATATGAATACTTGGCATTTTCTGGTGCACTAACGTTTGCCGTGATGGAAACATACTCCGCCGGAGACATACAACTTTCTACTGTAGTTTCCCATATCAACTTGTACATTCTTCTCTCTTTGGGTGACATTTTTTCATATTCGGGTATTTCTCTCGTTTCTATATGGGTTGGTCTGATTGCTTCGTGTGCTTCTTGTGGTTTCGGTTTTTCGGCTTCTTTTTTCACCACACTTATTTTTTTACTAGTTGATTTTTTCTTCGGTTTTTCTTCTACTTTTTCCTCGGTTTCTCTCTTTGAATTGTTTTTAATACTATCAATATCGTCAAAAATATATCTCTTATCTTGATAATTATCCAATATATACATCTTCATTAACTCAACGAATTCAGCACTATATTTTTTACTATCTGTCCTCATATAGGTAATCAATCCGGCTTCATATAATGTCTGGCATATTTTCATCGTCTCTTTGGGAGAGATGTGCATTTCATTACTCGCGATTTGTTGTATTCTTGACGTTGTTAATGGTTGTGGTTGTTCTTTAAAAACTTTTTTAGGTTCTGTGCGAGAGAAAGTATGCGAATGACTTGCCGACGCTTCAAGAAAATTTGATATTTCTTCCTCCGAGTTGTATTCTTTATTCAAATCAAAAGGGGGTAAATTATGGTTCATAAAATAAGCGACTGTGTTATAAACTTTTCTCCCCGGTTGTTGATTTATTTCTCTCTGGTTATCGTAAATTAACCTCAATGCTGGGGTTTGACATCTTCCGGCACTTAGTCCGACCTTATTGTTGGAGACGTACTTCCACAACATAGGTGATATTTTAAAACCTACTAGTAAATCTAATATTTGTCTGGTTTGTTGTGACTGCACCAAGTTCATATCAATTGTGCGAGGGTTTCTTACTGCATTTTGAATAGCAGTTTCTGTTATTTCGTGAAAAACAATTCGTTTTGTTGAGTTTATAGGCAAGTCAAAGAGAGAACAAATATGCCACGCAATGGCTTCCCCTTCTCGGTCATCATCTGTTGCCAAAATAACGTCGCCTTTTGATTTTTCTATTTCTCTCCTCAAAAAATCAATGTGTTTCTTTTTCTTAGGGTCATCTACAATTTCGTATTTGGTCTTGAAATTCTCGTTGGTATTTATTGCGTCTAATGATTTTAGTTGGGTCAAATGACCAAAACTAGCGAGGCATTTGTACCCACTTCCCAAGTAAGATTCAATTTTTGCGCATTTGGCGGGAGATTCTACAATCACAAGAGTCGGAACAATAGTGGCATATTTTTTTGTTGACATTCTATATCAATAAAAATGAGATTATATTAGTTTATCTTATAATTTTAAACCATTTTTTACTTTTTAAAATCAATCAAAGAGAGAAAAAGTAATTCAATACAATCTAATTGGATTAAAAATAAGTAGGCGTTTGAAATTTTAAAAGGTGTAATAAATATATTATCTATAATAATAATATATGAGTGAAGAAGAATCATCCATCTCCAAAGAAGAAGAAGATAAAAATCGTGCTGAAAAGTACATTGGAGAATTACTTAGTGGAAAATTGGGCTTTACTTGGAAAAGTAAGTTGAATTTTTTATATGAAAATGGACACATAACTGAAGAGCAACTAAATCAATATTGGCAAGCCTATTTAGACTCAAGAAAAACATCCGAACAAGTATTACAAAGAAAAATGTCTGAAGCTGCTGTTACGGAACAAGCTGTTAAATGCGGAGAATGTGGTGAAAAAATTAATGCCGGAACATATGGAGTTATATTTAATAGTAATGCATACTACAATATGGTAATAAAAGGTTCAATTCAAGGGCATTCTATAACGACTGGTTGTCCAGAAAATTTTACACGGGAGTTTGATAGATATCAAGAAATAAAACAAGTATTTCCATCTGATTTAAATATAATTAGTTTATTAAATATTATTGGAGACGTTTGGGTTGAAGAAAGAAGATGTTATTTTAGAATGGAAAAGCTTTATCCAATAGAATTCAGTGTAGAACAAATCACGAGATTAGATGAAAAAATTAGTAGTGCTTATGCTGTAGCAGAACCAAATAGAGATTTGATTTATAATTTAACTGAGATTAGGAATACCCCTAGATTATATATGCTTGTTCCAAGAGTAATTAGCCCTCAATTTTATTTTAATGAAGGAGGTCATGGTGTAACAAATGGATGGAGAGAGGTTAATGAACCTATGATGAAAATTTTGTTTGAAATATTAGGAATTGACATTATGAAATATTATAGTGACCTTGCAAAAATTTTAATAGCTACAATAAATAGCGGGATATACTTAATTGACGTTGAATTTATTTTATGTTCAACCTTGGAACCTAATGAATCTGGTGAATTAATTAGAAAAAATAAAATTGTCATGATTGATTTTGATAAAGTTATACGCGGGCCTAAAAATGATACGGGTTTAGTTAATACTACATTAAGTCAAGAGATGTTTCCATTAATAATACAATCTGGAGGAGAAGAACTAGGAGGAAAAAATAGAAAAACGAGAAGAACTAGAAAGAATAAAAAATCAAAAACAAGAAAAAACAAAAGGTCCAAAAAGAACAATAAAAATAAGAAATAAAAAGAGAGAAAAAGTAGTTCAATCCAAATGTAATAAAGATATTTCCATTATGCTATATATTGTATGATATGGGAACCATTGTTAATAAAAAAAAACATTCAAATATAAGTAGTTGTATTAAAAGATGTGGTATTGAAATGTTGGATTTATACGAAAACTATGACTTCAAAAGTATTAAAACACAGTTGTTCAGTACGAATGAAGTTCATTTTATCATTGAAGAATTTGACGGTAAAGTATTAACATTTATATTGTCGGAAAGATACCCATTTATTGAACCAAAGTTAATGATTAATGACAAGTTTTATAAAAATATTATCTTACAAAATTCAAAGTGTGAGAGAATAAATAAAGTCTTAAAAAAAAATCAAGTATATTGTATGTGTTGTTCTTCTATCATTTGTGATAAAAACTGGTCTCCGGCGTATCGTATGGAAAATGTTTTATTTGAAATTGCCCAAGTAAAAATTCTTAAAAATTATGTGAAACAATATTTGATTATGGATGATATTTGTCGTAAAAAAAATATAGATACTGATACAATCGGTACCTATATATTAGATTTTTTATTGGATAATCCTTTTGATGGACCTCTTTTTTGTAAAGTAAGATAAAACAACTACCCAACTACTCTATCATTTCTACATAAGTAAGGTTTTTGTGCGGATTAAATATTGCAAATTCTACTGGAATAATATTCAAATGTATCCAAAAATTATTTATATTTTTACAGTATATGCCTACTATATTGTATTTGTTACTAACCAACTTGCACAAATTTAAACTTGCATTTTGGTCAATTTTATAAAAACTTAATCTATCATATTTTTCATTTTTATCAGAAACTAAGTTGATTTTATAGTAGTTGGTTAATAGTATAAGTCTTGTTAGGATACTACTATTTGTTCTATTTTTTATGTCTAAAATATTATTTTCTATTAAATATTTTATGAATTTCATAAACTCATATTGTTCTTTTACTGTAATAAATCCAAATGCAAATTTGAACTCATACAATGCTTTTTCATTTTGAGACATATTGATATATGGATGTTCATAACTTATGTTTTTTTCTTGGTTTTTATTTATATTTATTGTTGTTCTTAATTTATTTGTTGAGTTTAAAAAAATATTATTAATAAAGTCCTCATTTTCCTTGTTAATATTCAATAGTTTGGTATTTTTTGATATTTTCCATTTATATATATGTGTGTTGTTTGAACCTTTACTGAAATTTTTAGCAACTTCAAGATTACTAAACCAAGATATGTTTTGTATTATACATTTTTTTTTATTTTTTTGTGACATTAATTTTGTGTATTTTAATATTTCTTCGCCACTATGACTCTTCGCTCCATATAACGAATCACCAACTTTAAGTATCTTAATAGATGGTTCTATAATCCTTTTTTTTATGGTTTTATTTTTTATAATTTTATTTTTTTTAGTTTTCATACTACTATAAAGTAATATAAAATTTTAATAAACTAGTTAATTTATAATGTTTTTTTGAAGTCTCTCCAAGAAATATTCACGACTTCTCTTGGTTCAACATATTCTTGTTCTTGGTTTTCATTTAACTTAGCTGCTTTTCTTAATGCACTATCTACGTACATTTCCTTAAGTAAAGTTCCAATAACAAATGAACCTTCGTGTTGGTCTAGTTCACCATCTTCAATTCTTCTTAATACGTTCAAGAATTGATTTAGTATTTTTAAATCTATTTCATCTTTACGAATTTTGTTATAAATATCGGTATAGTAAGTGAATAAAAATCCACACTCGGTCATTCCTTCTTCATTAATTTTGTCTTGGTCATTTCTATATTTTGCTTTTAACATAATCAAGTTGTTAATATCATTTTGGAGTAGATGACTGTGTTTCAATTCACGAATTAAATCTGTTTGATCTTCCACATTATTTGCTTTAATCATTTTTTGGAGTTGTAATCTTGCTTTGTCGTCCATTTTATTAATTTCAGATTTTTATTTTTATATTTTAATTTATTATAATAATATATACAATGTTTCAACCAGTTACTCCACCACAAGTTCAAGGCCTTCCACTAGGAGCAACATCTGAGAGAGATGCTGCGATAGTAACACAGCAAAACGACGCAAATAATTTAGCAGCATTGAATAATATTACGACTGGCAAAGTAGGCGGACGAAGAAGAAAAAGAATGAACCTACGAGGAGGATTTGCTGGTTCTTCAGACCAATTTGTAGTTCCAGTTCTTCAAACAAATTACACTGACCCTATGGCTGGACCTCAGTCTGCTGTGAATCAACAAGTGGGAATTGCGGGAACATTCAATCAAGGTTCGGCAAATGCAGTTTATGATGATAAAGTTTCACCCCCTACACCTATTCCAGCCGGGCAGTTAGTCAAAGGAGGACGACGTAGAAAGTCAAGAAAAATAAAGAAATCAATAAAGTCAAGAAAGCCAAGGAAATCAAGAAAATCAAGGAAATCTAGAAAATCAAGAAAATCAAGAAAATAAATTATTTATTTAGTATCACAATATATAAATAATATCTAAATAATATCTAACTATGCCAAAAGGTTCTGATTGGGTAAATTTTATATATATAAATTTAGCATTTGTTGCACAAGTTGTGGCAATATATTACTTTATAGCAGTTAAAGATATAAAAGACAACTGGCCAAAGTATAGATGTAATCCTATGTATATGCCCTTGTCTGATGACATTCAAAAGGATTTCGTTTATTGTATTCAAAGTATGCAAACGAATTATATGGGTTACTTGTTACAACCATTAACATATATTACATCAAACTTGTCTGCTATGGGTGCTGGTTTTGTCAATAACATAGATAGTATTCGTTATATGATGAGTAACATTAGAACATTTTTATCAACAATTACTGAAGGAATATTTGGTATCTTTTTAAATATAATTATTTCTTTTCAGAAAATTATGATTTCTATCAAAGACTTGGTAGGAAAAATGATTGGTGTTATGGTTGCAATGATGTATATCATGGAAGGCAGTTTAAAAACAATAAATAGTTCTTGGAATGGTCCTCCGGGTCAAATGGTCAGAGCACTTGGTAAATGTTTCCATCCAGAGACTAAAATAAAATTAAATAATGGAACTATTAAAATGATGAAGGATTTAATTTTAGGAGATGTTTTAGAAAATGGCGTTAAAATAATGGCTACTATGCAACTTGAAAACGCCTCTGGAGAAGAAAAATTATATAAATTAGAAAAAATGGGCGTAGATGGTGAGGACATTTACGTTACTGGAAAACATATGGTGTATTCAGAAAATCAACGTAAGTATATTTATGTGAAAGATTTTACTGGTGCAGTTGAACAAGATGAAGTCAAAAGTGATTGGTTTAGTTGTTTAATTACTTATAACCACACAATTCCAATTGGACAACTTGTTTTCTGGGATTGGGAAGATGATGAAATCGCTTATTAGAGTTATATTTTAGTATTATTTTATAAATATGAATCATTATGAAAAATTAAATATAATGTGAATGATTATTATCCATTAAGTATATATGGATAATAATTCAATTAATTCAATCAATAAAATTTTAAATGATAAATATGGTGCAGCAGATGAAGTTAATAAAATGTATAAAGATTTGTCATACTTTGACCAATATGGCGGGTCAGTATTTTTATTTATATTATTAATTTTGATAATGTTTGTTGTTCTCTCTTACTCAATGGTTATGAAAAATATTCAACCCATTAAAGATAATTGGGCTAAGGAACGTTGTAAGGCAAATGTAATTCCTTTTGCTGGATTAATTAATGCGCCAGATGGAACGAGTGCTACTGATTTCACACAACAAAATTTTACTTACTGTATGCAAGACATACTTAAATCTGTTACTGGTTTTGCCACTCAACCTTTAACATATCTTACTTATACAATTAATTTAGTTTACCAAGAAATCGCAAAGGCATTGAGTGCGATTCGTTCTTTGTTGTCAAATATTAGGAACAATCTTGGAAGTATTACTCAAGAAATTATGGGGCGTATTTTAAATGTAACTGTCCCTATAAGAAAAATGTTAATTGCATTTAATGACATGGGGCAAAAAGTAATTGGAATTTTAACATCTGGATTATACACGAGTTTAGGAACATACTATGCATTAAAAGCATTTTTAGGAGCTCTTGTTCAAATTATAATTATTATACTAGTTGCGTCCGTTGCTATTATTATTGGTTTATGGTTGTCTTTTGCTTGGCCAGCTGCTATTGCCGGAACAGTATTGTTTGTAACTGTTGTTATTATTTGTGCAATTGTTATTGCTTTTTTAAAAAATGTATTACACGTGAAAAGTGGTTTTAAAATTCCTAAAGCACCAAAAAAACCCAAGATTTGTTTTGATAAAGATACTATGTTAAAAATGGTAGACGGTAGTGTTAAGAAAATTTCAGAAATTAACGTTGGTGACAAACTATGGAACTATAGTGATAATGGAAATAAAGTAATTTTTGTTACTGCAAAGTTAAAATTAAACGCTAAACATACGAAAATGTATCGTTTAGGTAATGTTGTTGTAAGTGGTACACATCGGGTGAAACATAATGGAAAATGGATTTTTGCAAGCAAACATCCAGATAGAATAGTTATTCAAAAATACACCGAACCAGTTATTTATTGTTTAAATACATCTAGTAAAGAAATTATTATAGACGACTATGTATTTTCTGATTGGGATGAAGTGACTGAAGAAGTGCACGATATAATTAATGAGTTTGTTAGATATCATTACCCAAATAAAAAATTAGAGAAGGAAGAAATTCATCAATTTTTTGATAGAGGATTTAGCGAATATACAATGTTACGTTTAAGTGATGGTTCTTTAAAGAGTATTAAATCTATTGAATTAGGAGATGTTTTAAAAAATGGAGAGAAAGTTTACGGAGTTGTTGAAATTTATGGAAAAAATGAAATTGATGAACCAGAAAAAACACGAAATACTAGTGTTTCTAGTGATAGTTCTAATTCTTATTTAGAAAATGACGAGTTAATGAATAGCCGAAGTCGTTCAAGGTCTAGGTCTCGGTCTTCTCTTGACTCTATTCAAAACACAGACTTTTCAAAAGATAGTAAATTGTATCATTTATTAACTGATAAAAAATCATTTTATGTTGGACAAATTTTTATGAAAGACTATAATTCTTTAATTGACCACGTTTTAGAAAAAACTAAATTATGGAATAACAATAAATCATTAATTTAAAAATTTTCTCATACTAATTTATAGAAATGAGTGAAATTTCATTTTTAGGGGTAAAAATTAACTTCACTTCTGGAGAAATTAGTGTTTTGGGATACAAGTTTCGTATTTTAACTTTGGTTCTTATTTATGTATTGTACTTGATTATCTTTGGTAACTTATTATGTTCTTGTTGCACTATGAGTTTAGGTGATTTTAAGGAGTATTTTTATGCTGGACCACCATTAGCTGACAAACCATGAGAAACTTGAAAATCCATAAACATAATTTAAATTTGATAAATAAAAATTTAAATTATCTAACAATAATTATCTCGGATTTATATATAATGGAAATTTCTATATTAGGAATGAAGTTTAATTTAGTAACTTTAATAATCATCGTTGTCCTTTATTGGATTATGGTTGGTCATGTTTTATGTTCTTGTTCCACTGTTAAACCATATGAAGCAGTACGTATGTTTGCCAAAGTAACTGAATCTTTTACTACAAGTAAAGATGATGAAGAAGAAGAACAAGAAGGATTTAGAAGTGGTGTAAATTCTATGAGTGGTGATGTATATTCTCAAGCACGTGCGCCACCAGTCAACACCTCTTCTTGGTTTACTCCTAATTTGAGTTACACCAAAGGTCAAGACATCAGTAAAGACGCCCCAGTTCAAAATATCTTGAATCGTCCAAAACAACCAGTTCCTCTTCCAGAAGGCGAGTTGGATTTTTTTGCGACTACCCAATTTAAACCAGAATGTTGCCCAAATTCTTATTCTAATAGCAGTGGTTGCGCTTGTATGACGGTTCCGCAATACAACTATTTAATTGACCGCGCCGGAAATAACGTTCCTTACTCCGAATACTAAGAGCGTGATTTTCAAAAAATGATTTAAAGATATTAATTTAAATTAATCTGGATAGTTAGTTTAGTGTTGGAAAAACGTGTCTCCGTTCACAAGTCATCAGTTCGAATCTGATACTATCCATTATATCGTATATTTTATAATATATTTATATAATATACAAATGACTACTAATCCAGCGTGTCCTCCAATTCCAACACGAGATGAATTATTTAATTATGGTAATTTTATTGAAGTAAATATAAATAATCTTGTTCCAGATGAAACTGTAGTTTTATCTCTTACGAATGGTATGGTGATTCACTGTATAGAAATTGTTGCTCTAAACAATCCAGTTGGAACAATTAGATATCGTATGAATGGTATGGAAATGCTACAACCAATAAATGAATTTGTTCTTGCTCACGCCAGATTTTTTAGAAAAATAAATCATAGAAAAGATTTTGACGACATCACAAAAAAAATGAAGGTACGTATTCGTAATTATCCAGAAAAGCAGCAATTAACACTAGGAGAAACTATTTTCGCAAATAAAGGTTTAAGTGGTAACATAGGAAAATTTTTAGGACCTCCTACATCTGGTAAAGGTGGACGTAGAAAACGCTCGGGAACAACAAGAAGAACAAGAAAAAACAAAAGAAAAAGCACTAGACGTATTCGTAGGAAATATAAAAGATAAGTCGTGTTTCACATAAAAACCGAGTAATATATGATAAATGCTAACCCCGAGAATGTAAAACAACCAAGCGTCACTAATATTGGTGAAAATTTATGACATATTTCGTTTTCTTCATATTCAAGTAGTGGCGTTGAAACTGTAAAATTACTACTACTTACAGAATTCATCATAATTGTTTGTTATTTCTTTACTTTAAAATAATATTTTTAATACAATTCAATAAAAAATATTATTTTACAAAACAAAATCTAACTATCTATAACTATTTATACGTATAAACCATATAACGATTTATTTAATGCCTCTTTATCTTTTTTAATCAACTTATCTACTATGTCATTGGTGACGGTCATTGGGAATTCTACTTTTAACGACATTTCTTGTTCAAACAAATTTGTTCCGGGTTTCATTAATCTATACAAGTTCAGTTTGGTGTAAATGATTTCTAGACAACGTTTCAAGTTACGCACGCCGTCTTCCTTCATACAATATTCTTCTATGATATGATGAATCGCTTGGTCTGGGATAACAATATCTTCGTTTGAAAACTTGACTTGTTCTCTTATCTTTGGTAATAAATAATTGGTGGAAATAATGGTCTTTTCCTTCTTGTCGTATCCTTTCGTTTGAATTTTATACATACGGTCACGCAAGATTGGATTTACTTTTGACTCGTCGTTGTAACTGAATATAAATAAACACTTGCTCAAATCAAAATCTATTTCAGCAAAATACTTGTCGTGGAATTGCGAATTTTGTGATGTATCCGTTAAATGTGTCAATATTCCGGCAATTTCTTCACCTTTTGGGGTATCACTGATTTTATCCAACTCATCAAAATATATCACCGGATTCATACACTTACTGTCAATAATGATTTGAACTATCTTGCCCCAAACACTGCCTTCATAAGTATAGGAATGACCTTCTAAGAAACTACTATCTGTTGCACCTCCTAATGCAATGAAGGAGAACGGACGATTCAAAATTTTACTAATACCTTCTTTTACAAGCGAAGTTTTACCGGTACCCATTGGACCCTTAATAGCAATAGCCGTTCCGATTGCTTGAGGATTTGTTACGAGTTGTCCTAACATTTGCATAATTTGCATCTTGGCATCGTTCAAACCATATACAGCACTATCTAATGTTTTTTGTGCATTTTCCATAAACTCGTGACACTTTTCAACACCATCACTAATATTTACTGGTAATGTGTTGTATTTACCGAATGGAATTTGCATAAAAGTATCAACCCAGTTTTTGACTTTATAGTATTCACCGCTTCCGGGTTCCATATAGCGAAGGTTTGAAATCTTTTTCATCGCAGATGCTTTGAATATCGCTGGAATATCTGATTCTAATAACGTCATTCGGTATGGTTTTTCAATACGACTTATTTTATTGATTTCACGAACTTCTTTGATGATTTTCTTTTGTTCCTCAATTTCTAGTTTCTCAAAGAATTCAAAATCATTATTTTTATTTTTGTCACGAAGAACGCGTTTGAATATACGTGAATTTTTATCTTTTTGCTTTTTCTGTTTCTTTTCGGCCTTCTTTTTATTTTCCTTTACTTTTTTCTCGTAAGTTTCAATACATTCAGAGATTGCCTTGTTATTTTTATGTTTGCCTTGTAAATCTCTTAACTGTTTCAAGACATCATCGTAGTCTGATTCTTTTTCATTTTCATCTTTTTCAATCACAGTGATTTCTTGGTTTTTATATGAAGCTTTGGAAGTTTTATCTTTCTTTTCTTCTTCTTTTGACTTGGTTGATTTTTTTGCAGAAGAACGGGTTGCGTATTTTTTTGATTTTTTAGTTACTACTTCCTCTTCCTCTTCTTCCTCTTCTTCCTCATCATCTTCGTCTTCTTCATCATCGTCTGATGATGAATCAGATGAAACGCTTTCATCTTCATTTTCGGTTTCTTCTTGGGAATCATAGTCTTCATCTTCTTCCGAATCATAGTCTTCCCATTCTTCTTCCTCTTCGCTACCTTGACCACCGATAGTAAATATAATATTGAACTTTCCAGAATTTTTACCTCCGGAGATTTCATATTCTTCTCCTTCCTCTTCTTCATCTTCTGAATCTTCATCATCATCATCGTCATCTTCTTCGGACTCTTCAATATCTTCTGATTCAGAGTCTTCCTTCACAACTTTCTTAGATTTTTTTACTTGTTTTTTCATTGGTTTCTTGGATGGTTTAAATTTTTTCAAATTTGTTTTTGACTTTGATGTTGATAATTTTTTCTTTGGTTTTTCTTCTTCTTCTTCCTCTTCGGAATCATCTTCCTCTTCGGAATCATCTTCATTTGAAACATCATCTAATAATTTTTTTAATTTTTTTCCGTCACCTATTTTTTTTGAAATATATTTTGAAGGGAATATCTTTGAAATGAATTTACGGTACTCTTGAGTATCCATTTCCTCTTCTTCTTCATCACTCTCAATAAAACTGTCGCAGTCATCATCTGAGTTTTCATTTGCTTTTCTACGACGATTCATTTCTTCTCTCTTTTTACTTTTCTTGGATAAAGTATCTTTTTTAGCACAATTCTTAACTTTGGTATCTTTGGTCATTGTTATAATAAGTAATTATATAATCTTTGTATTTCCAATTTTTTAAATCAATTTTTTTATTTATAACAAAAATACTAAATTATTTTTCGTAAAAAGTCCCCAAAAAAAATATATTAATTAAAATCATTTAAAAATTAATTAATAATAAAATTGATTTTAAACAATCTAAATATATTTATAGTAATATATTAAGATGTCTGCTAAAAGCAAAGTTACAACTCAATTTAACAGTTCCAAGATAATTGGAATCCAATTTAGTATTTTATCTCCAGAGGAAATCCGTAAGGGTTCCGTTGCAGAAATTACTTCAAGAGATACTTATGTCAATAATAAACCAATTATCGGAGGACTATTTGACCCTCGTATGGGGGTTTTAGAACCGGGACTTATCTGCCCTACAGACGGTCTTGACTATATGCAAACCCCCGGTTATTTTGGTCACATTGAATTAGCGCGACCAGTATTTTATATTCAATATTTAAACACTATTTTAAAAGTTTTACGTTGTGTCTGTTTCAAGTGTAGCAAGCTTCTTGTCAGTAAAGAAAAATATAAACAAGCTTTGAAATTAACTGGCGATGCCCGTTGGAAATACGTATTCGGTTTAGCAAGTAAAATGAAAAGATGTGGTGAAGACACCGAAGATGGTTGTGGTTGTTTGCAAGCAAATAAAATTCGTAAGGAAGGTTTAGCAACTATTTTCGCAGAATGGAAATCTGAATCTTCTGAAGAAGGAGAAGCCAGTGAAAATATGGTGATTAAATTGTCTCCAGAAATGGTATTGAAAATTTTCAAGAGAATCTCAGACGAAGATGTATCCTTTATGGGATTCAGTCCTATTTGGTCTCGTCCAGACTGGATGATTTGTCAAGTAATGGCGGTGCCACCACCCGCGGTGAGACCTTCTGTGAAACACGATGCGCAACAACGTAGTGAAGATGATTTGAGTCATATTTTAGTAAATATCATAAAAACCAACAAAACGTTACAAGAAAAAATACAAAACAACGCTCCGGCGAATATTATTGATGACTGGACAACCGTGTTGCAATATTATACTGCTACGCAAGTGGATAACAAAATCCCCGGAATTGCTTCGGTTGCACAACGTTCGGGACGTCCTTTGAAATCCATTAAAGACAGATTGAACGGTAAAGGTGGTCGTATGAGAGGCAATCTTATGGCGAAACGTGTTGATTTTAGTGCTCGTTCCGTTATTACTGCTGACCCAAATATTTCCATTAGAGAACTCGGTGTTCCGATGAAAATTGCGAAAAATATCACCAAACCAGTCGTCGTCAATAATGTAAATCGTGCGTTCTTGATGAAACTCGTACAAAATGGTCCGGATGTTCATCCCGGAGCAAAAATATTAGAAAAGAAAAATGGCGACTCTATTACTCTAAGATATGTTGATAGAAAATCAATCGTTCTTGAGAATGGTGACATCGTACATCGTCATATGATGGATGGTGACCCAATCTTGTTTAATAGACAACCTACTTTACACAGAATGAGTATGATGTGTCACATAGCACGCATTATGAAGCGTGGTGACACCTTTAGAATGAATGTAGCCGATAGACTTGGTGTCGGCAACAGGGAGCGTTAAAAGCGTGCTACTCCCTAGTCGTTTATTATCAAAAGTAATAGACGGCAACGTGACCAAATTGCTGGAAGTTCCTTAGAGCCTTTACTACCACTCACTTATGGAAACATTTGTGAGGATCTCGTTTAACTGACGAACCCGACGGTAAAAATGTAAAGGATTGGATAATCAGCAGCCAAGCCCCTAAACTCGTTATGATAGAGCACTGGGGAAGGTTCAGAGAGTAGACGATCACGGGTCTTATATGAAGGTCTAATCAACCAGATAAGGCACAAGGTGTACTCCAGCCTTACCAGAAATGGTAAGGAAATGTTAAGGCAAGACCAAGCCTTACAATGCGGATTTTGATGGGGATAAACTTTAAAAGTGAAATTATCTTGTTCCCAACAGGAGGCGTGAAAAGCGTGATACCTCCTAGTGAATAAATTAATATGGGCAAAATATATAATGAAATAACTTAAAAAAGATAATCTATATAATATAAATGAACGTGGCGGATACAAAACCTTTAGAAAAAAGTTGTTCAAGATGTGGTTTAACAAAAACAGAAGACAAGTTTATACCGAAAAGGAATATATGCAAAGAATGTCGTAATTTAAGAAGCAGAGAAAAGTATAAAGTTTTAGAAATAAAAAATGAGGTTCAACAAGAATGTAACAACTGCAATAAGGATAAACCAGTTTCGTTATTCTATAAAAGTCGTAAAATATGCAAAGAATGTATTAGTGAAAAACGACGTGATCATTATCATAAAGATGAAGAACACCGTTTAAAATTAATTCAAATGGCATCTACTTTTAAACATAATAAAGTATTAGAACGACAAAAGGAGAAAATAGAAGAAATTGGAGAAGATAATAAAAAGTGCAGTTGTTGCAATACAATCAAACACAATTCACATTTTAGATATAATCGTTTAAAATGTAGACACTGTGAAAGAGATGAACCTTTAGATAAATTAAAAAGAATTATTCGCACCAGAATATGGTCCGCATTAAAAATTAAAACTAAACATACAATTGAATATTTAGGTTGTTGTTCTAATGATTATTTAGATTGGATTTTAAATTATAATGAAAATTATAATATTGAAAATCGCGGAAAGGTTTGGCACATTGACCACGTAATTCCTCTCTGTAAATTTAACTTGGATGATTTAGAAGAACAACTTATTGCGTTTAATTGGAGAAATACTATGCCTTTATCTGCTAAAGAAAATTTAACAAAAAATAGTAAAATAATAAAACCACAGATTGAACAACATTTGAAAAAATTATTAGATTATCATAAAGAAAAAAATATAGAAATGCCCCAAAAATATATTGATTTATTTGCAAAACACCTTGATGCGGGAAACCCCTTAGAGCCTTCACTACCACTCACTCTTGGAAACATTTGTGAGGAACACGATTAATAGTCGTAACCAACGGTAATAATGTGAAGGATTGGGCAATCCGCAGTGTTACTTCCTAATTCCGTTATGATAGGATATGGAGGGCACTCAGAGACTGAACGGGTGTTGGTCAATAATGAAGAGCTAACCACTCTGAATTGGCTTGAGATACAGTCCGGCCCCTTGGGAAACCTTGGGGATATTCATGGAGATGAATCTTCACATGCCGCAAGATGCGGAGTCGGACGCAGAGTTAAAGAATTTGGCAGCGGTGCCTTATCAGATAATCAGTCCGGCAAATAACAAACCAATTATTGGAATCTTTCAAGATTCTATGCTTGGTTCCAATCGTTTCACAAGAGAAAATATAAAATTTACACCACGTGAAGCGATGAATATACTGATGATGTTCCAACGAGTGAATGAGAATGCTTTGTTGGAGAAAGGAAATGTGATTACGAATTTTGATATATTGTCACAGATATTACCACCACTAACGCTAGGATTCAAGACCAAGTTATTTGGCGATAAAGATGATGCAAAGACATCAAATAATGTGTTGGAGATAAGAAACGGACAATATATTCGTGGTCATATGGAGAAAGATATTTTGGGCGCTGGTTCCAAAGGTTTAATCCATCGTATCTGTAATGATTTTGGAAACTTTGCGTCTGCCAATTTCATAGACGATTTACAGAATATTATTACGGAGTATATGAAATCAAGTTCGTATAGTGTTGGAATTAGTGATTTGATTTCAGACGAAAAGACCAACCAAGCAATTATTAAAGTCATTAGTGAGAAGAAGAATGATGTAAAGAGTTTAATTGACCAGACCCAAATCGGAGTGTTTGAGAACAATACTGGTAAAACGAATCAAGAAGAATTTGAAACACAAGTGAATAATATATTGAATCAAGCATCTTCGGAAGCGGGTAAGATTGGTTTGAAATCTTTGGATAAAGACAACCGATTCGTTATTATGGTGAATGCGGGTTCTAAGGGTAGTGATTTGAATATTTCTCAGATGATTTCTTGTTTGGGACAACAGAACGTGGATGGAAAACGTATTCCTTATGGTTTTGAACACCGAACATTACCACATTTCACCAAGTTTGACGATACTCCAAGTGCTCGTGGATTCGTTGAAAGTTCATACATTAACGGACTTTCACCACAAGAATTGTTCTTCCACGCAATGGGTGGTCGTGTTGGTTTGATAGATACTGCAGTCAAAACCAGTTCTACTGGTTACATCCAAAGAAGACTTATTAAAGGTCTTGAGGATTTAATGGTCAGTTACGATATGACAGTGAGAACCAATAAGGGAAAACTCGTACAGTTCTCATACGGTGATGACAACATTGACCCGGTGAAAGTAGAAAATCAACCCATCCCATTAGTCGGTATGAGTATTCAAGACATTTATGCTCACTTCAATATTCCAGACGAAAAGGATAAAATCAAAACATTATCAACCTTCTTCTTGAAAAATGTAATGACTCGCTACAAGAAACAAATGGAGGAAACGAATCAAAAATGCAAGTTCTACACCGATTTTATGATTGAACAACGTGACGCAATTGTCAAGAAAATATTCAAGAACAAAGGCGACAGTGTTGTCAGCACTCCAGTTGCATTCGCACATTTGATCAATAATGTTCAAGGACAACAATTAATTAATGCCAACTCTATCGTAGATATTACACCCCTAGAAGCATTTGAAATGATTGAAGAAACTTACTCCAATCTTGAAAAAATCCGTTGTGCTCCTCCAACTTTATTGTTCAAGACTTTATATTACTACAACCTTTCTCCAAAAGAATTGTTGATTGTAAAACGTTTCAATCGTGCGGCATTAACTATTCTTTTAGAGAATATCACAGTGAATTACAAGCGCGCAGTTGTTGCACCCGGTGAGATGGTGGGAATGATTGCGGCGCAGAGCATAGGAGAGCCTACTACACAAATGACACTTAACACTTTCCATTTTGCCGGTGTGTCAAGTAAATCCAACGTCACTCGTGGTGTTCCTAGAATTGAAGAAATATTGTCATTATCTTCTGAACCAAAAAATCCTTCACTAACTATTTATATGAAACCAGAAGACCAAACCGACCGAGAAAAAGCACAATCTATTATGTATATGTTGGAAAATACTAACTTGAAAGAAATCGTCAAGTCAATGGAAATTTGTTTTGACCCAGATGATTTGAATACACTCATTAATGATGATGAACAAACAATGTTACAGTACTACGAATTTGAACATATGTTGGATGAATGTCTTGAAAAGTCTATTGAAGAAAATACGAATGAAAAATCAAAATGGATACTTCGTATGGAGATGGATTCTGAAATGATGTTGGAAAAAAATATAACTATGGACGATATCAACTTTACGTTGAAAAATAGTTATGGAGATGAAATCTCTTGTGTATTCTCTGACTACAACGCTGACAAGTTAGTATTCAGAATTCGTATGAACAACGTCATTAGTAAGTCAACCAAAGGTGGTGCTGCTGGAGGTGTAAAGAAACCAAAAGTGAATCCTCTTGACCAGTCTGACCAAATTTACTTGTTGAAGAATTTCCAAGACCAGATATTGAATAACGTAGTGATTCGTGGCGTGAAACATATTGACAAGGTTATTCTTCGTAAAGTCAAGGATAACTTGACAGAAGTATCCGGTTCATACAAGAAACAAGACATATGGGTTCTAGATACAATAGGTTCTAATATGATGGATGTATTGGCTCTTGATTATATTGACCAGAAACGCACATTTAGTAATGATATTGTGGAGACCTACAACGTATTTGGTATTGAAGCAGCGAGACAAACTATTTACAATGAAATTGCAGAAGTGATTGAGTTTGATGGCACATACATTAATTATCACCATCTAGCGATGTTGTGTGACAGAATGACATTTACCAACAAGATGATTTCCATATTCAGACACGGCATTAACAATGATAATATTGGTCCAATTGCCAAGGCGTCATTTGAGGAAACTCCGGAGATGTTCTTGAAGGCAGCAAGACACGCAGAGTTAGATATTATGCGAGGTGTTTCTGCGAACGTAATGTGTGGTCAAGAAGGTTTATATGGAACGAACTCATTCCAAGTTGTCTTGGACTTGGAGGAAATGCGCAAGTTAGAAGATACTATTCAATTTGAACAACCAGACGATAATGAAACAATAGAAAAAGTATTTGGTAATGTTGAAGATAGTCAAGATAAATGTAGTACAAATAATTTAGTAATACAAAATAACGTAGTGAATATTAAAGCGTCAGACCTCGGTAAGGACGATGATTACAATCCGGGATTTTAAAATAATTTATAGTTGTATGTAATTAATAAATAATATTGCAAAATAAAATTGATTTTTTTTTATTATTTTATTCAATAATAAAAAAAATATAATCAAATGAGTCAAGAAGTAAATATAGAAGAAAACAATGAACTCAAAAATATATTTAAAGAAGTTATAGAAAACCCACAAAAACACGATTGTAGTATATGTCACAAACAGTTAATCGTTGACGAACCAGAAGCAACAAAATTTATGAAATGTAGGTTGGAAGATAAAACGTGTAAATTTCATAAACCAGTATATGTAACAAGTTGCAACCACGCTTTTCACGGTGACTGTTTATTAGAATATCACTATCACGCGTTGTGTGAACACGTTAGTCAAGTGCATAACTATGTTTCTCAAGGGTATCAAATAATGTGTCCTTGTTGTAGAGACTTTGTAGAATACGTAACAACTTATACACATTACAATCTAAATAATGGTTGTAAGTATCGTTTATAATGAAGACCTTCTAGTATAATTTGGTTTTTTTGTTTTGTCTCGTGAATCATATCCCTTGGTCGCATTATTTACAAAATGAATACAAATATTTACAATACAAGAAATCGTTTCGCCTATAAGATATCCGAGTGACCATTCAATACCAGAGCAACATTTTTCCGCATTCACGCAACAACACGATTTTTCTTTCTTTTTTTTTTCTACTATTTTCATTTTTCTTATAATAAAATTATTTTTTTATTTTTCACAAAAATAAAATCATAAATAGTTAGTTTAAATATATTAAAAATAAAATTTTATATTATAAAGGAAAATGAATACTTATTGCTCAATTATTCAAAAAATTATGTCTCCAAAAAGTGACGTAACATTTAATGATGACAATTTTTACAAAAAAAATGTAAGTGAAATTTTATTAAGTATACATCAAAACGTCCTCGGTAGTAAGGAAGAAACAACATCAATATATAATATGGAAACGGAACTAAATAAATTAAACTTGTACAGTTTACTAGCTAGACTGATTATAATGCAGAAAAACGAACTAGATACTATATCGGATTTTTTGAATGAAAAATATAAATTTTTAAGTTCCATTTTTGAAAATGTATTTTATAATGATGCGAATAAAGAATTGTTCTTATCCGAGTTTTCAAAAGTTCAAAGGATATACTTTACTTTGTCAAAATTTGCACGAATTTGCAAATACAAAAAATCAATTGTTAGGATTAATACTGACTTGTATATAAATGAGTTGGATGAAAGTATGAAAAATGTCTTTGTACTGTATGAGGATGGTTCTCGTTATTTTTTTTCTGCAACCGATTTGGTGAATATTATGAATAGTAGTTTGTCTCACACGTATATGTTTTTCAGTGAACCATTAAAACCAAAAAATCCATATAATAATCTTCCATTCAACAAATCAACCTTATATAATATTTATTTTTTTATGAAAAATTGTGAATTCATTATGCCGCAATTATTCCACCAATATTTTATTTGTAACTTTGACATCAAATTATTCAAAAGTGAAAATGAATGTTTGATACGTGACTTTTCTATAAAAAGATATGTTTACTCATCTAACTATGATACTTTGTATGATAATGTTATCATTATGATTGCTGATATAAAAAAACGAAATAGAAAATATAAACACTTTATCAACATAGATGATGAATTTCCTCAAAAAAAACTGGTTGATATTATGAGACCATACTTGCATTTGTATTATTTATCTAAATACTATGTAACCGGAACTGAGAAAAAAAATGAATCTATGGAAAAATTAATGGATAAGTTTGATTTGTTTGTTAGGTTCAATCCACAGTTTGGTAGAAAAGTGATGAAAATACAGAGAATACCTAAAAAAAAAGTAGTTGTTGAGTACAATGACAGACATATGAATTTTTATAAAGAGTATCCTAAGTCAGCATTCCCCAGATTACCAGTGATTGTTGATATTGATAACAATAACCATTACTATGACTCACCAGTATCAAGTTATGAAAGTATGCATAGTATATCTCTTCTTCAAAGACTTGTGAATAGAATAAATGGTCGTCTTGTAAATAGAATAAATGAACCACCCGGTTTAATGAGAGAAGAAATTTTTAGTTCATCTGACGATGAAGATATTGAAGAGGAAAGTATTGTTGAAAATGCGGTTGAAGAAGACATTGTGGAAGAAGACACAACAGATGATAGTGATTCGGTATCATAAATACGTTAAGTTTATATATATTTTAAACTATAGAAAATGTATATAAATAATATGAAAATATTATTAATTGGTTTTGGATTTGTTGGGAAAGCAACATATATATTAAATAATAAAGATGCAGAATTTTATATTTATGACTGTGTTCCAGAACTATGTTCCCCTCCAAATTTAAATTTAGAAGAAACTGTTAAAATTGTGGACCTTGTTTTTATTTCTTTACCAACACCGACAAATATTGATGGTTCTTGCTATACAAACCTTATTGACTCTTATGTTAAAAAGTTGAACCACGATTTTATTGTAATACGTTCTACTGTTCCAATTGGTTATTGTGATAGTCACAATGTATTTTTTATGCCAGAATTTCTTACAGAATTAAACTGGAAAGAAGATTTCATTAACAACAAACATTGGTTATTTGGGATTTACGATAACTGTCCAGAAGTTAAACAAAATAAATTTAAAATTAAAATTTGCGAGTTAATTACTAGTGCATACACGAACAAGTGTATCAAGCATTACGATATACAATTTGGCACGAATAAAGAAATGGAAATGAACAAATTAATCAGAAACACATTTTTATCTACCAAAGTTGGATACTTTAACGAGATTTATGACTTGACCCAAAAATTAAATGTTAACTATAATAATGTTGTACGCTATGTTCAACTAGACGATAGAATTGGAAACAGTCATATGACGTGTCCCGGCTATAACAACAAAAGAGGTTATGGTGGCACTTGTTTTCCAAAAGACACCAACTCTTTATATAGTCAATTGATTCACAACAATATTGACTCTTATATTTTACAAGCAAATTTAGACAGAAACGAAAACCTTGACCGTCCAGAGCGTGACTGGTTGCACGACTTAAACCGTACTAATGTAAAAGACAAAAGTTTTTGCAACGTTTTAGTTACCGGAGGTGCTGGATTTTTAGGTCGTCATATCTGTAAAAAATTACTGGAAGAACCAACGAACAAAGTTATTTGTATGGACAATTTAATTACTGGTAAATATTCTAATATTGAAGAATTCGTTGGAAACCCGAACTTTAAATTTGTAAATTTTGATATTAAAAATAAAATATTTTTACCACAAGTTGATAAAATATATCATTTAGCTTGTATTGCTAGTCCAGATAAATATAAAAAATACTCTATTGAAACATTGGTTACGTCTTTTACTGGAACCAAAAATGTCTTAGATTTAGCTAAGAAACACAACGCTAAGTTACTCTTTACATCTACATCAGAGGTTTATGGAGACCCACTGGTTCATCCTCAACCAGAAGAATATTTTGGAAATGTGAATACGGTTGGTGAGAGAAGTTGTTATGATGAAGGAAAAAGAGTCGCAGAAAGTTTAATTTATGAATACCGTAATAAATTTGGGTTAGATTTAAAAATTGTTCGTTTGTTCAACACTTATGGACCTTATATGGACTTGAATGATGGACGCGTAATCACTAATTTTATTAATCAAATAATGAAAGACCAAAACTTGAAAATTTATGGTAACGGTAATCAAACCAGAAGTTTTTGCTATGTTGATGATATGATTAAGGGACTTGTATCTATGATGGAAAGTTCCGAATCGGGACCAATCAATTTAGGAAATCCAAATTGTGAATTTACATTGAACGACTTAGTCGCCGTATTTGAAAAGGTGGTTTCTAAAAAATTAAATGTAGACTATTCTGATGCAACAGAAAATGACCCAAAACAACGAAAACCAGTCATTACCAAGGCACGAGAACTTCTAGGATTCAATCCAACGGTTGAAATTGAAGAAGGGATACAAAAAACAATGGAATTTTTCAAGAAACTATAAAAATAAAAAAATTGATTTTTTAATTATGTTTCAGTAATAATCAACCAACACTAACAAACCCTACTCAAAAATGAACCACGCTCAACTATTCGTATTCTTATTTGTTACATTTGTTGCTTATTGCGTAACAAATGTAAATGCCAGAGGGGCAAGTTATCGTAAAAAAGTTCGTAAAGAAATTGAACGAAAGTGTAATGAAGAAATTATGAAAAAAGATTTTATAACCATAAATGATAAAATTGTTTGTGATAAAACGATTCGGTCTGTTACAAAAGAGTATATGAAACAAATATGTCCAGCAATTATTGATTTAACCTTGAAAGAAATCACTGAATATTATGTCATTGAAGGACTAACCAAAGAAGAGTTCCAAGACTACATTGTTAGAAATATTAGTGACGCATATATGACTAAAGTATATACTGATAAAAATGTTCCAACATATCGTCCAAATATAAAATTAGTCATAGACATTAACGATATTTATACTTACCAACATAATCATTGTCAGTACTATTTTGTTGATATTAAGAATCATAATGAATATAAAGAAAATTTACACAAATACAAACAAGAACTTCACGAACATTTTATTAGAAATGATGACACTTTAATTACTATTGAAACAAAACCATTCTATGATGTTGACAAATATGATTTTCAAAAAGTATTATGTCCTACTATTGAAGATTTATTGATTACAAATAAAACCCGTTTAAACTCAAATAAGTTGATGAATAAAATTCTAATTGTTCAGAATATTTCAAAAGAGTTTATGAGTAATGTGTATACTGAAAAAAATTTCAAAGGACTTAAAATGAAAAATGCACGATTAAAAGCACCGTCTTTGGAAGATATATATAGATACTATGAAAATCACTGCAAAGAACAAGTTGACCAAAGCACTACACTTGAAATGGTTGTCTGTATAATTTACATATCTTACCTAGTATATCTTGGAATAATGTTAATGTTGTATATTAATATCCCATCCGTAAGATTGTTATTGAACGATTCTTATAACAACATACTACAACTAATCAATTTCATAAACTCACGCCCAGAAGAAGACAAAGTAAATAAAAATGAGTAAACATATACAGTATTATAAAAAATAAAATAAAAAAAATTACTCGTCATCTTCTATGATGAGTAGTCGTTTTTTATTTTTTTTCGTGAAAACAACGCCACGGTTTCTTTGTTTTTTTGTTTTTGTGTTTTCCTTTTTATCTTCCGACTCAACTTGTATTTGTAATATTGGGTCATCTTCTTCTCGTTCTATAATAATCGTTTCGTTTCTTTTTTTCGCAACGGGTTTTCTTTTCTTTACAACATTTTCTCTTGTAAATGTTTGAATAAATTCTTCTACGGTTAATTTATTATCAAACGCATTTATTATACTATCTACGCAACTATCGTTTATTACATTCAAAGGAAAGACAACAGAGTCTTCGGTGTTTTGAATTAACTTATATTTTGGAGCCGTATCTATTTTAACTAGTGGCGTTACTATAAAACAAAAATTATCTTCTTTCTCGCCGTAAGCAACAAATACTTTGTCTTGATTATTTGCTTGTAATATTGACTTACTCGAAATAAATACTGAAGGTATTTTATATTTTTCCAATATTAACCACACATCAAAATTTGTAATGTAATAGTCTTCATTATATATAAAGTGTGTAAAGTCCATTGTTTTTCCCTTTACTTGGTCACCTAATGTTTTTTTACCTTCACTTATTAATATATCTACTATCTGGACTTCATATTTACTCAAATACTTAAAATATTCTTGTAATAATTCCAAACGAATTTGATTAGTTGATAGTATATTTGATGTTTTTAATTTAATCAAATCACTCAACATATAAAAACCACTGTAAGTAATATTTTCTTTTTTATTTTTATCGTCATATATCAATTCATTAAAAGTAGAAGGAAAACATTTTTTCCAAAAAGTAGAACTTATTTTTTCTTTTATTATATCTACTCCTTCTACTTCGTTTTCTTGAATATTTGCAAGTTGGTTATTTAACTTCATATTGTTGTCATATACTTGACTTTCTAATGGTTCAACATCATCATAGTTATTATTTTTTACATACTTATTTATAACTGCTGGTACAAGTCCTTCAAAATATTCTTTATCAAGTAAGGACTGAATTAAAATAATTTCATCGTCTCTTAAATTGTAACCAAGTGTACCAAAAGATAAATATGTTTGAGGCTGAAATAAAAATGTTTTTATACGATTATAACGTATTAATTCATCAGCCATTTTATCGTAATAAAAAATTTCATTATTATTTTTTTCATTTATCAAATTTTGTTTTGGTATAGTTAACTTACATACTCCATCTTCTCCTAATTGACAAGAAGTGTTTGGAAAACATTTTGACTCTTCATTCATTATACACGTTGAAATTTCAGAAACAACCATTTCATTATATTCATAATCCTTTACAAATTTAATTTTATCATCTACTAGTTCTCTAAGATATGCATTTATATTTCTTAGTTTTTCATTATACAAAATATAAGGTGACTTTATTTCTTCTTCTATTTTCTCTCTTAAATTCAAATTTTTAAAGTCATTCAACAAAATACGAATCGTGTTTCTAAATGCGTTGTATAAATTCGTTTCTATTTTTATTTTATTAATCACTTCAATACGTTCCATATCGACATCATTTGACAATAATGTTTTTTTATCCGCATCATAGTAATCATTATATTCCAATTCATCCAGATTATCTTTGATACTAGACAACTTTTCATAGTTATTAATTTGTACAAACTGATTTGTTTCCGTTAATAAACCCACTACAGTGTCGCCTTCTACGACTTTAAACATGGGTCTACTTTTAACTGTTCCCTTACTTTTATTATACAAGTTATTCAAAAACTGGATAGTATCACGATAGCTAATAAATAAATCATCTTCGTTCATTAGTACATAAGGATATGTATAGTTAATTGCTGAAGGATAAGAAGGAACAAATCCTTTCTTTGCATTCAAATCTTGACACACAACACCAATGACTTTATTTTCAAAATTGACAACTTGATTTATGATTGTATATTCCAATTTGTTCAATACAGCAATTAAACTGCCCAAAATAATAGGGTGTTTGAAATTATATTTATTGGGCATACTTTCAAGAGGCAAACACGTTTTAAGCATAAGTGGTCTTATTATTTTTTTAAATAATGCGCGTATTGACTTTGGTAGTTTGGGGTCCATTTCAGTAAATGTTTGGGTAACTTTTAATTTTTTTTCTTCGTTACGATAGGAATAAATTGGTTCATAGTAGTTACCTTTTTTTATTATCATCAAAGTTGGCCTTGTTGCTTTATATATTTCAGTTGAGTAGTGACTTGTTGGACATACAAAATTAACACTTTCATTAAATTCATTTATTTCTAAAATAACCAAGTTGATACCTTGTTCAAATAATTTAGGGTTGGGTTTAGATATAAAGTCCCACAAGTACGTATAGTCAATCATAACAGTATCGTCTCTCAGAAAGGCTTTAAAATTTTCAAAAGAAGTTACTATTTTATTGAAGTAGTCCAAGTTTTCACTATTTTTTGCAATATTATATATTTTTGAATTTTGATATTCTTGGTAATCAGTACTACGTGCTTGTTCAATATCATCCAGATTAAAACTAATAAATAAATTTCCATTTTGATAACTTAAATAGTCATCTATGTTTAATGCCGAAATCATTATTTCTTTCATTTCTTTAATCGTTGGTACTTTATTTACATTACTATAATACAACGCATCTGCTATGACTGCAATAAATGACTGATTTTCATTTTCTTCTATACCGTGTCTTAATAAACAAGTATGATTTAACCGAATATTTGTATTTGTTTTACTTATTTGGCAATCCGCATTATTTTCGTGTAAGAAATACTGAATACTTAATGGTAAATAACCCCAACGTTGGGGGTCTAAGGGAAATTTTTCTGGAGCCATTACATAGTCTTCTTTTTCAATAACTTTTTTAGTTTTTTTCGGAACTTCTTCTTTTTCGGAAATAGAAGGTGCAGTTTCTTCTTTCTGTAGTTCTTCATTTTCTTGTAGATTCCCTTGTTTCAAATTTTGATTTGCACATTTTTCTTTTCTTACAATATGTTCTTTGGTATCCCAATTTTTATAACAACAAGGAATGCATAAACCTTCGGGGTGTTTTCCTTCTTTTACAAATCCGGGATAATGTTGGACATACTTATCGTTGTCTTGAGAAACATGTTCTTTTGGGTCAAAAAATTCATATATATATGCACCCGGAGGAACTTTGTCCGCATTTCTGGGAATTACTTCACCACAAGTTGGATGTCTTTTCACTAAGTGTCCCTTTTCGTTCAACTCTTCTACTATTTCAGATGGGTCAATAGGCATACTCGTTTTCAAACACCAGTAACGAGGACATATATAATAATTTTCATTTTCTGGTGTTGAACCATATTTTAAAACATCTCCTTCTTTGAAAAAATCTGGTTTTTCTTTATTTATTTTATTAAATTCATCTGGTGTTAGTACAACTGGAGTTTTTCTTGCATTCGTTGCACAAGTTTTACCGTATGGATTATATTTCCCTTGTTCTTTTTTTAAAAATAAAGCAGAATCATTATCATATAATTTTGTTTCAAAATAGTTTGGGTTTTTTATACTCATTCCATCTAAATTTTTTACACTTTCATCATTTGTCGCAACTATGTCTTGAATTTTTGTTTTTTTACTTTTTCGCTCTTTCTTCGTTTTTACAATAGGCTCTAATATTGAAGACGATTCTTTTACTATAATTTCTTGTTCTTGGGGTGAATTACTACTCATTACTATTTCATTAATATCCAACACTTCTCCACTATCAGATGATGAAGACCCTCCTAACAATTCATTTGATTCATCATCCCCCATATCTATAAGGTCCAAGTCAAGTAAATCAAAAGCGTTATTTACTCTTTCTTCATTCTCTTCCTCATTCTCAACAAAATTTTGATATTGTTCTTCACTTTCAACTTTATCACTACTTGTTTTAGTAAAACTTTTAATAGAACTCAAAGAGCTTGATGATGATTTTGTTTTTTCTTCAGAAAATGACGAGACAACATCTTTTAAAATGATATCTTTCTTTGCACCCGTGTTGCACAATTTTTGAATTACTTTTGAAGGTACTGCCGTTGATGAAGGACTTTGCGATAAACGAACTAATGAGTCAAGATATATTGGTAGTGTTTCCAAATATTGAATATCATTTATATTATCAACCGTAATTGTAACAATATCTGTATTTTTTATCAAAGCAACTGTTGTTTTAAATCCCGGATTTATTTTCACTTTTGTATCACTTTTTCTTGCACCCTTCTCAACTTCCAACTCGGATGCATATTTTGAAAGTAGCTCGCGTGCTTCTGGTTCAGACATCTTGTAATTTTCAATCAATCCTTTTATAATATCAATACCAGATACTTTGTTGTCAATTTGCTCAATAATGAACGCTTCTTGACTAGTTGTTTTATTAAAATTAGATACTCTTTTAAATCTCATTTCAATTCCTTTTTTGAAATTTTTTGATTCTACCAAAAAAACACTAGATACACAACCAATTAAATCATCTATTTTTATGTTTGTTTTGATTTGCACAGAGGTTTCGTATGTAATTTGTTTTATACTTACGTTATCATCGTATATATTATTGAACAAGTTAATCGTGTAACCACTTTTTTCTATATATGTCTTTACTTCATCAATCACGGGATTCACTGCTAGTTTGAAAATTTCATTCACTTGCTCGGTATTCAGTACTTGTTCAAATTCACATTCAATTTGAATATTCCCATTTTCTTCAAACTCACAAAATATTTTATTATACTTTTTTCTATCGTACTGGTGTTGGATATATACTGATACCGATTTTCCCTTTCCCATTACTTTCATTAAAGTATTTATATCTGCTTTTGTTAAAAATGGAATTTTACGTCCATCTTTTGCTATTTTATCAGTATAAATTCTAAAAATATTTTCTTGACGTCTTATTGCCGGATTAAACTTAACCAACGGTTTATTTCTCTCGGCGTGTACTATTTTAAATATAACATCAAGTGGAATTTTTATTTCATAAGTTGGATGTATCACTAACTTAATATATTTAATACCGCTTGTCTTGTAATTTAATTCTTCTTTTCTCTCTTTATATACATCATAAAATAAATCAACACTGGAAAACATTTCAAAAGTAGAATCATTTACTTGTTTTAATGACCTTTCAATTAATATTTGCCTTTTATTATTTAACAAGTTGAGAGAAAACACATCGTCTTTAAATAAAGTAGGATAATATATTTTTATACAAATCTGTTCACTTAGGTTTCTTTTTTTAATATTTTCTAATACATCCTCAGCAAGACACAAGTATATATTGTTTTTGTGTATTTTTCCGGTGTTCATTAATAAATTACTATTTAAAGACGTCAAAGATTTTCTTGCATATTTTTCTATTAGTTCATCAAAATGCTCAACTACGAAAGGATTACTTATAAAAGGATATTCATTATCAATGAGAGAATATTTTTGTCCGAGGGCCTTTGTTATTAAATATTTCTTATCTGTCAAGTTGAGGGAAACAATATCATCATAAGAATAAGTAGCTTTATTCAGTAAATCAAAATGAATAGGTTCTGGACAACTGTTGTCATTTACAATATTTGATAAAAACTGCATTAGTCTTGGTTTGGTTAACTCTATTTTTCTGGTAATCATCCTATTATTTTGTCTTCTATCTGCTACATCTGAAGAAGGAGCATTTATTTTCTTTTGTTTCAAACTCTGATATATATTTATCGAGTTCAACATTTCTTCTTTTACTGCAAATAAATACATTTCTTCTAATGAAAAAGTATTTGAAAATTCCTCCATTATTTTTATTTTTATAGCTGCAATAGAATCGTCTGGATGAATTTCTTGTTGGGAAAAAACAACTTTTACATTATTTTTTTTAATGTAATTTAGTTCATCGTTGTCAAATATATTCAAAAATAACTCGTTGTCTGGATTTTCCAAAAACGTTTCATTTAATTTATTGTTTCCGACGCTATAGTTATTACCATAAAATACGTGTATTGAATTAATTGTATTCTCATTTGTTAATAAATTTACCTTGTATATGGAATTACTTGTTGTCATTATATTATATATATACTATAATTACAATTTTTTACATTCTTTTTGAATTATATTTTGAATAATTAATAATTTTTTACGAATCGTTTCATCACTACAACACATTAACTCTGCAACATGTGTGTTGGTACGCTGTTTTTCTAAGTAAAAATTATATTTATACTTCATTATTTTTTGAGATTCTATATCTAAACTGTTTATAATAGACCATACTTCTATCAACATTTGACTTTTTGAATTATTTTCTAAATGATTCATTTTGTTTTTTTTCGTTTGTTCTATAAGGTCATATAAATAGTTATCATTTCCTACTAACTTTGTATTGGTGAGTCTTTTATACAAAAATTTATTTTCATTTTTCCATTTTTTACTTAACCTTAAATGTCTCGGTATGATTGTCAACGGTTGTAATTTGGATAAACCAATATACAACTGACTATTTACATATAATGACATATGGTTTGCAAATGGATACGTTGGATTATAATTTTTTATAGCCATAAGTAGTCCTTTTGATGCATATTGGTTCAGTTCTGTTATTGAAATGTGACTGCATAACACACTATATTTTACTTTGAATTCATACGCGATGTTATATGCTTTGTGTATGTAGTGTTGATACAGTACTTGATTAATTTTTCCTACCATATAATCTGTTCGTTGTGGATGTTTCAGTATATATTTTATATGTGACCACTGATTACTTGTCAAATAGTTTATGGCACTAGCAACTTGGATAAAAACAAATAAAAATAATAACAGCATATTCCTAATATAATAACAACCATTATGTTTATATTTGTTATTATAGTTATTAGTTTATCTTCGGAAAAAACAACCTAAATGAACATTTTGCGATTTTTAATCAAAAAGTGTTAAAAATGATAAAACTACCGAAGGTGAAATGGCAAATTTTTTGCACAAAAGTGCCAGGGGTTTGAAAAAATGGACAAAAATAAATGTCCAATTTTCAAAACCCCAGGTATTTTGGTGAACTTTGATTTTCAAAACGTGTTTTAGAGCTTAATGCTCTAAATTTCATTTTTTCGTATTTTGGAGGAGAGCATAATTTTGTGAGCATAATTTTTGTTTTTTGAAAAAAAGACTTAAATTTTTTTCTTTTTATAAAATATGGAAACTTTAGGAACTTTTTTAGTGGCAAAAAATGGCAATAAAGTAGCAGATAAATATATTTGTGAAAAATGTGACTATAGATGTATTAAAAAATATAACTGGGATAAACATTTACTAACTGCAAAACACATAAAGGAAACAACGGAAACCTTTTTGGAAATAAAAAGTGGCGAAAAAGGGCAAACTGATATAACGTGTGAGTGTGGTAAAATTTACAAGAATAAAAGCGGACTGTGGAAGCACCAAAAAAAATGTAAAGCATCCGAAGAAAAAAGTAAAATTACCGAAGAAAACGTTACATTAGTTACGGAAGAAAAGGAAGAAAACCACGAAGAAAATAATCAAAAAAATATGGATATTTTGATAAATTTATTCCAAGAACAGTTGAAAGAAAATAAAGAATTGAAGGAATTAATTATTGAACAACAAAAGAAAATTTTGGAAATTTCAGCCGGAACAAATATAACAAATAATAATAATACTACGAATAATAATAAATTTAATCTGAATATTTTCTTGAATGAAAAGTGTAAGGATGCTTTGAATATAACCGACTTTATAAACAGTATAGATGTTGGTTTCAAAGACTTTGAAAATTTTGGAAGACTTGGTTATGTTGGTAGTATAAATAATATTTTGATTCGTGAGTTGAAAGGAATAGACGTTTATAAACGTCCTTTTCATTGCAGTGACTTGAAACGCGAGGTGATTCACGTGAAAGATAATGATACTTGGGTAAAAGACGATGATAAAAAACATATGAAACGCGCGATTAAATTGATAGAGCACAAGAATATCAAATTAGTCCCTAGTTGGTTAAAAGCAAATCCAAAAGCAGACGATATTACTACGAAAAAACACGAAGAATATATGAAGATTTTGGATAATTCTATGGGAGAGATGAAAGATGAAGATAATGAAAGAAATTATGACAAAATTATTAGAAACGTTGCGAAAGAAATACTTATTGATAAAGAAAAATAGATTGTGAATTATTCATCCTCTACTATTTTAGAAATACCACTTAAATTTCTGTCACATAAAATACAGTCAAGTATAGTATGTTTGTCGTCATCGCAAAATTTATATTTTTTTTTAAATAATATACTGTAAACAGACTGGTCGTGTCTATGTTCAATGAAAATCGGATGGTTTGGAACAACTGACGGTGAGTCATCTATTAAATGATAGTTACAACAATTTTCATACCACTCATTTACAAAACTACGAGTTTTTTCACATACTAAAAATAAATTTGTACCTGCTTGTCGTTGGAAATTTTTAGAAAAATGGTCATCTACTGCGTCAAAATGTAGCAATAAATCCATTTTATTATATTTACATTCTATCTGGTAAGCAGAACTTCCAATAAGTAGGTCAGTTTTAACATACTCAAAAAATTGTTCAAGAAGATTTTTTTTTTTCAATTCAAATTCACAACCAGAATCAAGATAAAATAATATATCACCGTCTTTCATTTTATCCATTGTTATTTTGGTGATGTATGGTTTCCATAACCAGTACCCGTATCCACGTTTATTGTTTTCTACAAAATCCCCGTGTTTACTCCAAAAGTACTCATCTTTTTTTAAATATTCGTCGGTGTATAGTATTACTTCATCAAATAATTTTGTTCGCTCAATTTGTTTTACTAGTCTTTCACCAGCATCTAAATAATTCTGCCCCCCACCGCCAAAAGTGACAAAAGTTTTTGTCATTATTGTATATTATAGTTAAAATATAATTTTTATTATATTTTAACACAAACTGTGTATATATTTTAAATTTATAAATCATATAAAGGATTATCATTTATAGTCATACCACAATAACTTTGAGGATTTTTTTTATAATCAACCGGATTATAAACTCCAGCAGTTTTCGCGTTTTCCAATAAAAATTTGAAATTTTGCCAAAATTCTTGTTTATGACCAATAGACGTAGTCATTATATGTGATAGTTCGTGTAAGGCTACAAATGTCAAAGTATTAATATCAATTAATGTTGTGCTATTTTTTGTTCTATTTAAACAGAAAGCAATTTTCTCTCCTTTGTTTTCACTATAAGCAGTTAGTTCGCTCGTTGGTAAAGTTTCATTAATTTTTTTTGGGTTGAATCCTTCCACTAGTTTTTTTACTCTAGGATCGTTAGGATATTTATCCTTCATATAATTAACCATTTCTTTGCATTTTCCGGTGACAGTTGCTAATAAATCAGCAGCATCGTTTATTTTTTCTCGTTCTCTTACACAATACTTATTACCATCTACTCCGGAAACAATGCACTTCAAGTTGAAAACATCAGACTCATTATAAATTTTTAAACAAATAAATAATATAAAAAATAAAATGATATAAAAAAATATATTGTGTTTTAGTTCAGACATATATATTATATGAACAATATTAATTTACTCAACGTTTTGCGTTTAAAATATTTTATGAAATAACATAAAATATTTAATTACTCATTAGTTATTTATCCATAGTATTAAATTTATTGAACACCAGCACCAATTTCAAGAGGAGGTCTCATAAAGTCTGGTTCAATAGTACTTAAGTTCCAAGGACCAACGTATAACTGAGGATTTGGTGGTTCAGAACGAATTTGTAAGTTGGCATTTCTTAAAGTTTGACCAATAGTATCAATACCGATATGGTAACCAGCTTTCAATAAGTTAATGTTGGCTAATTCACCCTTTCCAGAAGGATTCAACTGGGCCCATTCACTGTTGGTATCCTTTGGTAGTAAGTCAGATGGGTTTTGAATACTTTGTTGTCCGCAAGAAGTAGGAACCCCTACAGATGGAGTTGGAATTCCATTGACGGATGCAAAAACTTCGTTACCGCCTTCTTGAGATGGGATAGGACCCGAAGGTAGTGAAGGTTGTTGTGCGCCTCCTTGGTATGCTTTCTTTGGTTGTTCACCAAACTTTTCTGCACCCGAACTGCCTTTGCTAGTTAAATAATTTGCTAATAGATTAACACCATAGGCAACAATTAATAATACGATAATGGCGCCGATACCATAATCCGACCATAGCTTTTTGAAGGAAATGCTCATTATATATAAAATTAGTGATAAAATATTTTTTTAAATACGATTTAATTAAATTTTATAATTAAAAATTTGATTAAATAAAACAACTTGTTTCAACTTGTTTGTTGTAGTTTATAAATTATCCTTAATAATTCTTATTCTTCTAATAATTCATCTTCATCTTCTTCATTTTCCGATTCATCTGAATAACTTTCTAAATTATTCAAGTCACTGTCTTCACTATCACTTTCATCTAAATCTTCCAACATATAAACTTTCTTAATATTCTTTGCTTCCAAAAATGCCATTACTGCTTCCTTTTTCGCTTGTTTTGCCTTTTTTCTTACTTCTTTGTAAATTTGATAATAATACTCATTTGGTTTTTTTAAAGTAATTGATTCTAAAGTATCTATGTTTTCACTTATATCGATTTCTTTCAAGTCGGTATTATTTTCTTCAACACCAAGTTCTTCTACTTCTAAATCTAATTCATTCTTTTCACCAATATCTGCATTAGTTTCTGTATTAACTAACTCTTCTTGTTTTTCATCTTTTTTTTCTAAATAATTATTGACTGACTCTTGTGTATTGAATAAATCTTTTTCTTCTAAATTACTTGCAATTTCTAATGCAACTTCTTTTGCAATATTCGTTTCTTCAATTTTTTCTAAAGATTTATTTGAAAGTGTTTCATCGTTACTTATAGGTTCTTCTAAATTTACTGGTTGTTTAACTTGCTCAGTATCACGCTTACTTTGTATTAGTATTTTATCTTGAAGAGGGTTTTCATTATAAATATTTTGAGAATGAGTAGGTTCATTTTTATTATTTTTTTTTATCAAACAATTTTCAAACATTTCATATGTGTTCAAGACCATTGCTTGTTTCATTTCTAACTCAATTTGAAAATTTCTGCTTGTAAATTTGATTCCTTGAACTTCAACAATTGATATTATATTTGTACTACTATTTACGTCTTCAGTTGTAAGAGGTACTTCACTTTCGTTGTATATTTTAACAAGAGGAATATTCGTATTATAATTCATTTTCACATTCACACGCATTAAATAATATTTGCCAGATTTATATATGCGTAATGCGCTAGTAAATGCAGTTTCAATATCGTCTAGTTCTAGTTTATTTTGAAACCACGAGTCTCCTTTATCATAAATTAATTTTTGGCATACTGTTTCTAAATTTTCAATCCAGTTAATAAACTCTTCGTTGCTGTTATCAAACATTAAGTCACTAAATATTTTTTTTCCATTTTTTACAAAACCTTGTTTCGTAGAACATTTTGGGGTTTCAATATAAAATGGTTTATTGTTGTATAAAATTTTGGTAAAGTATGCTCCTCCTTGTATAGAACTTGGTTGTGCTAAAGAAATATTAGAAAAAATAAAATCTTTATTTGGTTCAAATATATTATTTTCCATTATTTTTAAAAAAGAAAAAATAAATTACAGTAACACGCAAAAAATACGTATTTATTTTATAGAATGTAAGTATGAAAGATAATACAATTATTCAACAATGTTTAGAAATATTAAAAAAAGAAAATATTCGTCACGAATTAAAAATGATATGCAAACCAATGATTGAGTTTATTTTGTTACAAATACGACCATATATTTATATAATCATTTCTCTCATTTTTTTAATTTTTATAATGATTTTAGCAATATTAATATTACTTTTTTTAATTTTGCGTAATTATAAATCATTTACTAAAAATCAATAATTTATTTTCTATTTAATTTATATAATGCCTAAAAAATCTAGACACTCTAGAAAAATGAAAAGAATGCACGTACCCGGTGTTCCCGGCGCTTTGACCGGAGGTAGAAGACGAAGACAAAGAGGCGGTTCTGGGGAACCTCAAGGACCACCACCACCAGCATATACTGACGGCGCATCTTATGTTGGTGCTAATTACGGTGATGGAAACACCCAATGGAACAATGTATTTGGACCTCAAAGTACAAGTACTATGGGAAATGAAATTGTAAACTTAAACCATCCTCAGATGGTACAAGCAAGTGTGCCACAAGGTGGTGGAAGAAGACGTCGTGGTACTCGTAAAGGAAAACGCGGTGGTTTTTTTGGAAACGTTGTTTCCCAAGCAATTGTCCCTTTTGGATTACTTGCCCTACAAAATAAATATTCAAGACGTATGAGAAACAAACGTCACGGAACTCGCAAACATCGTAGGTAAATTTTTTTAATGACTTAAAAATATAACACACTGTACTGTGTTGTATTTTTATTATACGAATATTCAAATACTATCTACTTTGGATATTTTTTCCGTATTTTATTTACTTTTATTATTTTGATTTGCAAAATTTAAAAAATATTTTATTCTATCTGCATATATGTTTTTTACCAAATAATTATCAACGTCATTATACAAACGATGCATATGTTGGTCAATTTCCCTAAATGAATCACCACTGTCTAGTGGAAGTTTCACTTTGCGGTTAATATATGATTCTTCCGACTGATGTACATAGTGAGCAATAAATGCCGAAGCGTCTTTATAGTCAATATTCCATACATTAAATGGTGTACTTTCCATATTTTTCATATTTATAGAAAACATTTTACTTGGAAATATTACGTTAAAAAAGTGTGGATTAGTAACTGAAGTAACATACTCTGGCCTAACAAAAGTTTTAACGTGCTGGTTTAGTTTTTGTTCCGACTTTGTATAATTTTCTATTAATAACCCGGATGGGTCTTTTTTATGATAACTTGAACCAAACATTAACCAGTTTATACCCAAAGAATGTGCAAAGTTATAGTTTTGCAATAAATGTTTTACACCCATAAATTTATTTAATACAAGAAACTCATCCGCATCCAAATATAACATCCAATCAACACCAAGTCGTTTAGCAATTTTTACAGCACGTATCATAAGGGGTAATTTTACTGGATTATTCATTTCAATTCTTTCAATAACAACTCTTTTACTAAAATTGTGAAATTCATTTTTTATCGGAATAGTTGATTTGTGGTCAAAAATATAAATAATGTCAAAGTTCAGCAACAGATGATGTGTAACCCATTCTTTCATATTTTTTTCGTCCCTTGCATTTGTAAATAACATTATTTTATTTGAATAATTTTTTTTTGTTGCCAAAATATTTGGCGGAGTTGTTATTACTGATGATTTAATACTATTCATTGGGAATGTTTTATAACTGTTTATATTTTATTTTTACGACTATAAACTTATAATATTTTTTAACATATATATATAAATTACAAAAACCAACAAAATGAGTTTCGAACAAAATATTCAAAAATGGGTTTCTTTGGACAATAAAATCAAGATTTTGACCGAAAACTTGAATGAGTTAAGAGAACAAAAATCCGAACTGGCCAAAACACTTTTTACACACGCAGAAAGAAACAACTTACAAAATGCAAATATTCAAATTAGTGATGGAAAATTGAAATTTGTTACAACAAAAGTTTCTAATCCATTGAGTTTTAAATATGTTGAAAAGTCTTTAGGCGAAATTATTCATAATGAAGAACAAGTAACAAAAATTGTTAATTATTTGAAAAATAATAGAGAAGTCAAAACAGTACAAGAATTAAAACGTTATCATTCATCTCCTTAACTCATATGTTTTACTTTATTCGTAGTATAAAGTAAAAATAAAATTATATGTATATTATGTATATGTTATCAGACAACGAATTTATTTTTAACGAAAAAGACAATCAAATCACAAATATTGGGTTTAGTTTAAACTCTATGTTGAATAAATTCCAACATATCGTTGGTGGTGGTGACGATGATGAAGATTCTACAACTTCTAGTATGTCAGAACATTTAAAATACGTAGCAGTTCCAACTACTTTATACTTGACAAGCAGACAAGTGTTGGGAGGAAAACATCGACAAGAAATAAATAATGATGAAGTTTTATCCGATGATTTACACGATAAACTTTTAGAATTGATTGAGGATAAACACATTAAAAAAAATTCAAGAAAAAATAAAAAATCAGATGACACAAAAACTGTAAGCGAGACGAGTTCAAAGAAAAAGACAAGAAAAAATAGGTCTGGCTAGTCTGTCATTTCATATGCACCTCTTGCATCTGACCAGTCTGGTAGTATCAACCCTTCTATTTCCAAACGGTGTAATATTGCCCTATAAGTTCTCTCGTGCAGTTTAGCAATTTGTCTAATGGTTAATTCTTTTATTTCATATTCGTTATATAGTCTATTTATTTCATTTACACTCCAACGAAAACGATGTCTTTTGGTATAATTTATTTCGGTTGGGATTTTTAATGATAAATTTGTATTCATCTTTACTTGAATACTTATCATTTATGTGTTTAAGTTATTTATACCTTTCAACATTTATACCGTAATTTTTATAATATTTTTATACATATAACATATAGATGAAGCATTATACATCGCGTAAAAAAATGAATAAGAAAAATAGAATCAAAACTAGAACAAAAATGCATAGACGAAAAAGTTCTAGAAGAAAGAAAGGTGGAGGCGATTTTGTAGAACCAATCAAAACCTATATAAATATTGTGAAAGGTTGTGAGAAAAGATTTTACGAACCACCAGAAGATAAAATTGGAGAAATAAACAGATCATTGCTAAGTTTAGGCATACCAATAGCAACCAAAATTACTGAAAAACCAGAATTAATCAAATATTATAAAGATGCACTAAATGAATATATTGAGGAAAAACGCGAAATTTTTTTCGACGTAGTAGACAAATTAGTTCTTGATAATAAAATTCCCAATAGTGAACTTCCAGAACAAAACATCGGTCCCACGTTATGCTGTACGAGTTTGTTAGAAAAGATGAAAGCAATAAACCGAATGGCTAGTGAAAGTTTCAAACAACACTTCAATCCTACGAATCGTAATAGAAAAAATAATAGAGAACTGCCATATGTGATGATAGATAAAGCTTTTTTAGAAAATTTAAAGAAGAACCCAAATCCACAAGACACGCGGGTATTGGAAGTTTTTTTAGATAATTATTTAATTAATAAACCTATTGTACTAAATACAAAGGAACCACACGCACTTGAAAAATACATAGATGACTTGATTAAAATATTTGATACCAGAGGTTCCTATAACCGTATAGACGAAACGGTGCTTGGTGTATTAAATACAAAAATAAAAAATATAAATGAAGAAAAAAAACAAATTGAATTATTACGTGAAAATGAGAAAAAAATGGAGGAAGAACTAGCAAAACGGACTGCATTAGAACGACAAAACAAACGACAACATTTGTACCGCATTATTGAAGGTGCTGTAGAAACCGGTGGTTTATTCGGTGATGCTCGTAATACATTGAAACATTTTTCAGTAGATGAGAAAAAATTAATTATAAAAAGACTTTCACCTAATATTGGTAGTATTTTCCATGAAGAAGATGTAGATATTGATAATTTGTTGATCGACATATTAGATCATAATTTCAAAGAAAGAGAGAAATATAAAAAAACTCAACCAAAAATGGATGCGGTTAGAGATAGAAATGGTTCCATGTGGACTGTCGTGTATTCATTATTACCAGGAACTGAAAATGGTAAGAAAATAATTGGACGAAAAATGTATCAAAATAAAATGAATTCAGAAGTTCGTGAGACATTGCCATAATTCGATATACTATGCGAGTAATTTGTATTCTAAAAGTATTAGTTCATTTGAAGTAGTTTTGCAGAAAACCATACTCCAATAGTGTTCCACATATTGTCAATTGTATTTGCACCGGTATGTAATATCCAACGCATTGCTTTACAGTGAGGCGATGAAACCAATATAGGCGATGTAATAAATCCCCAGAGCGACGAAGGAACACAATGTTTTACGTATAATTGAACAGATATATAATGGATAATAATCCATAATATATAAACTTTTGTAATAAGATATGCCCACTGAAAATAAGGCACTACGAAGTCGTATACTTGTTTTAGTTTGTCCCATTTTCTAAGCGGTGACTCTTCTGGATGAGTTTGCGTTTCTACAGAGACATATTCTGGATTTTCTCGTTGTTGTTGTGACATTCTAGGCATTATATTTTGTATATTTTAAGTTAAATTATACAAATTATTTCAATTTTTATTTTTACATATATTATACAAATGGAGAAAGTAACCAGAAAAACCATTCAAAAAATGAACCAACAACTATTTGAAGTAGAACAAAGAAGAAAAGAACGAAAAATGAAAATATTGGAGGAAAAATATAAATTACAAAACCAGTCGCGCGCTCCAAATGACTTTATTTTTTTAAATGACAATATGTTACGTCGTAAAAAATACACCATTGACCTTTTAGAAAAAAATATAACTTTTTTATCTATCAAAACCCTTTTATACACACAAGATTTAACTCCGGAATTTTGTGTAAAATATATATTAAATGACAAATATGCATCTTGTCATGAAGATACTTTTATTTGTATGGGAGATGTTTTAAATGCACAAAAACATATTACGAAAAAAGAAATATATGAAGCGTTTAACAAAATATATGACACTTAATAAATGCAGTTGTTTATATTCTACTCCAATTTTTGTAATTGAATGGAGACACTAATATTTCATTCAAACGCTTTTTCCAGTACTCCACACGTCGCTCCATCGCCAAATCCTTTTCTGTTTTTGGATATGGAGTACTATTTTGCATCAACTCTTCTTCTTCCTTTGTCATTTTTGGTTTGTAACCAAAACAGTTTACACCAAACTTCACTTGTGGATTTGCGATGTAACCACCATTTATTCCGGGACGACCACAGTCATTTTCGTGACCGGGTATTTTTTGTAATCCGTCAAATGTTGATTGTTGTGTTGGGAATAGTGCCATTTGTCCATCTGACCATCCATAGTTACACCATTCACCGCCGCCTTTATACGCATCTTCTATTTCGTTATAATTTGCTAAACGTGCCCCATATGCACTACATAATGACTTTGCATCTTCATATCCATAATAATTTCCGGGAATGTTGAATACTTGTTCGCGTATTTTTATTTCTGGAACAACTGAAGGTTCTGGTGGTTTTGAATCATTTTGTATTACTTTTACATCTAGTTTAGCATCTGGAGTGAATAAGTTACTTAAATTAGCAACAACATCAATTCCAAAAAAATACTGAACTGCATTAACCAATACCAATACAATAAGTATTCCAATAATAATCACGGTTAGTATATTTGACGTTGAACCTATCGTACTTGTAGAAGTTGAAGGTGTTGGACTAACATTGTTTTTTCCTAAATTGCTGAAAAATATTAAATATATTAAAAAAACCACAACAATTATTACAAAAATCATTGGGTTCATTATTAAAGTATTCATATAATTATACATATTTTGTGGTTGAACGGTTGAACTTGTAGATGCCTCCATATTATTATTGAATAGTTTTTTTTCTGTAGAAAAAGCAATATGCTTTTGACGTAATTAAATCTTCTAATCGTGTAACTTCTGTTACGATAGTATCGTTAAAATGATACCATTTACCGTTTGCATTTTTTATAAATGCGGTATAATGACCGCCGTGTGTTCCTCCACTATGATTACATATTCCATACAAATCATAAATATAAGATTCTTTTTTATAACCAATCACGTAGTCACTCAAGTCTAAATTTTCTAAAGGAAATGTTACTAAAATTTGATTTTTTTTGTGATGGTTATTAAAACGTTTTATATCAATTACTAAAATACTTGGAAAACTCCAATAAATAATTTTTTTCTGTACATCTTGTTTTTTTCCGATGGCATCATTAAACCACGCATTTTCACCTTCTAGTTTTTCGCCATTTACATAGTGGTTGAAACAATCCATTAATGTAGGAGACTTGTTTCCGACTGGTAAAGACAAGTTAATCATAAAATATGGCTCGGGTAATGAGGATAATGTTTCATTTGTTTCTAAATCTGTAATTTGTGATACGTGAATCGCGTAAAACATATTCCAAATTTCAGAATATTCTTTGGTATACATTTTTTTTATCATATCAAAACAATCAACCGCTAATTTATCTACTGTTGTTACAACTTCACCATTAATAGACATAGTTACTTCTCTGGATAAACTAGTGTGAAAACAATCTATCACAAAAAGCAAAAATTCTGGTAAATCATTTTGAGCATAACCCGTAAAAATATCCATTTCCTTAATTTGTGCTAACTTTTGAATTGTTTTGATGAATTTTCCCGGACTTACGGTACAATTGTTTTGCCACATCAAAGAACGTAAGTTATCCCATTCAATAATTAAGGCAGATTCATACTTGTTTTTTAATTTTTTCTTATAACCACCTCCATCTCTCTCTAAAAAATCATTTAATTCATAAGTATGTGACAATACTTGCATACACGAATTTATGAAACAAGTATTACCTAGATTTGCTAACCCAGTTAGTCCCTTGTCCGCGTATTTTTCATAATTCATTGTTTATTTTTTATATTAATTAATAATTATTGAAATACGTTTAAATGTATTTATTAAATATTATATAAATATAAAATGTCAAATAGAAATAATCAAAGTAGAAGAACATCACATCGTCTTCCCGTGTTGAGTGATAATGATAGAATTATATTGAATATATATTTGAATATGTACAATCAAACTGTACGAGATATTGAGTTATCTTACCAACAACTTAATTTATTGTACGACAACTTGGATAGTATTCGGAATATCATCAACATTGTTACTGGTCTTTCAGAGTCTTTAGAGAATCAGTCTGAACAAGAAACAAATCCATTTACTTTTGGAACATTTGCTCGTCCAAGTAGTCATTCTTATTATAATACTGGTAATAACAGTAACCTTTCATTATCAAGTCGTTTATATTTGGTTGATTTTGCACGTTACTTATTAGATAGTTATGAAAATGAAACTGCCGAAACAACAAACAGTAGAGAAACTGAAGAAAGAGAAAGAACTAGAGTAAGAACTCGTGTTGGGGTGAATACTAGAAGAAGACCAAACACTTCAGTAGTTAATACAGAAGGTATTGATTTTGATAGTATTGCTAGCGGAGTATCACGAAGACTTTTTCCGGGACTAGCTAGTTTTTATGATAACGTTCCAGTTTATCCAACGGCAGAACAAGTCGCACGAGGAACTAGACGGGTGTTGTATTCAAATATAGAAGAACCTTTGAACGTTAGCTGTCCAATTACGTTAGAAAGATTTGAAAGCAATACGGAGGTTTTACAGATTTTAGGTTGTAATCATGTTTTCAATCCAACTAGTTTGCAACAATGGTTTCAGACTAATGTTAGGTGTCCAATTTGTAGATATGATATTCGTGACTACATACCTATCAACAATAGACGAAGACGTTACAACTATGAAGAAACCAAGCAAGAGGAAACAAAACAAGAAGAAACCAATGAAGAAACACCAACGGCTTACTCTTCTGAAAGTTCTGGTTCAACTCTACACACTGCTTCCCCAGAACCACGTTCAAGAAATACGATTCCAGAACCAACAGATAACCCCGAATTTATAAGTAACTTGACATCTGTAACCGAAAATTTATTGAGTGATTTGTTTTCTTCTAGTTTTCCAAATACTCAGTTTAATTTTAACGGAACGACCTACACGGTAGATGTTTCCAATAATGAGATTGTTTTTCAAGGATATATACATCCCAGTGATGGGGAATAATTATAAAACAGAATGTCCGATAAAATAAAACTATGATTCTAATATTATTTTATCATTAAAATATATACAATTCAAAATGTCAAAAATAATGAAAATAAAACATAACACAAAACGAAAAAAATATATTAAGAAGAAGAAAAATGATAAAACCATTAAAAGAAAAAAATATTCTTCCAAAAAAATACGCGGTGGCGCACAACTTACCGTAAATCAAAGACAAAATTTAATTACTAACTACAAATTAGATTTGGAAAAACTTTTAAATAAAGTTAAAAGTAGTTTAACGTCTTTAACAACCGACAGAGATTTTTATAATATGATTGAGTCTAGACAAGATGAAGTAAATGATATCGTTAATAAATATATTTGTGCGCTGTTAATAAATGATATTGCACCAGACGCCCCAAATGATAAGGTTGTACAAGAAATAAATAAATATGTCAATGAAAGTAATGTAGATTTAAGTAAAGTGCGTTCAAAAATACCAAACTTGCCGTTGTCATACCCTATGATTCAACCTAGAAATATCATTCCGTTGTTTGTAAATAATGAAAAGTATTTACGTAGAATGGATATTATTTTGAAATACATCGCTGGATTTATAGCTTCAACCGACGATAGTTTAGGTGGGTTGTTGTTTATCCTTAACATTATTGATAATAGCAGAAATACAAATGAAGTAAAGAGTAAGTTATATCACATCATATTTAAAATGTATGAAAACAAGATTAAAAATTTTAGTGATGAAGTTTATACCAACACGACAAGTGGTGCACAACGAGATCATAAAATAGTTACATTAATGATGATACTCGCAAAATTAGAAAGTAACTTTGACCTAATTAAATTTATAGTGTTTAATAATGTAGATATCCAAGATTACTTGATAAATAAACACAAATCAATCAAGGACTTTATCTTAAGTTATGGTAATATTCGTTATATTAAAATGACTCGGAAAATTCCGATATATAATTATTGGAATTCCTTGGTTGAAAAACGCACTGGAATGAACGTTTTTGAATTTAAAAGAAAATTAATAGAATATGTTAAATCAAACGACATATGTAGAGTTATTCGGGCACAGCTTCCCGGATTTTCGCCAGTTGATAATTCTGTAATTCTTGATGAATTTCCATACTGTTATGGTTTTATGTTAGTTTCAATTATTTCATATTTGTTGAAAGAAAAATGTTCTATTTTACTAACTGGTGGAAAGTCAATTCAACTTGCGTTATATGATAATTATTTAAATAACCTTGACATTGATACAACGAATGCAGCGATGAAAACAAAGATAATAAATTTTATTTATGATAAATACGTTGAGCATTATAAAATTTCAAAATCACTTGGAAAACAAATTGACACCTCTTTTTATTATACAAATACTAAAAACACAAATTATAATGATACTGACCCAACGTTAATTAAAAATGCACCTCTATTAAAAGGAAAAATTAGTTTAGCACTTGATGAGTATAATAGAGAAAATTATAAAAAATTTATTAATAAAGTGAAAAATATTATTTCAAGATATGTTAGTTATGACATTGATATACGGATTATTTTAAATGATATTGCAAGACTTACACCAGAAGAAATTAACAGAAAGTCTCAAGTAATTGCAAGAAATGCATCACTCTTGGTGGAATGGTTGTCTGAAGAAAATGGATATTTGAAATTCAAATATCATCGTAGTTCCTTCAGTTCAACATATAAAATTGGTTATTTGTCCGATAACAAAATAAGAGAGAAAATGTCAAGCGAAGAAATTAGAAGCGAAGAATCAAAACATATATACTATAATAATGAACAAGAATATCAAACACTAGACACTATTGAGATGATGAGTGAAGAGTCAAGAAATACTTCTCAGAATATTAAAAATAGTAAAGGTGATAAAGCATTTGACGAAAAATATTATACTGAAATTATTGACGTTGCGTTTAGCACAAATAAACAAACGAATATGGCAAGTATTCAAAATGTAAATATACAATTTGGTGAATTCCAAGGTATTGTTGAATATCAAAATTTGAAAGAGATTGTTGATGATAAGTTGAATGATATTAATGTAACATATAGGGATACTACGAAACCAAATGAGATATACTATAGAGAAAAAGCAATAAAGCAAGTGAAAATGTTTGCAGAGTTTAAATATTACATTATAAATGAAATGATTCAATTAATAAAAAATGCATAAATGTATTTGATTTTATTATATTTTATATTAAAATTCGGGTTTAATATAAGACACTAAGAGAGAAACCTTCGGGGTAAAATTTAAATATATAAAAGGTATGGAATAAAGTATAACGTGAAAATGAGATTGATGATATTTGCGTTGAGAGAATATGTTGCAAAGTGGGAGGCGAAGAGAGAAGAGCACACAATAATGGTGCTATCGCCTAAAATAGCGTATTGTCTGGCTTCTTTGGCGTAGTCTTTGAAGACATCAAGCATTCCGTTTATACCACGGGGTACTAGCGTGAAGAATTTGTAAAAGAGAAAATCGTGAGTGGTTTGGATGACGAGTGCTAAAATAATGAAAAGAATAATAGAAAACTGTGAAAAGAAGAAATGGTAGAGGAAACGGGTGAGAATAATGACTAAAAATACGATGGTCACATCGGCTAAAACGGCGGACAATTGGAATTTTCGGTACCAGAGAGACAAAGTTTTTGAACGAAGGAAGTTGTGAAGCGTGAAAAAAATGACGAATGTTTCTACGAACAAGATTCCATTTAAAATGGGTAAATAATCGGAGACATTATTAAAGTTAGATATATCATTAAATAATTTCATTAGTATATATATTTGTTGCGATTTTTTATTTTTGAATTTAGAAAAAGGAGAGAAATTTAAAATATGTGGATAATATATATTTTAAATATAGAATGGATAAAGTGATTAGTGTTAATCTAGTTCAGACAATGAATACAGCACAAAATGCACAACGGTTGTTATCAGAACTACTAGACTTGTTAAGAAAAGCACAAAATACAGCAAATAATGCACAAGGTACGTCACAAGAAGCACAAGGTATGTTAGAAGAAGCACAAGGTATCCAACGTCACGCACAAGGTATGTCAGAACAAGCACAATATATTTTTGAAAATGCAAAAACTATGTTAGGAAAAATACAAAATGTTCCACAAAAAGCACAAAGTATGTCACAAGAAGCACGAGGTATGTCAGAAGAAGCACAAAGTATGTCACAAGAAGCACAAGGTATTTCAGAAGAAGCACAAAGTATGTCACAAGAAGCACAACGTATGTTAAAAGGAGCACAACTTATCCAAGGTTACGCAGAAGATATGCTAATACGAACACGAGGTATGCTACCACAGGCACCACAAGATACGTCAGTAGCTCCAAGTTCCAATAGCGGTGTTCAACCAGTTAATCCGTGTTCAACTAATGGGTTGACTTTGAAATGTGACCGTGGTATTAGTGGAGAAGTGACTTTTACTTTTGTTGAGGAGTCAAATAGAACAACAGTTCTTCAGTTTAAATTAGATAAAATTTATAGTGAAGATAATATTTATATGTATGGTCTTAATAACATAATGAAAATAATTGAAATAAATAAATGCATAGAAAAATGTGATATACGTATTAGTTTTGAACAATATTATAATGTAGAAGATGATTGGTCAAATGTATTCAACTTCGTATTAAGTAGTAATAGTTCAAAAGAAGAATTCAACGCAGTTGTTTCAATAAATGATTGTATAGTAGTAGAAAAACTTGAAAGTATGGAAGGATATAAACAGTTTGAACCGGTTGTTTTTGATAACAAGTCTGATGTTAGTCAGTCAAATGGCTCACCTAGTAAGTCACCCAACGAAGTAACCTCATTAGATATTATTGAGTCATATATATCACCACTTGTTGATGATAATAACCCTAATAAAATAGGAAACTTATCTACGGTTGTTAATAATATCTTAGGTGATCCAAATCATAATTTAAATAATATGCCTATTAAGAAATATATTCCTAACGTTAAATCTATTTTTCAACATTTAGTAGAAGGATTAAAATCTATGAATATATCTATAAGACAACAAGTTGAAAAAAAACAAGAACAAAAGCCAAATGAACAAACAGAAATTGAGAACCAAACGAATAAAGCTAAAGCAATAAATGACCAAGTTGATATAACACACGACACTAGGGTAAATTTACAAGAACGACGTGAAGCAATTAATAGTTTGGATCCTTTAATAGCTTTGAGTAGTAATGAAAATATAGCAGAGAGTTTAACTAGTCAACATAGTTTGCTTAAAGCTGCAGAAAAAAATAAATCAAAATTTCATGAGCATATGGTAAATAATGGTTATATTCTTGAACAAATACCAACACCAATTCAACATACAAAAAATCAAGTATTCACGGAATTCATCGCACGCGTAGTTATAAAAGCAGTAAATGGTAGTGTTCAACATGGGATTAGTCCTACTTCTATACGGAATAGTTTTGAACCATTTGTTTACGATGAATCTGGCAGAGCAGTAAATTTTCAGAATTTTCAGAATTTTTATAACAGCGAAGTTAAAAATAATGAAGAAGAAAAAAAAAATTTTTATTCTAACTTGTATGACTATATATACAACGAGTCAAGTATACGAGATACAAATCTAATAAATAAGCTTATAGACGATATTTTAAATTGTAAAGAGGATTTAACAACAATTCGTAGAAATAAAATACAGCATATTGATGCGTGTGATAGAGGAGGTAGAAGTGATAGTCCAAGGGAGAACGAACTTCTTCCTGGTACAATTCCTCGTGTGTTTGGTTGTTTAGATGTTACTACAAAATGGGTTGGTCCCGACCCCAATACAAAAAAAAATATGTATAAAGTGAATGTTTCCAAGTCAATAGATCCAAAAAATGTATTAATGACGTGTAGTGTTACTGAAGAAATACCATTAAAAAATGTGATAGTTGAACTACAAAAACTTGGCGTGGATGTAAAAGACACACGAACTAAAAGTGATTCGGATGACTGTGAAAACAGTTCAAGTGCTACTTTACACGTCGAATCATTTAATGGTGGAGATAAAAATATACAAATTTTATGTATAGATTCGTTGAAAACAATGTGTGATAAGTTATATCAGTTAAGTGAAGGTGTTGAGTATATAAACACGGTTGATGATATGGTACCCTTTGATAGTTGTATAAATTACTACGGTGGGAATAAAGAAAGTTGTCCAACGGTTGTTCGTTCATTCGCAAATGGATTTTATGTAACTGGGGGGACAAGAACAACAAATAATTATAGTGAAATTTTTTATAGGAATTTTGTTTTATTATGTTTCTTCTGTAACAGCGGATACCCAAATATTTATGAGTTATTACAGACTTCACTGAGTAGAGTACTAAGAGAACAACAACCACCACTCCTTCCACAAATTAAAAGTAGAAGACTTATTAACTATATGGAAAGGTTGAATAGTTTACAAAAAGAGTTCTGTCTTAATGAAGAAAGAAAATCGCAGTTAGATGCATATGATCAATGGATGATTCAAATTATATGTTGTGAACTTCGAGATAAACATGAAAAAATACAAAATTATATAGATAATGTACGTACTATATTATTAAAAAAATATGTTAAAAACAACAAGAATTTTGATGAATTTTATAGAAGTATTATTGGACTTGAAGATTTAGAAAAATTATTGACGATGTCATCTTTCAGTTTTTATTCTTCAAACGAGGATAGTATATTTAAACCAGATAGAATAAATATACCAGAAAGAAATTGCAATGAATATGGGATTCAAGGTAGTTGGACTAATAGAAATATTGAAGTGAATAAAATAGAAGGTGTAAGTGAAACGATTATTAATAATGTGTTCAATAGTATTGATAATGTAGAATATGATAAGGATAATACAGTAATTATATTTAATGAAAATAATAAAATCTTAAGAGATAATTTAAATAAATTAACAATAATGATACATGAAAATGATAAAGAAAATAATACAAATAATATAGGAACACGAACAATAAAACTTAAGTATGCGCCAAGAAAGGTGACAACTTTGACAACACCTACAACATTAGAACTATTATTTACGTTATTAAAAAATGTAAAAAATAATAGTGAAGTAATCCAACCTTCAAAAAAAACTAGAGCACCACAAGATAGTAAAGTTAATGAACAAGATGTTAAAGAAAATATCAAAAACAAAATAATTGACATAACTAGTGATTTTATGAATCAAATTGGTATTGAGTGTGATGGTTTAAGTGTCGAATATTTAGAAACTTTATTAGTATCTTCAGAAAACTCTTCATCCAGATTTAACCTTGATATTGATGATGAAACAGAAGCCAACTCATATGCAAGAAAACACAATTTAGATAATAAATCTAATTCGTATTCTTCAATGGAACTAGAAGTTAACCAATTTGACGCAAAAAAATCTGATGAACCTTTAATTTATGGTAAAATTCAAAATATTGTTACTAAGAATAAACGCGGTACAAATACATCAAGATCATTTGAAGAAGGTAACTTCAATACAACTCCTAAAAAAGCACTTTATACTGGTAAGAGTCCGCAAAAATCAAGAACTGATGAACCACAATTAGAACAAAAAAGAGTAAGTGAAGAACAGAATGCAATGATTAATGATGAAAGAGTAAATGAAGAAGAGACTGCAATGATGATTGATGAAAATCGTATAACAAATGATATGAAAAAAATATCAAATAAAGGAAAACAAACAAGAAAAAAAAAAGGCGGTCGCAAACCCAAGTTCACCCGCAGAAAAAACAAAAACTCTTCAAAAAGAAAAACCATCAAGAAAAGAAAAATGCCGAAAAGAAAGAACAAAACACGCAGAAACAAATAAACTACTTTTTCTTGAAGAAGCTTGTCACCACGCGGTTAGATTCTTTTTGATTATTGGTTTCACGTAGAAACTCATCAAACAATAAAGCTTTCACTTCTTTATTCTTCAACGACTCCAGTTTATCTTCAAACTTGTCTGGCTCTACGCTTGCCCGCAATTTCTCCACTTCTTTACGAAACAACGAAATCTTTGCTTTTTTGTTCTTCATCTCCCACATTTTTTCCAACACTAATGCGAATACTTGTTGAACTGGTTTCATAATTTGGTTCGTAATATAAAACGAATAATCTATTTTCAGTTTGTTTTCTCTAATGAAAATAGGTGTCTCAATTTTTTCTCCTTGCAGAGCTTTTTTGTTTGTATTATGAATATATACATAAGGAATTCGGTCACCGGGTCCCGGTTTATTCCCCGGATCACGTGCCGTAATTCTATCGGCCAATACTTTATGTGCGATGGATTGTGGGTTTTTGTAACCGCTACGTAACGATTTCGTAATAATCAATTTATCCACGGGATATTTTTCATCTACTATATTTTTCAAACAACCTTTCAAGAAATCTACTGCTTTACCAATATCTTTTTCCTTCATCAAAATATCAATAATACCACCATAAATTTCCTTCACAATCGGTGCATTATCACGTCGTTTCAACACAATTCCCATTTCTTTACGCTTTCCTTTCGCTGGGTCGTGTTCATACAACATACCGACATATCTTTTCTTAGAAAGCAAACAGAATGGCATAAACGTCTTTTCATATTCCAAATCGTGCGGACATTTCAAGAACTTTGATGCCAAGTGACCGGCTTCTTGTGCTAGTTCTATCGTAATTTCTAGCGCTTTTTTACCACGAATTGGAACACCATTTGGGTCTTGTAGATTAAACGTAAAGAATACTGAATCTGTATTATGCACAATCATATTACCAACACCCGCAGCGAAATGGTGATTTTCGGTGGTTAAATCATATACATATTCCTCCGTCGGATAGTCAATTTCGTGCATATTTTGAATTGTTGTATATTTGTTTTCTGGATGATTTAACTGTGAGTCTTCGGAACTATATACAAACGATTCCATAGGGTCTAAAATAATTTTATAAGTATTTTCTTCCTCTGCTTCTACAATAATAGGATACACACCTATATTTTCCATCATTAGATAAACTAATGCAGCCAATAACTGTTGTTCAATCTTGAGTTCAAACCCATCGTAGTTATAGTTATAGTCTCTAACTTCTTCTGGAAATCCAAGTGGAAGGTCGTTGTGCATAAGTCTTTCCCCAAGTTGAACATCTTTGGGCGATACTTCTTCACCATTCAAACGAAGTAACGAATGATCATCTGTGACATCTACTAATCCTTTGTTTGTTACAACGCGCACCATTTTTTTGTGAGGTGCTAATTTATGACGAATTACACGATGTAGTTTAGTCCAACCTTTTTCACTCCATGTTTGTACATCTTTAGTCATTTCACAGTACTCTTTTTCTTCTTTTCCGGGTTCAGTACAAGAAACCCAGTTGTCATTGCCGAAATGTTGCGATAGTTGACTTATTTTACATACGTCAAAGTCAGTTCCATTTACAAGAATATATACGGGTGTATAAGAAGCGACACTGTCCCCATAAATGTATTCTGCTTTGGTCAATACTGGGCCGTGATTTGCGGTTTCACAAACAGAGTCACCGTAACATTCTTCAATAATTTTCTTAGCGTAAGTCAATAACAAACGTCCAGTGGCAGTGGTAGATGCAGCAACATCTTTTTCATAAAAGGTGCTCGTCTTGGCGCCACATTGACCATAAAGTGAGTTTGCGGTTACTTTATAACCAAGTTGTCTTTTATCCAAGACGTTTTTCATAAAATCGTCTGTTTGTTGAGGAATTAATTTACGTGTTGATTTTCTTGCCGCCAATAGTTCATCCAAGATGGAAGGCATAATTGCACGAGTCCCGTGTGGAAACTGAGCAAATCTACAGATTTTATATCCAGACTTGATTTTTTCTGCGGCAGAAGACGGTGTTTTACGATGATATTTGAATGTATCGTATGTAATATTAACGTATTCATATCCTTCAAGGTTATCGTAAATGAAATTACCCTCGTCATCTTGTTCGCCAGTCGTTGCAACTAGTTCGCCTTTTAAATCGTATTCCTTTGTCCATACCTTGCTATCGTGGGATAAATTTTCACTCAACATTGATGATGGGTATAAGGATGCATAATCCACACAAGCGACGGGATTGTCAAGATACAAATCACATTTAGGGTCTAAGACAATAGCGCCTTCATAGCCATCATCGCTTTCCATTTTTTCCATTACTGGCATTAACGTATTTTTTTCACGGCATTTTTTAGCAACATAACTGGTTAATTTAATACCTTGACCGCGCAAAATTAAGAAACTAATAGGAACGCTGCAAATTTTAGACATCTCAACATAACCAGTCATTACATCTACTTTGTTCATCAAGTAATGAACGAGGTTACAATCTTGAATACAGTATTTCGCGATGATGGCGCGTTCATCATCTGTGCCATTGGTCATTCTAAACATATCCTTTGGAGTGACGTCATCTTTTGCCAAACACCATCTTACTTTTTTGTTCATATCCGGATTGACACAAGCGTTGACTACAAATGTTCCTTTGGTTTTATCTACACTAACGACATTAAATTTTTTACCGTCTTGATAATAATCTACTGAATGACCAATTTCTTCAAAATGAATATAACTTCCACTCAATAATCCAGTTAAATTTCCACTTTGCACAGTTGTTTTATTCTCATCCGATGCCAGAGTTTTCACATAGTCGCCGATAAAATGACCAGCCACATAGTCTAACTTGTAAGAAGTCAAGTTTTCTTCACGACGAAAGAAGTTATACATATCAATTTGAATACGTCCATTCATTTTAATATATTTCAAGTCGTGCTGACCACTTGCAATATGAATGCTACTTTCTTCAATTTTATAACGATGTGTATTGGGGTCAATAGAACCACAGACTTCGTCTCTATTACGAGAAAGTTTCAAAAACTCTTCCACACATCCATTTTCTTCTGCACGACGAAACATAAACTCATAATCAAAACCAAATATATTATAACCGATGATAATGTCGGGATTTTCACGTTGAATCAAATCTTTCCAAGCAAGAAGTAGTTCGTGTTCGGTTGGATAACAGTCAATCACTGTATTTGCAACATCAGATGAAGAGTTTAATACGGCGCAGTGGTTCAAGTAGGGTTCGGGTTCTCCATATCTTGAAAAGGTAGAACCGATAAAGGTCACTTTATCGCCTTCTAATTTGGGAAAACAAGAGTTGAGCGAAATATTTAGTTCCAGTAACTTTGACTCGCGCAGATGTTTTTTCTCGCACAAGACATCAACAATCGTGTCTTTGTTGTTATTTACAATTGATTTTATTTTTGGAACAGTAGGTTTTTTATAATAAGGTGTTTTCATATCATTATATTTAAATGCAGCAAAAGTATCATTATCAATCGCATTTTCTTCAGCATCAGCATCATCTGATTTATTTGCTTCCGCATTCATTCTTTCAAACATTTCTTCAATTGTTAATTGACTCTGTAAGTCAGCTGTATCTGTTTCAATTTTGCGCACTGGAGTTAGTAACCATTTATCAATCATTTTTTCAAGGTCTTCGCGGGATTTTGGTGATTTCTTAGGATAAACAATATCAACTTCAATCATTTTTTCGTAACCAAACGCTGCAAATAAAATTTGTTTCAATACTGTCTGGCATTTTTCTTTACTTTCAATAATGGTGTCATTGTTTTCTAGGTATTCAATAATATTGGTTGCCAATTTTTTATAAGATTTAATAGGCACTGGAAAGTCACCGTGACTACTACTGGCCTCAATATCAAAACTACAGATTTTATAAGGAACACGTTTTTCATTTTCGTTCAAAGAGATAATATTCTTGTAACTAATCATAAATTCAAATGTACAGTTGGTTTTGCGGTCGTTCAAAATTTCTATTGTTTTTTTGTTTGGTAGAGCAATCCATCCAGAAGGACTAACATCTTTAATATGAAAGAATCGCAAAAGAGGAGGAATATTTGCTTCATATAAATATGTTTTGGTGTTGTTGAATATGAGTCCGTCTGGAAGTAGTTTGCGATTTGTATGGTCTTTGGTGTACCATAAATATTTTGCTTTGTTGAATACTTGAACGTTGTTGAATTGAAAGACAATAAACTTGTGTTCTTTTCCTCCATCAAAACCATATAATTTTTTTCGTTTTATTATTTTACAATCAGAGATAGAATTTTCATAATACTTACCAACTGATTTTTTAACAAAATTCAAGAACTGGTTTTTTGTTTCAATAGACCAGTTATCGCCGACTTTTACATAGAAGAATGGTTTAAAGTCTTCTACAATGACTGAACAAGACTCACCTTTTTCATTAATTCCGAACATTTGAATCAAGAAATTAGCAGAGTCTTTATATTTTTTATCATTATCTACACTATTATCGTCGTCACTACTCGTAGGTTGTGACTTTTCGTTGTAAATGTTAAAATCAAATAGACGGAATGTGCGTTCCATTTTATAAATTGGGTGCAGTTGTTGTGTATATTACAGTAAATGTGTTTATTATGTTTCAATTTTATTTTTATTCTTAATTTATATTGTATTTATTTATTTTAAAATATGACCAACGTAAGGGATGTTGTATGTTTCGGCACACCAACGACTGAAGCCGGAGCCGTGTTCATAAATAGAAAATGAAAAAATTTTTTTAGAAGATGCCATAAGATAAAAATCTACCAACGTATTTTTTACTTTTTCGTTGTTCAGTTCAACACCTTCCCCAAAGTGAGTAATTTCGTTGAAAAACATTTTCAAACGAGGGAATAGTTTCATTAAAATGTATTTCAATTTATAACTATCAGTCAGTAGTAAATAGGTTTCTTTGTTGTTGAGAAAGTACAATACATTTACTAATTTTTTAATAAAACTAGGGTCAATGAGTGAATTGTCAATTAAATATTTATCACCAGAACGTATATGAATAATGTTAAAAGAGTGTCTTTCTAATTTCAAGTTGGATAACACATTATTTACTTGACAAGTTAATTCTGGAATAGGTTCAAGGATATTTCGCATATTTTCTTTATGTTTTTGAGACACGTTTTGGGATGGATATAGGTAAGTATTAATAAAAACGTTACGTTGTTCATTTGTATTTTCGGAAGTATTCAAAAAATAATTAAAATTATTTTCATCTAAAAATCCTTCTATTTTTACTTGTTGATAAAATACAATATTTTCATAGTTTGGAATTTCGTTTTTTTCTAAAGTATTTACTCCATTATTTTTTAAAAAATGTTGTAATGGGTGATTTATTAATATGTTAAACTTCAAATTAAATGTTTCGCAAAACTGCATTAAAAAATAACTTCCTCTAATAAAATCACCAAAACCAGTTGCATTTTTATCATTTTTATAAGTGGGTTGGTATACATTTATGATTTGTTTAACATTTTCAGATAAACAGTGTATTTCAATATCTTCTAAATTATAATCTAATTCTGTTAGTTGTTCTTGAGATTTTTCGTTTTTTTCTTTTTTTTTTGTCATATCATGAACTTTTCCTAGTAACTCATTTAGTGCAGAATGTTTGGTTGTATCAAATAATAATTTGGGTTTTTCAAAATTAAATGTTTTTTGAATTGGTTTTTTTTTCTGTTTTTTAATAACGTGGTAGTTATTGTTCATTAAATTCATTTTATTCATTTAATTTTATGCTATATTTAAAAATTAAAAAGTATTTGTATTTATATAATGAGTCTAAATACAGCATATGGCGATGGAGCATTAAATAATAATACTGGTGATTCTAATACTGGTATAGGTTATGGTGCTTTAGAAGGGTATGGTTCAAATAATAGTGGGGACAATAATACTTCTCTTGGTAACTATGCATTAGCCCATAATACAACTGGTATAAACAATACTGCAATTGGTTCTAATGCTTTAGTGACTAATACTACTGGTTCTTTCAATGTAGCTTTAGGAGCCGGCGCATTACCAGCAAATGTAAGTGGAAATGAAAATATTGCTTGTGGAACGAATGCTTTAGAGTTAAACACATCCGGATACCGCAACACTGCAATAGGTATTCGTGCATTGTATAATAACTCTACTGGGTATAATAATACTGCAATTGGGAATGGTGCAGATGTTGGTAGTGGGTGTTGTTTGCAAAATGCAACTGCTGTTGGTTATGATGCAATTGTTAACTATAGTAACACTGTTCAGTTGGGTAATAGTACTCTAGAACAAGTTACGACAGTAGGAACCGTCGGTATTGGTAATTATAGTTCAAACCCTCCAACAACAAATAAACCTTTAGGTTCATTATATTTTAATACAGTTGACCAAACTGTTCGTTATTTACAACTTGTAAGTGGTATTAAAACTTGGACTATAGTTGGTAAAGGTGATACTGGTCAAACTGGCGCGACTGGTGCGACTGGTGCGACTGGTGCGACTGGTGCGACTGGTGCGACTGGTGCCACTGGTGCGACTGGAGCGACTGGTGCGACTGGTGCCACTGGTGCCACTGGTGCGACTGGTGCGACTGGTGCGACTGGTGCGACTGGAGCGACTGGAGCGACTGGAGCGACTGGTGCGACCGGTGCGACTGGAGGTACCGGATTTACTGGCGCAACCGGTGCGACTGGATGTACTGGAAACACTGGAGCAACGGGAGTCATCGGAGGTGTCACTGCATTGGGTTCAAGCGGATTAGCAAATGGTGCAACAACAACATCGGATGGATATTTACAAATGATATATGCAACTGCCGGAGGAACAACTGGTACATCAGGAATGGGTTATCCGGGTTTATTTCCAGCATCCACGTTGGATATTTTTTCACGCGAGACATTAAATTTGGAAAATTTTTGCAAAAATTGGGTACAAACAAAATCAACCAGTTATAGTTGGACATCTGTAGCAGTTTCTTCGTCTGGGCAATACCAAATAGCTTGTAATACAAGTAGTAGTTCAACAAATGGTATTAATTATTCCAGTGATTATGGGAAAACTTGGAACAATGTAACAACGACTGCTGTGCAATGGAAATGTATAGCAATGTCTTCAACTGGACAGTATCAAACAGTAGCAACAAGTGGTTCTACCATTTACAATTCTACTTCATTTGGAAAAAGTTGGACTCCAAACTCAACGTCGTTTATATATACTTGTAAGTCAGTATCAGTATCAGCAAGTGGAATGTATCAGTCATTATGCACAAATAACAGTTCGGGCTCGGGATACATATATACATCAAATGATTATGGAGTAACTTGGACACAAAATACAACATCTTCATTAAATAAGCCGTGGTCATCCATAAGTATATCCAAGTCTGGACAGTATCAAAGCGCGTGTTATGAAATAGTGAGTGGAAATGATGGATATATTTATATTTCTTCCAATTTTGGAAAAACATGGACAAAGTTATCAACTGTTGGTAATTTTAAAAATTGGAAAGCAATATGTGTGTCTGACTCTGGACAATATCAAACTGCAAATGACTCTTCCTATATTTGGATATCAAATGATTACGGTAATACGTGGAGTCAAATCACAGACACAAATACAAGTGACTATACTGGTTGTAATTGTTTGTCAATGTCTTCTAGTGGTCAATATCAAGTCGGTTGTAGTTCAAGTAATAATTATATATTGTATTCTACTGACTATGGAAACAAGTGGAATTTATTAGGTACCGTTACATCAAGTAACTTTTCATCAATTTCAATTTCTTCTTTAGGACAGTATATAACTGCTACTACTGGCGACGGCGCGATATGGTGTTGTATAAATAGTGTCTCCAGTGGAGTAGTTTATGTTGGAAACTATTCTACAACATATGCGCCTTCATATGGTGTAACCGGGTCAATTTATTATAATAGTACATACGCCGGTGCATCTGGATTACAAGTATCAACTGGTTCAACTTGGTCGTCTGTAAAGTCTTTTGTTATTGATCATCCAGACGACTCGGAAAAATATTTAGTACACGGTTGTTTGGAAGGTCCAGAAGCTGGTGTTTATTATAGAGGAAGAGGAGAAATTACAAACGGCGAGTTTGTTGAAATAAAGTTGCCAGCGTATGTAAAAAATTTAGCTCTAGATTTAACTGTTCAAATAACGCCTATTTATGAAGGCAAGAAAATAACGACAATTTTGAGCGCAACAGAAATAAAAGATAACATTTTCTCTGTATATGGTGATAACAGTAAGTTTCACTGGACGGTTTTTGGACAACGAGCACCAATAAATGTTGAAGTTGATAAAAATTCGGTGAATATTAAAGGTGATGGTCCTTATAGGTGGATTTAAATTTATATGGATATAGATAATGTGTAATTTTATAACAAGATATAAAATTACATAGTAGTAATTAGTTATTGATTTTATTTTTTCCAACCGCGTCTACCATATTTACAGTGTTGACGTTGAGAAAACCCCTTTGGTTTTTTACAACTGATACTTTTTTTGTATTTTAATGTCCATTTACCTCCTCGTTGGGAACGGTTTCGTTTATGACGTCTTGTGCTTTTTGCGTGACGACGTTTTTTATGTGATGAAGAAGAACCGACTTTATGTTGGATCCATTTTAAAAAAGACTCGGTACTTCGGTCTTTTACACCAGAAGCACTACAGTCTTCATATTCTTCTACACTATTTTTATTAACATAACGAATAGAAGGATAACCAGCTGGTTCATTTCCCATTTTTTTTAGTAAAGGAAATAATTTACTATTCAAACGGACAACTACTATGTTATCTTTATTTTTTACATTGTGTTTTATGCTATCCCATTTAGGCTTAGTTTGATTACAAGGACCACAACCATCCAAATAAGTAAATAAAAAAATATGTTTTCCATCATCTAATTCACGATTTAACATATCTATATCTGGTTGTGGGTCATTTTGATTCTCTCCAATAACTATAAAATTCATTACAAAAATTATATATATTAATAAGAAATTATTTTTATAGTTGTGTAATATATATGTTAAATCTTATTTTTATAATTATCACATTTTTAGCTGGAATTTATTTTTGTATGAAACATAAACCATCTAAATTTTTGGCAGAAGGTTTTGAAACTTGTTCAAATGAAGAAGTAAATAAATCAAATCCTCGTTGTCCTAATATATTAATACAGTCGGATTCACAATTTTTCTTGTACAATTCAAAACTTGCCAAAGTTCCCGGAGTGAATCCACTTCAATTCAACAATTTAGAAGAATATACCGAGTTTTTAGATTGGCAACGTAGTCAAGGAATAAGATGTCCGGTTTTATATTTACAAAAAACTTATGACGCACAAGGCAAACCAGTATATAAAGTTCGTCCAAGTGTTTCGGAACTACAAGGTGGATTACCATCTACGGGTATTCATCCAAATCCTACTAAATTAATTGACGCAACACGCAATGACCCTCCGTATAATCAAAATTCAATGCCAGCTTATGACCAGTCAAGTTTTTATGTTGGTTCAACTACACCTTTAGACCAGATGGATGAAACCCAAGAAGGACTGTTATATAGTCCAAACCCAATGGACACTAACTGGGGCGGTGCAGCATTTACACAAGCACTAGTAGATAGAGGTTACTATGCCGGTAATGAGGTAAAACTTCGCGTATAAAATTGTAGCGCAATATTTTTTATTATTTACATAAATAATAAAAAAATAAACTATATATAAATGCCCTCTTCTAAAAATAAAACAAGAAAATTAAAAACTAAATTTGGTTCTAGAATTCATTTATATTCAAATCCGCGAACCGCACAACGTATGGCACATAAATATTTAGGTAAAACTGCAAAACTTTATCCCGCAAGTAATCCAGAAAAAAAATATAGAATTTACGACCCAAAAAATAACAAATGGGTTAATTTTGGTCAAATGGGTTATGAAGATTATACAAAACATCACGACAAGACCCGAAGAAAAAATTATTTAACAAGAACAAAAGGTATGCTTGGTGACTGGAAAAAAAATCGTTATTCGGCAAACAATTTAAGTAGAAATATTTTATGGTAAATATTAGACTGAATCAACAAATTTCATTAAAGAATTTAAAGTTGTTTTTGATGTACTTAGTGTATTCATTGTTTCAAATAATTTTACATTTGCTGCCTTAGACTCAGTGCTATCATCTGGTTTGATATTCAGTAATGTTTGAAGCATTAAGTAACTAACATATTCGTCAGAATTTATAATTAAGTTTTCGTAGTCTTTTCTGTATTGTTTAACTAAAAATGTATCTTGTAACTTAATTACGTGTTCTGCTACTTTATTTGAAAAATTACCAACAGAACCAGCTGCATTTACAATATTCAACGGAGTTGCCGTTTTTGTATCAGTTGTTGGAGTAGTAACTGCAAAACCTTCCATTATTTTCATCTGTAGATTCAAAGATTTAAAAGCAATAAATATTAAAAAACCTCCAATAACAATAATGCCAACAATTTTAAAAATACTGTCATTAAATTCACTCATTGTTATTCTATATATTTAACACAATAAAAATTTTTTGATATTTTGCACAACTGTTTTATTAATTTTTCTCGTTTGATTTTTACTATTTGTATAGTTAATATTATTTAAACATTCGCCACCATCTTCTTTTATTTTTTCTAATAGTTTTGGTAAAGTTTTAAATTCTTTTAGAATAGCAATTGCTGTAGTAGAACTTATACCGGGTATTTGACATAACATAATTTCACCAATATTATCTGGAGTTATATTTTCCTTCTTAACTTTCTTAATAACAGAACAGTAATCTTTTTCAACTGTTGTAGTCGTTATTACTTCAGTGTTTTCTTCCATTAAAGAAAGCGATGATTCTGATTTTTCTAAATTGCTTAAAATAGTATTTTCCTCAGTATCTTCATTTTCGTAACTTTCATTTTTTATCAACATTGATTTTGGTGACTGGTAATACGGTTTTTTATTTTCTAAATCACATTTATGAATTTTGTATGCCATATTACAAATGACTAAAGAAGTTTCATCTTGTGTAAAGGTTCTTAAAACTGAAAACCCTTTATAGTGGTTTAATGAAAACATTGCAGAATATATTGTGATTTTATCAATACGGTCTTTAAATGAATTTTTACCATTCAAGTCACCCTCAATTAAATAAATAATGTTATGATTATCGTGATGTAATCCGTTTAGTCTATATGACTGTTCTTCATAACGACCATCTTTAATACTTGCAGATAAGTCACGAATACTTTTTCTCTCAATGACAATTCTTTCTTCTTGTTTATCGTCGCAAATAATAATATCACCTATTGGTAGATTTTCTGTAACGATTTGAATATTTTTATAAAGAGGACTTATTTCCAAATAATACTTGCACAAGTTTATCAACTCTCTTTCTCTGGAATCAATTTTGATTATCATAATAATATAATAACCAACAAAGTTATTAAATTATTTTTTTACTATAATATTTTATTTTCCTAAATCAAGAATATCCCAAAAAATGACAGATAACCAGTTCGTAAATAGTTGAAATACTTTTACATAATACCACGTCTGGCATATACTTGGTATCTGGTACCTTGTACTGGGTTGCGAGTAGTTAATAATGACATCTTTAATAAAGATGGCACAGTTTGAGGAGCTCGCTTAATGTAGTTACCTTGGTTACCTCTTTGCCAAGTTGTGCCAAAAGTTACAATACCGGCTTTTTTGTTGCCACCTACTGAACCCCCACTTTGTCCAGTTCTATTTGCAATAGTGTTTGCGTATGCTGAAGGACCGTTATGACCGACGATTAGTGCCATTATATATATACCTTAAATATTATATTTTTATTTAAATGAAATAATTATTCAAATGCTAAAAAAATATATTATTAAATAGATATAAATAATTTTAGTTATATTAATATACGTTATATTCTTAAATAACAATGGCTGAAGATAAAAACATAATTCACGATGATGATATTATTAAAGGTGAAGATGGGTTAATTTTTAATCCGTATAATCCCTTAAATGTAGAGATTACATTGAGCGAAGTTCAATCTATTCTTACTAAATATGGCGTACCTAATATTGTACATAATGTAAATTTATACAAACGCGCATTTGTTCATCGTTCTTATACAAAACGCTCACAACTTGAAAATGCAAGTCAAAATATTACGATTGTTGAACGACCTCCAGACTGTATGCCTTTAAAAACAAAATCTAACGAACGTCTAGAGTTTCTTGGTGACGGTATTTTGGAGTTGGTTACTAAATATTATTTATATCGTAGATTTCCTAAAGAAAACGAAGGGTTTATGACTGAAAAAAAAATAGCAATCGTTAAAAATGAAGCCATCGGTAAAATTGCACTGGAAATGCGTTTGAACAAATGGTTAATCCTTTCAAAACACGCGGAAGAAAAGAAAATAAGAACGAATTTAAAAAAATTGGGTTGTCTGTTTGAGTCCTTTTTAGGTGCGTTGTTTTTAGATTTTAATAAGATAGATGTGAAGGACGAAGAGGGATGGTTTAAAAATATATTTGTGACGGGTCCCGGATTTCAAATTGCACAAAAATTCGTGGAAAATATTTTTGAGAAACATATTGACTGGATTTCGTTGATACAAAATGACGACAATTACAAAAATATTTTACAAGTAAAAATACAAAAGGAATTTAAAGTAACTCCTCATTATTTGGAAATAGAACACGACCCCGAGAGTGGATACAAAATGGGTGTCTATTTGTGTATTGGACAACCCGTATATAATTGCTCGCCCGCAGAATCGGTTCATATTGACTACTTGCGTAACTTCGCAGCAATACACGAGTATATTGAAAAGAATGGAAAGATATTTTTATTTTTAGGTGAAGGACAACATAAAATAAAAAGAAAGGCAGAACAGATTGCTTGTAATGAAGCAATTCAAAAATTGGATTTATATGCGGGTATTGGGGAGTAAATTAATCACTATCACTGTCAATTCCATATTGTTTCCTAAGCGCCCTTAAATTTTCTTCTTTTTCTTTTCTGCGTTCTTCTATATTTTTTTCAGAGTAATAGTCTTCTTCTTCATCACTAGAATCATATTTTCGTTCAAGAGCACGAGCAATCATTTCCCGTTCTTCGGGACTCTTAAAGTTATATATATCCAAAATTGGGTCTGATGTTCTGTTACTTCTTGAAGTATTTGTCTTCAAGTCTGGGATTATTTTTTCTCTACCCGTTGGAGGAGTTCCATAAGTACCACTAGAAATGCTACTACGAGGGGTTTGGAACTCATCGTCTGATTTTTCAAACTCGTCGTCTGATTTTTCAAATACTTCTGGCACAAAAGCTTTTAATAATGCTATGTCTTCTTGAGATTTAGTAAGGGGTGGTTCTGAAAAGTCACCTTTCTCCATATATTTTTTTAAATTTTCCTTAGATACTCTTTTAAAACCTTGCCACGACGACATATTTGGTTCAATACTAGGGGTTGGACCTCTAAGAGTAGGTGTTATAGATTTTGAAATAGGTGTTACTGGTTTAAGAATACCGCTTTCCATAATACTAGGGTCCTTTGTGTCAATAAATGGCACTATAGGTTTTGATTGAATAATACTTTGTTCATTAATACTTTGTTCATTAATACTTTGATCATTAATACGACCAACCTCAACGTCAGCATCGCGATCTTCATCTTCTTCAAACATACCACCCACTCTTCGTCTTTTTCTAGTATTTCTTTTTTTATAGTTTCTTTTTTTGACGACTGTTTTCCTATTCTTTTTCCCAAAAACTCGGTTTTTTCTTAATGTTCTTTTTTTATACTTTCTAGATAAATGCTTCATATATATTCATTATATTTTTTTCATTTTTCAAATTAAAAAACTAATAATTATATATATTAATATTAGTAATGAACCCTTTAGAAAAAATAAAGGAAAAATTAAAATTGAAACCAATTGTAAAATCGGCAGAACCAGTGGAAGTAATTATTCCAGTGGCATCTAAAAAACAAGATGTAAAAATTCACAACATTACTTTTATTGACGAACGCAAAAAAAACAAAGATTTTGATATTACCGAATTATCCCAACAATTGGAATCAAGAAAATTATCTAAAGTTGTTACGAAAGATACAGTGAAACTGTCCGAACCGCAAGTTGCACTGCCAACTGAAAAAAAAGCACCGATTACAAAAAAAGTAAAAAAAGTAGCCAAACCAGCTTTAACTATCGTAGAGGAAGAAGATGAAGACGAAGATGACTTGGATACGTTGTTACCTCGTGGGGAAGAAGTCGCCGTTGTTGAAAAGAAGGAGACTGCGAAAAAAGGAAGAAAAACAAAACGCCCAGAAAAAGGTATTTCTGTTTTATCGCCGGAAGATTGGGTGGATATTGATAAAGCACCCATTATTGAACGTTTGCCACCGAAAAAGGCACACGTTAACTACAAAGTTTCCAGTTACTATATGAATAACCGTGAAATATTTGTGAATTTTATCAACTCGCTTTTCCAACCTTACCGTGATGAAGTATTAGACGATACAAAAGAAATTACTTGTGAAAGCATATCAAAACAAGGTTCAAATGTTTCTCTCTTGAGTCACCAAAAGTTGGTGAGAGACTATATGAATTTGTATACTCCTTATCGTGGGCTGTTGGTGTACCATTCGCTCGGATCGGGGAAAACTTGCACTGCAATTGCGCTCTCAGAAGGAATGAAAAGTTCTAAAAAAATCATAGTGATGACTCCGGCCTCTTTGCGCCGCAACTATATTGAAGAAATTAAAAAATGCGGTGACCCTATTTACAAGACAAATCAATACTGGGAATGGATTTCTACGAAAAAACATCCCGAACTACTAGAAACTCTCTCTTCCATCTTGAATTTATCAGTTGAATACATTGAAAAAAAAGGGGGAGCGTGGTTAGTAGATGTAAGAAAACCAAGTAATTATAGTGACTTGAGTGCCGATAACGGTAAAAGTTTGAATGAACAAATAGACGAAATGATACAAAGCAAGTATAAATTCATTAACTACAATGGTTTGAGGAGAGATAAACTCAAGGATATGACGGATAATTTTGAGAAAAATATATTTGATAATTCTGTTATTGTCATTGATGAAGCTCACAATTTGATTAGTCGTATTGTAAATAAATTGTCCAAAGAAAAAGAAGTTCCGGTGGATAAAAACGGAAACAAAGAGAGACTTCCTTTTTCTCTCGCATTGGTATTGTATGAGTTGTTGATGAGTGCACAAAATGCCAGAGTCATTTTATTAACTGGTACACCTATTATCAACTATCCCAATGAAATTGGCATTTTATTCAACATATTGCGAGGATATATTAAAACGTGGGAAATACCACTTGATATCAAAGGCGGTCAAAAAGTGGATAAAGAAATGCTTTCTGAAATTTTCAAGAGAGAAAAAGTAATGGACTATATGGACTATAACTTGGCTTCCAAGAAGTTAACCATTACTCGCAACCCATTTGGTTTTGAAAACAAAGAAAAGAAGGAGTCCGGGTATCACGGAGTTACCAATAAAAAGAAAGAATACACTGATAAATCAACTGGTAAAACTGTAGTGGAAGACCGTGGAACGATTAGTGACGATGATTTTGAGAGAAAAGTCGTACGCATTTTGTCCGATAATAAAATTGAGGTATTGAAAAGCAACATTGTGGTTCATTTGTACAAGGCGCTTCCGGATAAATTTGATGATTTTGCGAATCGGTTTATTGATGGAACTTCTGGAAATGTGAAAAACATTGAACTATTCAAGAAACGAATTATGGGGTTAACTTCTTATTTCAGAAGTGCCCAAGAAAAATTACTACCAAGATATGAAAAAGCGTCGGATTATAAGGTAATTAAAGTGCCAATGAGTGATTATCAGTTTAATATTTATGAAGAAGCAAGACAACAAGAGAGAAAAATAGAAACCAAGTCAAAGCAAAAGAAGGGGTCGGTAGATGAAAATGGTATTTTTAAAGAACCATCCTCAACATATCGTATTTTCTCTCGTTTATACTGCAACTTTGTGATGCCGAGACCACCCGGACGTCCTCTTCCCAACGAAGAAAAAGAACCCGGTGCACAAGGAGAGAAAGAAGGTGAAGAAAAAGAAGAGAAAAAAGAAGAAGAGAAAGACAAAAAAGGTAAACCAAGTAAGAAAGGTGATGAAGATAATAATTTAACCAATTTATATGACCGTGTTTTAAAAGAAGGAGAGAAAAAGGGAACCAACGACTTAGAAGGAGAATGGGATGGAAACATAGAGGGTGATGAAGTGATTGAAAAAATTGCGGATTCTACATATGACAAACGAATTCAAAGTGCAATCAATTATTTAAAAGAACACGCCGACGAATACTTATCTCCTCAAGGTTTGGAAACCTACAGTCCAAAATACCTGCATATGTTGGAAAATATTCAAGATAAAGAACATATAGGGTTACACTTGGTTTATAGTCAGTTCCGTACTTTGGAAGGTATCGGAATATTCAAAATGGTATTGGAACAAAACGGATTTGCCCAATTTAAAATCAAGAAAAACAATAGCGGTAATTGGGAATTAGATATGGATGAAGAAGACCGTGGAAAACCAACGTTTGCATTATATACGGGTACAGAAAGCGCAGAAGAAAAAGAAGTCATTCGTAATATATACAATAGCAACTGGGACAATATAGCGGTTTCATCTCCAGCCTTGTATGAAGAATTGAAAAATACTGCCAACAATAATAATGTGGGTGAAATTATTAAAGTGTTGATGATTACCGCTTCTGGTTCCGAAGGTATCAATTTACGAAACACTAGATATGTTCATATTATGGAACCATACTGGCATCCAGCGCGTTTAGAACAAGTTATCGGCCGTGCGCGTCGTATTTGCAGTCACAAAGATTTACCAGAAAAACTACAAACCGTAGAAGTGTTTATTTATTTGATGACTTTTACACCAGAACAAATTAAAAGTGACAAGTCTATTGAGTTGAAGTTGAAAGATTTAAGTAAGAAGACATACAAGCTACGTGCAGATAAACCAGATGAAGCCAAAATTCCATTTACTAGTGATGAAACTTTGTTTGAAATCTCAACGATTAAAGAAGAAGTAAGTAATC